ATGTGTGAGGACTCCAACGGAAAGAAAAAAGAGGAGGAGAACGGTATGGCTACATTAGGAATAACAAATTGTTACACCATTAATAGGAGAGAGGCAGAACTTATTGCTAACACCCCCAAAACAACAGTCAAAAAACCTTCGTATGTAAACAAATTCCATCTATCCCCAGAAGAACGTCAGAAGAGAGCCTTAGACGTATTAAATAAATGGAAGTATCTTTAAATCCTATTCCATTAATCGATTTAATAAAACAGGGTGGAGATGAGTTAAATAACATGCTCCACTCTTTTTCATGTGAAATTAATGGAAGTATTGAAGACTTCTTGCATAATAAAGCAATTAAACAGGAAAAAGAAGACAATGCGAGAACAACTCTTATTATTGATGATGAAACAGGGGATATTGTAGGTTACTTTACTGTATTAATAGAAAATTTTTTATTTACAGATGCCAGTAGAAATAATAGAAAAAAATTAGCGGGAGATAAGGATGCTACAAGTTTTAATTGTATTCTGATTGCAAAGATAGGAAGAAGCGACAAATACAAAGGAATGGTGAGCGGATCAGAGATTTTAGATGCGGCCATTTATACTTGCTCTTTAATAAAAGGAATGACAGCTACAAAATTAGTCTGCGTTGAGTATGTCAATGAACCTAATCTCGTACAATTCTATGAAAATAACGATTTTAAGTACTTACAACAAAATGAAAATGGACTAAACATTAGCTTTTTAAAAATATAACTAGACATTTTGTATGAACCTCACATTGATATGTGGGGTTTTTTGTGCTCAATTTCATAAGTGAATGCAAGGAAATCACTTCGGATTATGATGATGCCTTTTATATTGGAATAAACATTCCCCTGGTGTACAACGGGAAAATTCCTTCGAAATGGAAAAATAGCTGATAGATCGGAACTATACACATCAAGGAAATATGGGATGTGTAAATATGTTTACGGTTATTTTATGGGCAGCGATTATTGGGGCTTTAATTATTGCATTTAAACGCATTGCAAGTGGAATCACAATGGTATTCATTTTCATTGCAATGGTATTCTTTGCAGTATTTATGTTAGATACCGTTACGACAGTTCCAATTAGAAGTTATATATCACTTGGTTGGTACGATGACACCATTGAAGATCCACAAGGAACGGTGGAAAATGTAACACAAAAAATAACTAAGGGAGGAAAGAAAGCAGTAGACGAGATAAATAAGGTAGGTAAGAAAGTAGATGTGAAATATGGTACAAAAGATAACAAGGAATGGACAAAAGAAGAATCTGAAGTTACCGAACAGGAAGAAGAAAGAAAGGAAACGGACAAGCAAGATAAGAAAAAAGAGCAGTCGAAAAAGAAAGATTCCGCTAAAAAAGGAAGTATTATCTATATAAAATATAATGATGTTAAACAAGAATTAAAGAGTAGTTTAAAAGATTTACCAAAAGAAGATAAACAAATAATCCAATCCATGACAAGTATATATAAAACAAAGATTGATGGGGAAAGCATAGCTGTTTGGAATAACAAGGATAAAAGCGAGGACGGCATATACGTTCAATTAAAATAAATAGTTAGGTCATAGGTAAGGCTACTTCGGTGGTCTTATCTATTTTAATTTTTAAGGGAAAGTAATTTGGGAGGGATCTAATTAAATTTTAATAAACAAATGCAATAACTAGAAAGAGGGAAAGAATGGACAATTTACAGGGATTAACCAGTACTGAGTATATCGTATTGGTTTTAGATGCAATCATATTACTTATCTTCTTCTATAAGGTTTTAAAGAACATACAGAGTATGAAGATGACAGGCATGTTTAAGGGAATGATTTGGGTTTTTGGAATTTGGTTTGTATCTAAATTGTTTGGGATGACCATGACAACCCAAGTATTTGGGACAATCATAAGCTACACATTTTTAGCAGTAATCATATTATTTCCAGATGAGTTTAAACGAATGCTGGATCATTACGGGAGAAGAAGAGTAATTAAATGGAATAAGGAAAAGTTACTCAATTTACAAGGAAGAAAGGCAGTTGCAGAAGCAGTAATACAACTTTCCAGACAAAGAGAAGGTGCTTTAATAGTTATTGCAAGAGAATCAAATTTACAGGAAGAAATAGATAGAGGGGAAACTTTAGGAGAAATTAAGGTTACTTCAGATATGATACAGACATTTTTCCAGGAAGGCGGCGCATACGCAAACGGGGCAATGATTATTAAGGATAATACGATTGTTGCTGCAAACAGTTTACTAGATATAGCAAAACGAGAAGATCTTATTAGGAGTGGAGCAGGGAATCGACATTTGGCCGCTTTGCAGGTTACATGGGCAAAGGATTGTGTAGCGGTTGTAGTAAGTGCCACTACAGGAAAAATAACAGTTGCGGGTAAAGCAGGCAAGAAATTGGAGTACATGTATGCCATGGATACAAAACAAATGGACATTCACAATGGAATAGATGAATTTGAACTAGAACATTTAATAGATGGGTTATTAAATAACAAACGGGCTACAGAGGAAGAAATAGAAGATAAGCGCAAACAACAAAACGATAACTATAAAGCATTAACAAAGGAAGAAAGAAAACAACAGATAGAGAGAAGAAAAGAGGAAAGAGAGAAAGAGAAGGCACAAAAGCGTAAAAAACATGCCGATAGAAGGAAGAATGGAGGAAAACGAAAGAAGAAACAAGATAAGACGGAGGAAACGAGGCCAACCTCAAGAGGGTTTGGTGGGTATGATACAGATTATTTTAAATAGGGGGAGGGAAAATGAGAAAAAAACCAAGTACATTCAAAGCAATAGTAGGGACTTTAATTTCAACGGTTCTAGGAGTGTATGCAATTTATGTAAATCCATTTGAACCTAAAGATACACTTCACACGAAGGAATTTGTTGACGTGCCTATACAAATGGAAGTACCAGACAGGTACGCAGGTACATTACAAGAACCAACTGTCAATTTAGAAGTACAAGGAACAAAGGAAATGATAAAAAAGATAAAAGAAAAGACCCCAAATATATCTGTCCAATTTAAAGGGGAAGAGAGCGAGCAGACAAAGGAACTTGAGGTACATGATTTAGATAACTATATCTATAGTTTAGGAAAAGAACGGGTGAAAGGAAATGTGGTGGAAATTGAGCCAGAAGAAGTGCAGCCAAAGGTTATTATAAAAGGGCAGCCAAAAGAAAAAGTTAAATCGGTTGAGGTACTTGATACAATCAATGGTTTCTTTAAAGACAGCGAGAAGGAAATATTAGGAGAGGTTAATGTAGTCATAAGTGGCGAGGATATAACAAAATCAAAGGAAATAGAAGGTATTGTTGAAGTAGAGGATACGGATGGAAATAAAATGAGTTCAAAACTTGTAGATAAAGAGAAAGTAAAAGTAGAAGTATTGACAGACTAGGGGGCAAGGCAGTGATTGAAGAAGATGTGCAAAATTTAGGGGAGCAGATTTCCGATATTATTGATCAAATGGAAATACGGGCATTAATAGAAAGAACAAATTCCTTAAGTATGGCAACGAATTGGAAGATTAAAAACGAAAAGAAAGTAAGAGATATATGGAATTTACTTGAGATTGTGGAGCTGACTTGTTTTATAGGGGATAAGTCAGTTAGAGATGTTTTACGTTTCTATGACGGTTATTTAATACCCCTTTCCAACCATCGGTGGGTTAAGATTTTACAAAATCAAAACAAGATTAATGGATGTGTATATTATGAGAATGGAAAAGCGTATCGGATATTGTCTGATGGAAAAGACAAGGAATTTAATTGTCAAAAATATGATGTTAAGAAAGTAAGGGGATCGGAGTATTTTTTAATTGTGTAAAGAAAGGGAGGACAAAGAATGATTAAAGAGGAAAAAATACCTTTATATATGTATGAAAAACATGCAGACGTTTTAGAAAGAGATTTATTTGAACAAGGAGCTTCCCAAGGGTGGTTAAAGATAAACAGGTCTTATAACAATGTATTTAATAGCGTACAGAGGTTATCAACTATGTTAAAAGTATTACGGGTTGAAATTGCATATGGGTATATGGAAATACAGCCCAACTTATATTTGAGACATTGCTTTTTAGTACAAGATGATAAGGTAATTGATACAAATATACATTTCTATTCCGAGCAACCCCCGTCAAAGTATTATGTATTTTGGAAGGCAGATGTACCAGATTATGTACAGACAATCCTGCACGGTAAAGATGAACATGATTTATTTATGGAAAAGACATTAGAGAAATATGAAAAGGAATGGTTAAATTATACAAAAAGGAATCATATTAAAAGTATTTATTAGGGGATGACATAATGAGTAATGATTACGAGGAAAGAATACATCGATTGCCAACCTCTTTAATGGATAAAGAGTCAGCAGCAAGAGCGCACATGACCGCTTCGGAGGATACGTATTATTCCTTACAGGAGTTACAGAAAATAAATAAGAATTTAGAAGAAATAAATCAAAATCAGAACAAGGAAAAAACAAACAGACAAGTTATTGATACTGCACAAATACCAGGTGTACGGTTCAATGTAGTGGAGTATGACAGTAGTTATGTAGGAGATTTATCACTTGCAACCGACATATATCACGCACAACAAATGGGAATGAAGTTAAGAAGTTTAGTAGTTGATTTGAACCAGGGGCAGGTCACTATGGAAAGTGGCATGTTTCAAAGTAGTGAAGGACACATTAAATTAAACCAAAGTTTTAGTGTGAAGCATATGGTTACAGGTATTATACGGAAAATGAACGAGGAAACATTCTTCCGACCTAAATTTGGAGGGACAGGAACAGTTAATTTAGAGAGTAACTTTAAGTTCATTCAGTTAATTACTGTACCAAGGGCTACGAGGTTGGTACTTGAAAAAGGAATATATTTAGCGAGTGCTGGGGATTGGAATTATAAGACAGCGAAGAACTTTAATCCAGGAATGGTTTTTTTCACAGAAAAGAGTGTTTTACAGACAGAGTTAGAAGGAGCAGGATTGGTCGCCTTGGAATTACCTGTACACCCAACAGAATTGACTAAGCACACCGTAACACCAGATAGGCCGTTTATTGTAAGTGGCGAATATGTTTTGTACTGGACAGGTAACTTAAGAAGAAAAGTAAACCCTGCTAAAAAGTTATTAGGTAACATGGCAAGTGGAAGAGGTATTGTCGAGGAATATACAGGAGAAGGGTATGTATACACCGCACCTACACTTGGTTATTATAATCAAATCGCATCAGATATGAGAGGAGATAATACAGGAAATACAGATACCATAGGAGACGGGGCAGACATGGGCAAACGGTCAACTTCATTTTGGGAGAAAATTGGACTTCGTTGGGGCGGAGGAAGATATAATGATAATGACTAATAACACCTAAAAGCAGATTCAACCTAAAGAATTCTTAATCAACATTCTACAGTAAAACCATTTTAGGTTGATTATTGTTCTACATTTGCATATAATATGGGTATAAAGTAAATACTAAAAAAGGAGTACCGATGTAATAGCGTCAGTACTCCGATAATGTAGCTATACCGCAAGAATAGCGGTGGCCATGATTAAAAAGAAAAAGTAATCTACTTCCTACATGGTGGTGCAGGGTGGATTACTTTTTTTCGTTCATTGCATTAACTATTGCTACGATTAATGTTCCTAAAGCACAAAGTGCAATAACATGGTCAGTAGTAATAATCATGCCGACACCCCCTTTCTCTCTGGGAGTGCCACACGCCACCCTGCATATAGCTAAGGAATATAGTATAACACACGCAACAATATTGAAAAATCTTAAACTATTTAAAATGGATCTTCCTATTACAGTTAAAAACACATTAAAAATTAATTTAATACAAAAAGAAAAGAGGAGATAAGAAATCTTCTCTTTTTTGTTTTAAAATCATTTAAGATATAACCCATAGATATAGATAATTAATGGGGGAATGGAGAAATGAAACTTAGGAGTGAAGTGTTAAATATCCTAAATGATATACACAAGGAAATACATAAAATCAGAGGAAATACGATAGCTTTAGTGTATGGTATACGAGTTTTAGAAACAGAGGTTATTCAAACACATGAAAATGGAGATAGAGAAGAAAATACATTATTAGAGGTAAGGGCAGTCACCAGTAGTTACCATACAGGGAGTTACTTAGTCAGAACACGGAATAAATTCAGTTCAAGGGTCACAACGGAGGATGTATTTAAAAGGTATCAGGAAAGTTTGGCTACCGTTACGAATCGCCGGGATGCCTTGTTTTTATATAGTGGGGATGAATATTTAGGAGTAACGGGAACAGATTTAGAAGGAAAAGAAGTAACCTTTTCGTTGGCATTCTCTGCAAAAGCATTTTACACACATTTATACTTATCAGCAAGATCATTTTCAAATAAAGACGAAGAGAATCTTCCTATATTGAATGATAAGTTTTTACCAAATAAGATGTATTATTATAAAGATCGTCTGTGCTTAAAAAAGGGAGATGCGGTACAGAGCGTAAAAATAGGAGAAGCAACATATTCTCTTCTGAATATTGAGGAGTCAGGTGTCTATTATAAGATGGGAATTACATATGTAACTTTCAGATACCAAAGAAAAGACAGCTTAGAAGAGGAAACTAAGAAAATAGTTGTACCTTATATCGTCACGGACACTTTAGAAGAATTTTTTTATAAGAAATATCGGTGGGAGAACACAATTTGGAACTATATAAATGCAGTATGAGCCTTGTTATATCAAGGCTTTTTAATTTGTAAAAATAAGTAGTAATTATTTAAAAATAAGTATTGACATTTAATGAAATGTAATGTATTCTATATATAATGAAAGAATAAAAATAAAACTAAAATGAATTCACACAACTAAAGGTTTATATACAGGATAGAATAGATTAGACTAATGTTAGGAAGGGAGGGAAAGAAATGGAAAACACAATTATGATTGTAACATTACTATGTACGATTGCGCTTATAGCAATGATTGTTAAAGCATTGAAATTTTTATTTAATATAAGACCCATAACAGCGAGAAGGCTATACATTATCGGAGGAACAATTGCAGCTATTAACGTATTCGGAGATGCAGGCAGCTTCCAGGTATTACTATGGTGTTTCCTCGTCTTTTATGTAATCTACACATTCTTCGCCACGGTAGTTGGAGGTTTCATACGGGCAATTGGTGGAGCGCTTGGAGGAGGAGGCGGCCAACGAAGTGGATTTTCAAGACTTATCAATATTGCCATGGGGTTCTTTGCAATGGATACGGTACTTAAACAATTTAAAAAGTAGATAAGTCACAACAATTATATACAAACATGAGAGAGCTTAGATCATTTAAATGGTCTGGGCTCTTTTTTAATGGAAAGACATTTTAGAGGATAAGAAAACGAACTGAAAGTAAAAAAATGCGTGTTATATTTATAAAAACAGTAAGGGAATTAGTTTAAAGGAGGAAAATTTATTTGGGAAGATTTATTAATAAGAATCAATTGAAGGGTAAAAGTCCCATTGCAATCTTTGTAGAGAATAATGGTGGAAAAAAAGAAGTCGTTTATAAGGTACTTCCAGAACGAGATTTCTACAAGATTGTAGATGTGGAGTATATGCCGGGAGAAAACACACAACATGTCTTAGTTGGTATAAAAGAAATGAAAGGGTCATTAACAGAAAAAGAAGAGGATGCCCTTATCCGAGCAGTAAGTACAGAAAGAGACGAGGAAGATATTTGTGTAGTTGGTAATGCAGGCAATACATTTATTCTTTACTTAAATCAGGATGGAATGGCTATTTACAGAACAGAGGAAGATCCGATGAAGGTTAAAGTATTTGATGACAAACGACCAAAGGCATGTGAGTATTTTGGATTGTTAATGGAGGGTAGTCTTGAACAGGCAAAAGAAATGGCAAGGGAATCAATATCTTATTGGAAAGAAAATACCACTGAAAGAGTCTAAGAATAGATAGTAATTAGTGTAGGATAGTCAAAAAAAGTATTGATAAGGAAAACATTAAGAAACAGTAAATCTCCAATAACTTTCAATAGAGGGGAGACGGGGAGTTTGAACGTAAATGCTATATATAACAATTTTTCAGTAAATAACTATACAGGAGCGGACCTGGAGAAATTAGGAGTTAAATTAGTTCAACAAGTACTTAACCATATTGGAATGATTCGGTATAACAAAACAAAGATTAAGGAATTTGATTTCAATCCAAAGGAGATCGGACAAATAACAGATATATCTTACAGGGTACTTAGTGGGGTAAACATATATAAAGGACTAGCAGACTATCGACTAACGATGCAAGACCTTGTAGAGACGATTCGAGATATGAAAAGTAGCGGACAGGTTAAGGATTCTGTAAAAGTGTCTATGAGAAATTCGGTAGCAACAGAATTACGAAGATTCATGTCCGAGAATTTAAACTTTGAGGAGATATGGGATATATGAAAAAGAAAGTATATTTAGCGGTGGCATTAGGAACAGCTTTACTCGTTACCGGGTGTGGAAAAGCAGATTCAAGTGAATTAGCCACTATTAATGGAAAAGAATTCACGAACACAGATTATATTGAAATGATGAACAGTACTTTGGATGCTGAAACAAAGCAAAGTGCTTTTATAGACAAGGTAATTGGTGAACTAGCGAATGAGGAAAAAACAGATAAAGTATATAACGATTACTTAGACCAGTTAGAGTCCTCGGACAAGGAAATGTATGACAGTTTAAGTGAAGATGAAAAGGATGCCTTAAAAGAAGCGTCCAAGCAACAAGCGGGAATGGTTGAAGCATTAAAAAAGTCAGAATTAGTTACAGGAAAACAGATAGATAAGGAATACAAGGAACGAAATAAGAAAGCAGTAGTTGATGCAGTAATTATTCCACAAGATTCCGATGTAAAAGCATCTGATGTAGAGGACATTCTAAAAGAAAAAGATACAGAAGGTGCAGGTAAGGCTCTTGAAAAATTAGATGATACTTTAAATTACGAAAAAGGAACAGAGTACACAGAATATACAGCACCTCGAGAAGTTATGTCTACCTTTGATAAAGAAGAAGGAGATGTATTTACAGAAGAACTGGATGGAATTTCAATGGTACTCAAAGTAAACAGTATTGAAAAGCTCGCTAAGGAAGAATTAGAGAATGAAATTGTATTAACGCTGGGTGGAGAATCCGTACAGGATAACATCACTTTTATTGAAGCAATGGAAGATAAAAACATTATTAAAATAAAGAAAGATTTAAGAGAATACCTACAGTTGGATGAAGAGAAAGCAACAGCAGGAGAAGAAAAAGAAACTAAATAAGCATAGAAATAGAGAAAAACAGAGAAGTAAGATAGATAAATAAAATACTAGGGAACGCAGGAGGAAAACATGGCTACAAAAGCAAAAGCAGGGGACAAAGTTAATTTAAAGGAATGGGTTGATACAGATTCCTTAATGATTGTAGATGTTAGCGCACATATGCGAACGAATGATGCAGGGGATTTAGAAGAGAAGACAGCAGCGGAGGATTTATTCTTTAACAAAAAGCAACCGAAATTTAAGCGTAAGGTACTTTCCACAGAAATAAACGGGGAGGAAATGGTTGTTACATCCTTATATAAATTGATGGAAATGTTCAAGGTTTATGGGACGCATCATACATGGGTATTTTGTTTTGACTTACCCGGTAAAAACCTGCTCAAATCAATAGATAAAAACTATAAAGCAAACAGAGTAAAAATGGGTAATTACTATTTTGATCAAGTAAATACAGCTAAAAAATTACTTGAAGAGGCAGGGTTTACTGTCCTTTCCAAACAGGGGTATGAAGCGGATCATTGCATTGCCGAGGCAGTAAAACAGAACTATGACTACTACGATAAGATAGGTGTTTTTACAAATGATCACGACTTAACCTTTTTAGTAGATGACAAGGTAAGTTGGTTAAATGTTAAAAAGACGTATGCAGATATTCATATGGATAATTACTTTGTACAAAATAAATGCCCATATAACAGCATACTTCTTAAAAAGGCAACTGTTGGAGACCGAAGCGATGGCATTGCGGGTATTAAAGGATTTGGAGAAAAGACATATCTAAAATTCATGGATTTCGAAGGGTTGCACGGAACGAATGTAAGAGGGCAAGAGGAAAACATTATTAGAAACAGTACCTTCTTAAAAGATGTACAAAAGGAACAAGCATTACATGCATGGAGTTTAGTAAAACCATATGATTTAGATATAGATGCAACAGCAAATGATGTAATCAATGAAGATATATTAAAAGCATTCTTCAATAAGTATAAATTCAAGAGTTTAATCAATATTTTTGAATAAAGGGGAATTGACATGCTAGGGGATACAGATAACACAAACAGACAAGAAACAGAAGATGAAACAGAGAAGAAAGAAAGCATTAAAGAGAAACGGGCAAGAGAACATGCACAAAGATTAAAAGGACTACAAAGTACGCTTAACAAGGATGCGGAAGACGAATTTTCGATAGTAAATAAATATCCTGGAAAACCCGGAATGGATATTGAAAATGGACGATATCGAGTTGCAGGAACAGTTTCGGCAAGTTCTATTTTCACAAGAAAAGGCCCTAAAACAAATATTGCATTAAGTACAGGATATTGCATTGAGGAAATCGATACGGGTAAGAAATTACTTGTTACGAAGGAAGAAGGTGTCCAAATCGCATCACAGTATGGGTTGCGAAACGGATACATCGTATACAGACGAAGAGAGATGAAAGATAAACAGGGAAATGCGATTAAAGAAGATAAAAGTATCTATTTACAGCCTTTCCCGGCAAAGAAAGAAAGTTTTACGCAGGACGATCGGTTAATTAATGTGTTTCATATGGATGGGGATGGAAGAATCAAACATCCTGTAGAGTTGGCAATTAAAAAGGAAGATTGTACACCGTCCTTTTGGATACATGTCACACAGTTATATGAGAAAAAACAGAGAAGTAATTTAAACAAGAAACGAGAGCGTGGGGTAGAAGAAAAGCAAAGGCAACGAATGATTGAACTGGAAGCAGAGATAGGAAGAAAAGTTATTAAGAATCCGTTTGATGATGAAAACTAGGGGAGGAAGTTATCAATATGGCTGCGGCAATGAATTATGAAGATTTAAAAAAGACACTAGACAAGTTGGAAAAAAGAGGGAAATTAGGTACGAGTGATTCTATGATGTATTTTGTTTCACCGTTTTTACAGGGGTTAGGTTATAACACATTTGATGTAGATGCTGTTGATGTAAGAAATGCTGATGGAGAGGTATATGCGAAGATCACAGATGACTTAAATCTAGTTGTTTCCCTATATGGACATTTTCCTTTGAATAATGAAAAAGATCGTATTTTCCTTTCCCTTCGATTAGAAGAAAGAAAAATAAAGCTATATTTCAAAGTACTGGGAGAATGGGAAGAAATCGTTTCTTTGGATATTAAAAAGGATGATGCAGAGAAATATACGCACAAATTGGTAAGAAGAATCATGCGGGATCAGGTATTACAGTCCTATAAAAGTAAGGGAGAGAAGTTTTTAACAGAAAACGTATTTGACAGTATGATTGAAAAAGGGCAGTGGGATAATGATTTCATGTTACTTGGATTACTTGAAGAACTTAAAAATCCAACGAAGGAATTCACCAATTTAATGGCAAATCGAATGTATAAGGATTATACAACAAGAGATAGAGAATGGATTGTCAAACACATTAAACCAATGGAGAACAAGGGCCTAGTTTCCGTTGTAGAAAAGATGATTAAACAAGGATATATTGCAAAAGATTCAGAGGATACGGTAGAGGATGATCAAGGTGGTTCACAGGAATACTCTTATAACGATCACCAAGAAAACAACAAATTCACAGGCCCAAAATTTAAACCGTATAGTGAGCCAGTAGAGGAAAAGCAAGTATTTGAAAAACCAGTAGAAAAAACACCCGTAGAACCGCCTAAACCAAAAGTAAAAGAAGAGTCTAAACCAGAAGAAGATATAGATAACCTAACATTTGGAGAATCTGGGGATGATTTAGATTTCGGAGAAAAATTAACCTTTGGTGAAGGTGAAGGCGATGAGTTCTTAGATTTCAAAGAAGATGATGATATAGATAGTAAGTACGGGAAGGAAACAATTGTGGAAGATGATCGTACAGAAGATAGTGGAGATAGCGTTGATTTAACCAATCTTTTAAATACGGATTAATGGGAGGAACGTATGACGAGTCAAGAATTGCAATGGACACAAAAATATAGACCTAAAAATTTAGGTGAATATATCGGAAATAAATTTATGAAAATGCAATTAAGTACACTCATTGAACGAAACAGAGTTCCACAGACGATCATGTTTTTTGGAGAAAAGGGGACGGGCAAAACGACAATTGCCCGTCTCCTTGTTAAAAATTTAATGTGCGAAAATCCAAAAGATGGAGAGGCGTGTGGGCAGTGTACAAGTTGTTCTAGGTTAGATGATCAATATATTACATCAGGAAAAGCACCACAAAGTATGTTAATTAAGGAATTGAACATAGCCGACCTGCGGGGAGTAGATCATGCAGATGACATTGTAGCGGATATGAAGAAGAAAGTGGCATTTAACAGGAAACGAATTTTTATATTAGATGAAATGCAACAGGCCAGTAAAGAAGCACAAAGTGCTTTCCTAAAAATTATGGAAGAACCCGTACCTAATCTATATGTAATTATGTGTACTACACACCCCGATAAAATTACAGAAGCCTTGGCTTCTCGATTTAAAAGATTTCAAATTAAGAGACCAGATGTTAAAGAGATTGCACAAAGGTTGGAGAGAATTTCCCATATAGAGGGAGTTAATTATGATAAGGGAGCACTTAGGATTATTGCAGGGTTTCACAAAAACAACCCAAGAGAAAGTATCAATCAATTAGAGATACTTGCCCACACAACAGACTTCTCTTTAACAGTAACCCAAGTAGAGCAACAGCTTGAAATTGTATCAAAAGATGTTTTTAGGAAGTTTTTAACTACATGTGCTACGGGGAACTTAAATAATGTAGTAGGTATAGTGGATAATTTAGAGCAAGAAGGAATAGATACCATATCTTTTATTGAAGGTTTAGGGGACTTTATAGTAGACCTTTTGAAAATAAGATCTGGGATCAATTTGGATATGTATACATTAGAAAAGGTACGAACTTTACGGAAATATGTAAAGGAATTTACGGAGTCGGATATGGTTTCCATGCTGAAAGTGCTAAAAGATTATAGTAGTGTTTCACGAAGTATGGATTTTCAATTATATGCTTTAGCTGCTGAAATAATGAGTTGTTTGAAGGTGGAGGAAACGGTAAATGAAATAGACAAAAGTAAGGCGGGAACAATCTACCGAAATCAAACGAAAAAGATAAATAAGCAGAATGAAGTACAAAAGGAAATAAAAGTAGCTGATAAAGCGTATATAGAAAAACAAATACCTTCCGCTACAAAAGTGGTTGGAATACCTGATATTGAGTAACGGTAGGAAAGGGGAATGAGATGGCTAAGGAAGGATACCCGGAATTAATTGATTATGTAGCTACAAGAACAGGGATAAGTAAACACAGAACATGGAGAGTATTGAAGGAATACAGTAAGGTTTTAAAGGAATCTGTTAAAAAGGGGAACTCTATTGAAATAGATAAGTTAATTACCATCACATTTACTACCAAAGAAGGATATATATTTGAAAATAAAGTGATCGATTTAGAAGATCAGGTGGAAATAGTTAGCGATAACTTAGAAATGTCGGAAATAGATGTACGAAACCTTATTTTAACGTATATACGGAGAATACATGACCGGGTGCAGGAAGGGTATCAGGTCAACATTAAAGGGGTTAGTTATGTAATTCCTTCGAAGGATAGAGATGGAGAAATCATATGTACCCCAAGAGTTTCCCCCGTAATGGAAAAGCCCGATGTAGCAGACTTTGTTCTTTCTACAAATCAAGGAAACATCATTTTAAAAGAATTACTTGGAGAAGAATTAAGATTTAAAATTGAGGTGTCAGAAGATCTTGAAATTCCCTACAAGATAGCAACAAAGGATCAGAAAAGGAAATTTGAATTAAAGGAAATAAACATTTAAGGGAGATGTAGTTCATGGGAAAGATAGGCGGAGCGGCAAAATGGGTTGTAGCAGGGGTCATGGGTCTTATGCTAGTATTAGTTCTTGTAGAATACTTTATGGGGTAAGCCCAGGAAGAGAGGGAACTAATGAATAAAAAGCAATGGATTATTCTTTTAAGTGGGTTGGTGGTACTTGCTTTAGCTGTCTGGGGAATTACTCATTTCACAAAAACCAAGGATACAGCCAACGAAGCACAAAACGAAGCAGAAAAAGAAGTAAGCAAGACAAGAGATGAAAAAGCGGAAGAAATCTCTGAAAAAGTAGGAATAAAAGAGAAGTTAGTTAGTATGGAAGAAATCGAAAAAGCAATTAAAGGTTGGGAAGTCAATGAAGGGACAATGACACCTACTAAGGAGTACGAATATATAAAAGAAGAATTCGGAAAAGAAAATGCGGAAGCCTTCAAGCATAATCAATTATACAAAGAAGATGATTCTGAATTTGTAAAAGATCAAATTGTTCTTATGTATCAAAATAGATCAGAAGATACTAAAACAGTACCCCTACTACCTTTGTTAGAGATAGAAAGATCAATAGCAGGAGAATACGGGGGAGACTCCAATAAGGTAGACTCATATACGATAGTAGATGAAGTAGGGGAAGAAAATGAAGTTTATGAGGATAACTATTATTTAGATACATTAGGGTTTGAAAAAGCGGGAAATTATTTAATTGGATATCCTAAAATTGATACTACGTACAAACATGACAACTACTATTGGGATGAATTGTTTGATACAGATAAGGATGAATACACCAGTAAAAGTACTTTGACATTTTATGTGTTATTGGAAGAAGACATGAAATTAGAGGATGCAATTGAGGAATTATCTAATTTAGATGTACAGGTTCAAGGTAACAAAGCCGATTATTTTGGAAAAGTCTTAGAAAAGGACTTCCCGGAATTAAAATATAATCATCTAAAGTCTTTAATAGATTTAAATGTTGAAGATGGAATGGAATACCTACCAAAAAATGGTGTAGTTACCGTTATGTATGAATACGATGGGGAAAACATATTTCCAAAAGGAACTGAAAATGAAATAGAGTCTTATGAAGATATTGAGTCTATTCTTAATAATCCTGAATTTCAACCAAGAATAACTATAAACGGTAAGGAATTTCAGTTGCAAAGAGGATCAGAAGTAGGAATAATTCAATTTCAAAAGTAGAAAATAAAAATAGAGAAGAAATAAAACAGAGAATATAAACAGAGAGATTTATAAAAACAAAATAAAACAGAGAATAGGGGAACGACATGTTATACCCAACGCATAAACGATTTGGAATCCTATGGGGTTTGTTAGCCTTCCCCATAGGTATTTTTATTGGTACAGTTCCTGTTATGTCATTAGACATGACAGCAAATGACATATTTATGATTATAATATGTTGTTACATCGGAATGAGGGGAGCATTATTTGGCGCAGAATTTCCTGACATAGATTCCCACACATCTATACCAAGGAAAAAGCACCCTATTTTAGGTAAGGTATTCGATGCAGCAGGAGTAAAGCATAGGGGAAAATATAGCCATGATTTTTTCTCCATAGGGGCAACGTTCGTTATTATTTATTTTTTAGCTGCAGTTATAGGAGATCAATTCATACAGTCAGTTGCAACGGGAAATAGTTTGGCAGGCTACCTTGCATATATGGGGTTACTTGTATTTGTATGGATAACCGCCATAAGTATGGTTGATTTTATATTATGGATAGCCAACATGATTAAAAATAAGAAAATGTGGGCAATTGTAAATGCCAATAGGATCAAAATAGGTGGAGTTATTGGAGTATTCCTTATGATGATACTATTCGTAAGTGGTGTACTAAGTTTAAAAGCAATGTTAGGTGGGGTTGAGTTAAGACAGTCTTTACCTGCTTCAATTATGCTTGTTGCATCCTTAAAAATATATATTGGATTTAGTTTAGCAGGAGCTTATAGTCACCTATTTGCTGACATGATCACAAAACAGGGAGTAAGTATATTTTTTATTCGCATTTCTCCGATGGGAGTAGTTTCAAAAGTTAGGAAGATACCAATCGTTGGTAAATTCCTAGTACCATTAGATCCAAAAACAGGAGGGAAATTTGAAGATTTAGTAAGATTTATTGTAACGATTGCTTGTGTACCCGCGACATTTATTGCTGTTATGGCAATTAGTGGCGTTTAGATAGGAGAGATAACATGGCAATTATGGAAAACATCAAAAAAATAGGGGAATATTGGAATAAGAAAAACTTTGAAAATAAGATGTCCAGGCAAGTTGTTAAGCAAACAATTGTAGAAACTAACTTTTATGAGAAATACAGTAGCTTTGTTTCAGGATTAAAAACAAAGTTAGATGCCTTTTTAGTTGTTGAAGGAAATTCAGAAGTTGTTTTTAGACCGATCACACCAGAGCATTCTAAATACTTTGAAAGGGTTATGCAAGATACACAATTTACTGCTTTATACAATATAAAGCGAACATTAGGAGGGGAGTATTCTTTTAAACAAAAAACATTTACCGATAAGGCAAGAGAAATGGGTTTCGATGATTTCACTTAATCGGTAAGAAAGTAATATAAACCAAGAAACGAGAGAGGGATAAAAATCCTTCTCTTTTTTATTTATATAAAGACTCCATGGGATAGTAAGATTCCTTCGATAGAAAAGAATGAGTAGATAGAGAGGGTTCAAACTTAAATAAATAGAGGGATGAATATGAATAAGGTTATCTGGTGGTCTATTGGACTGTTTATAGGAATTATAGTGGCTTTCATAATTGTTTTCCCCCTTTTAACAGGAAAGGGAGGGGGAATAAATCAAAGTAACAATGCTGGAACAGAAGAAGAAATGACATATGAGGAAGAGTGGGATGATTACTTTGATGATCAGATATTAACAGAAAAGGAAAAGAAAACATTTTTAAGAGAATACACCGAGGAATTTGTTGATCCGATTGAACAGGACAAAATGTTGTATGTATTTTACGACCGTACTGTACACAAATCGGAAGAGTTAATTCAGATAGTATCTGATTATTTAACAGAAAATAACTATCCATATACGATCTATTTTATGAATAACGAGTCTAGTTCTGCAGCGGCAATTAATGTGATAAATGAATTAGAATTACCAACAACAATTAATAACAAGAATCCAATCAGTATAGTACAACTAAACAACGGATATATGGTACGAACAATGACAGTTAAAGATCTTAACGATGATTTAGTGGAGGGAGAATAGTATGAAACAGAACAAATTACTGTATTTACTTTCTACCTTTTTAATCTTAGTGTCTACCTATTTTATAAATCCTATAACAGTATTTGCAGATAAAGATCCTGCTGTGGGAACGGCCGCCCCATATATAGAGGACGCTATTAAAAAAGGAAAAACCTTAATAGGAAATAGCACCTATGTACTTGGTGCTGGAAGAAACGATAGTGAATACAATGCGAGCAAACCTATCTTAGATTGTTCTTCCTTTATGCACTGGATGTGGAATAAGGGAGCAAACATTAACATTGTGGATGACAAAACAGAACATGCGGGACGGACAGCAACGTCATCCATGTACACAGATTTGGATGTGAAAGAAGGACAAAAGATTTCAGATTTAAAAAGAGGAGATATGATGTTTTTCGATACCTCTTCATCGTCAAGACATGTTGGCGTTTACCTGGGAGACAATATGTTTCTTCATAACGGAGCAAGTACTGCTGTAACGATTGCAGATATAACAAGTAGCTACTGGAAACCAAAGTTTAACGGCAAGGTAGTTACTGTAAAAGAGGGTGGAAAAGGTATTTTCCCACATGACGGAGCAGATCTATCCGGGGAAGGATCTGATAAGAAAGAAATAAAGGAAGAAGGAAGAGGAACATATGTAAGTCCTTTTATCCAAAGAGATACGGTAATTAATAACACGGGAGTAAATATTGGGGAGGCACCTCTTGGCGGAGATGTAGGTAATATGTTTACAAAACAGGGAGAAAATTTCTACTCTGTATTTATTAAAATAGCGACCTGGTTAAGTGCAGTTTTCTTTGTTTACACATCTATAGGGGTTATATGGTATTTCACCATGCTGACTAGAGGAGAGCCGGGAACGTCCTCGGAAACATTTGAAAAGGTAACAGGTCTATCTAGCGATACACAATTAAAAACAAAATTGAATGTCTTGGGTAGATGGGTAGTTAGTACAAGTATCGTAATTATATTTTTAACGGGATTATACGTACCAATGATGAGTTTTATCTATAAGTCTATTCATAATATTGGTCTAGTGTGAACTACTTACCTCTAAGACGGAAATTTAATAGGCTATAAATCGTGAAAAGTTAGAGGGGAAACAAGGAAGAAGAGAAGGTTAAAGAAAATCAAGGATAATTGTATTTTTGGAAATATAACATCTTTCCTTCCTTCTATCCTTGTATGGACAATCTATAAATCTTTAAAAGAGAGGAAAGAGGGTTGAATACTAGGGAGGAAGAACAGTGAGGAACAAAATAAAGAAATTAATTTTATATAGTAGTATTTTAATAGCAGTAAGTTTTTTAGTTTTTCCAACAGCGGTATTTGGAGCGTTAAAAAACAACCAAGTACCGAGTGAGTACATTCCTCTTTATCAGGCAGTAGCGGATGAATATGATTTGGAATGGGAACTTATAGCTGCAGTTCATAATGAGGAAACTACATTCAGTCAAGGACTGGCTACATCATCAGCAGGTGCAATCGGTCACACGCAGTTTATGAAGTGTACATGGATTGGGTGGAGTTATCCAGGGTGTTCTTATGCGTCAGAAGATGAGTTTACCGATTTGAAACTAATTAAAAAGCATGGAGGGTATGGTTTAGATGCTAACGGAGATGGTAAGGCAGATCCATGGGATATAGAAGACTCCATGTATACAGCAGGTAATTATCTTTCCACATCTATGGGGGATAAAAGAGGGGAAAGTGCAATGAGAAAGGCCCTGAAAATCTATAACCATTCCGATAAATATGTAAATGATGTAATGGCACATTACGATAGGTACAAAAAAGGTTACGAAGCAGTAGATGGGCTTGGAGGAGTTGAATACAACGGTAATGGAGGAAGTGGTGTTAGTAGCAGTAGTGGGGATAACTCTAGTGAGTCAACAGGATCTTCCAATAATAGAGCGAAAGGACTTGGGTTATTCAGTAATCCTAATATTTCAGATAAACCAAATACAGGAGTAGGTATAGGAGAAGCCTCAATCGGATGGGAAGTTGGAAATTGGATTACCAAAATTACGGAGGGAACTTACAAGTGGTTGCTAGTTATAGGATGGATAGTAGGAGCATTGTTTATCCTATATATGGCAGTGTGTATTCTTTTATACGTCCTTACATTGCGAGGGAATTCGGATGGTGATATCTTCCGAAAAATAACAAGAATCGATAATCCATACGGAAAAGAAACGCTTTGGGTTTTAGTAAAACGAATAACAATTGGAGTACTGATTTTTTCCTTCTTTGCTTCAGGGGCATTCATTCCTACAATGTCATTCCTATTTACTTTCTTAGCAAGACTACCTCTTTTTAGTTAGGAATAATTAAATATTAAGGGAAAGGAAATCTTAATAGATAGTAATCAATAGGTATGAAACCTCTATGAAACTGATAGATGTTTTATAACGACGGGAGAGGAGGAACACAATATGTATGGAGGAGACGGTCAACAAGGTCTATCAATTGTAACAGAATTTTTTAATACGCAATCTGCAACAGGAGATGTTGGAAGTGCTTTAGCAGGTGCTGCCGTATGGTTTAAGATAGCTATGTGGCTGATTATGACTATTGGAGCAATTGCAATGGCGGTATGGATTGCACGTATAGCAGTTGATATTGTTTTAATTGTTACAAAAGGTATGGGTAAAGGTGATGGAGCGATTCAAGGATTATCTAAATTCGGAACAGGTAAGGATGAAAACTATACCAGCGTTATGAAATATATAAGCGGTAACTTACTTGAAATTATCCTTGTTATAATTCTCATCACATTACTAATTACTGGATGGCTATTCCGACTGATTGCACTAGCAATTTCAGGAGTCGGTACACTTGGAAACAAGTTACTTGGTCTTGATATTGGAGGTAAGTTCTCAGCTATGGATGCAGAAGCATTTATAGAACAGACTGGCGCACAAAGATCTTCTAGTCTACGAAATCAATACGATGAGAACCTTGCATCAGCTAAACAATATAGTGCAAACCTATACGAGCAAGCTAAAAACGGTGCAATAAGTGATGACCCACAATTCCAGCAAGTGAAATCTTTCTATACGCAAAGTATGGTTAAGGCAGACATTTTAGCAGATGAGTTGGAGTCAAGAGATGCAAAAGCAGAGTTTAAGCTTGGAGATGGGTATTTCCAACAGCATTTAAGGCAGAGTGGAGAAGGTACTTGTAACACAAGTTTCTTAACCCAAGATGTCATGAGTGTTTATAATAAAAATATTTCTTGTCAATAAGTTTACAATGACTTCTTTTCTTTAAAAGAAAGATTAATAAGAGCCTTCCCTCTCCGGGAGGGCTTTTATTTTATAAAAATTGAGGGTGAAAGAGAATTGATGCAGTTAGGAAATAGTCAAGGTAACGACTATTATATGGACGGATGTGAGTAAAATGAAGAAAGACTCCTTATTTAAAAAAATAGTATTAATATTAATGATTATTGCCATTGTAGTTCCTAATTTATTAAGTACAGGGTCTAACTATGTATATGCGAATGAAGAAGACGAAGACGAGGAAGAAGTAGAAGCATCCGATTCGTCTTCTGTAAGCGGAAATATATATAATGCTGGATATACAAATCATGGGAAAGAAGCTACGGGGGCAATCAAGAAGGCTACGGAGTATGATATACGGTTGCAATATCTAGTTACGTATGCTTTTTTAAGTCAGAAATACGGTCAAGTAGGATCAAATAGTCAATACAACCAGTTATATACAGGTGGAAATGTAAATGGCGCAGATGATATGAATAACTACTTGAATACAAGCGCACAAATGGTAATAGATTCTGTAGCTGAGGCTAATGATGACGAACAAGGCAATGGTAGTGCCCACGATCAAAGTACTTCAACAGAAAACAAGGGAGATATAGATGAAATAAGTGAAGAATTAGCAGATAAACTAGCGGATAAGATTTCAGATCTCCTAATAAGCCACATCGGAACAGACGAAAAAGCATACAAAGACATTACTAAACAAGCAGTAATGGTTAAAGGTTGGTTAGGGTATGAATCTCAAAAAGGTACAAAATATAATTTACCTAAAATAAAAAACGGGAAGAGGAAAGCAGGATTAGGTGGAAAAAATCCTAAAAAGTTTCTAAAAAAGAAGTTGAAAAATCATTATGCAAATGAATTAAAAAAATCAATCCCCGTGGAAGCTAAGGATGATCCAAACGAAGTAATTAAAGAAGTAACAAGAGGACGATTTCTTTTAGATTATAGCGGAGGGTCCAAGAAGATAACAGTAAGTTCGTTAGCAGATAAATTTAGAAAAGATGAACTTGGACTTAAGGATTTAGAAAAACTTAAAGCAAACGTAAAACATGAAAAAAAGGATGGGAGAATTACCCTTGAAATAGATTTAGCAGCTAAGATAAAGGAAGAAGATCTCAAGAAATATTTATCTTTATACCCAAAGTATACAGGAGACGGAATACGAGACCATATACAAAAAACAGTAGATGATTATCTAGATACAAAGGAAGGTAATAAACTTTATAAAAAGTATCAAAAGGCAATAAAAATAGCAACGGAGCAAGAGTCTGATGCATACAATAAAGTTGCGGGAGATAGTAGAATATTATCTTACATCATTCTACGACCTTCTCTTGATATAGATAAATTTAAAGAAGATAATACTTTTGGAGATTTCGGAGTACATGAATTTCAACTTTTAATTGAGAAGGTTGAAAAGGCAAAATTAGATGGGAATAAAATAATAACTGATAGCGGAAAAGATAGGTCTGTGCAGTTAAATGATTTATTTTATTCAAAAGATAAAGCAACACCCTTATTTGTAATGAGTACTGAAGAAACACAAAACAATTATATGTCTTACTTTTACGGGAATACAGATAAGGAAAATGATGGAATTAGTTTAGGTAAATATGCAGGAATACAGGTAAAGGGTAAGGGTTTTTGGGGGAATATAGGAGCAGGGCTTAAAAACATGACCAGCCCACTTCAATATAAATATTCGTTTAAGGACATCAAAAAGTATGGAACAGGTACAGATAACGATGATTTCCACGAACTAATAACCCGAGCAATTGCTGCATCGTCAAGTACCGCGGGGTCTAAGATGAACGCGGGAGAACGAAATACCGTCAGTATTGATAACTACGGTAATATCATCAACAGTACTGAAGGGACTATTTTAATTCCCTATTGGCAGAACGCAACAACAAAAACCCTAATTAATAAACAAGAGGGAAGGGCTTGGATATCACATCCCGTATTTCTCGAAGATGGAGCAACTAAGATAATAGATGATTCTGGGGCCTTTTCAAAACTCACAAAAGTCAGAGAGTCTGATATAACCGCTTCTACCGTAAATAAAGCATTTAGTGGAGTAGAGGGGTATACAGATGTAAAAGAATCCCAGGTAAATACTATTAAGAATGATTTGGAAAATGCCTCAAACTTCAGTGATGTACAAAAAGTATTTATGAAAGATGGAAAACCCGACCTAGCAACAATTGATGTAATTGCCAAGATGATTACAGCAGGAACAAAGAACCAGGTAAAAGAGTGGAACGAGGAACACGCGAAGCATGGGGAACAAGGAGAAGAGTTGTTCGTAGAGACAGATAAGGGGGATTATAATAGCGAAGGTGGAGTAGACAATTTAGAAGAGTACACAAATGCCGATTTAAGAGAACGAATTATGATGATCTTAGATTATGGATTTTATGAGGTACTGAGGCTTACCTTCGCAAGTATGGTTGTTGCTATTTATAATTCTGGTTTCGCAGACTTCACATTAGGAGCAGTATTCCATACAACTACTATAGCGGATACAGCCATATGGTCTGACATAGTAAGGGCAGTAGGATTATTGATCATCGGTTTTATGGCAGTCTATATTGTATGGATGGCATTCCGGGTATTTAGGCAAGACATGAGACTCAAGGATTTCTTTAAGCAATTTTTAATAGTCACCTTGATTATACTCATTCCAACTGTAATATATTCACCCTTAATCAATCTAACAATTAATAAACCTACACCTATGATACTGGGTAAACAAATACAACAGTCTAGTATTTTGGATACTCATCTATACTTTGATGAAGAAAGAAGAGAAAGAGATCCATTGTATGCCCATATGTTTGGAAATTTAGGAGAATCTAAAGATCCAACACAGGATTATATCGTGGATTTTTATACGACACAGCATAAAAGTGGTTTTGATATTACCAATCCAAGAGCAACAGAAGGGTTAGGTTTTAGAGATCAGGTTAGAAGTGCAAGGGCAATGGAAACAGGGAAATGGAACAAGAACGATGTAATCAAAGTTAGTGTATCCATTTTTGATTTATTTGATTGGGTACGTGCTATGGTGGATGGGCCACAGGGGGGAGATCCTGAACCTTACGAGCCTTTGTTTGAATGGCTTGGATCACATGGAGATAAATCGGATCGATACGAGGATATAACTTCCTTTGAAGAATACAGTTTTGATACAAACTGGTTAGCTAAAAGACTTGGAGAAGTAGATCACGAAAATAACGAGGGAAGAGTTACCGCTTCTGACTTGTTCATGGAACTATACAGGGCTTCCGCAGATAAAGATGAAAATGGTAATCTAATTAAAGGTGGTAGAGCTTTAAGCGATCGAATTGTAAACATGTATGAAATATCAAGGTATATGAAATATACTAACGATAAGGAAAAAGTAGTTACAATTGAGGAAGTAGATGCCCTTATCCGGGATCTATCCCTTACAGGAGAGGCAAGAATGACTGCCTTTGGAGAAACAAACTCCCCTAGAGAGGGAATAGCAGGGGTTTCTGACAAAACACATCAATTATGGGAGAGACTTGGATTAGGAGAAGAATTAATTCTTCCAAACAGTGATTATTTAAACTTGGAAAGGGTTATAGATGACCTAGTTCCTGTACAAGATCCAAATAACACAACAAAAGAACGATATATTTATAACGTAAATGAAAAGGTTCTAAACGACTATATCAACGTACAATCTTTTGTACGGGATTCAGTAGGGTCAGCTGATTCTGTAACACAAGCAGAATTCTTAATGATCACATTAAACGAGTTCTTCCGACTGAACGAAGAAGTGGACATACCAATGTTCCCAACAACAATTAAACCAGAAACAATATCGTTGGATTCGTTTGTACGAATGATTTATATCCCATTGTATGAATATAAGGGAGACCCGGAAGGAATCGGTAATTTAGCAGAGTACCTTGCTTTAAGAGATAACCCTATACTATTAATGGTTACGTTCTTACCGGCATTAGCTGCACTTGCCTTGTGGGGATTGGTGTATTTGGTAGTATTTGGAGTATTAATGATGGTTGTATCTGTTGTTTCGTTCTTCTGGAATTACGTGATAAAACAAGATACAAACAATAAGTCTTGGTTGGGATCTCTTATGATCATAGGAACATTTGCTTTAGCAAAAATCGGATTGCTGTTCTTATGGTTTGGAATGTCTTATATCATGAACTATATGTATACGAGGATGGAAGGATCAACCTACTCTTATTCCTTTATACATTCCATTATTATTCTAGCGTATATTGTAATATGTTTTAAATTTATCTTCTTAAAGGTATTTAAAATGGTAAGAGAAAGCCCACAGGATCTTGGAGCATCTAAATTTCTTGAGGGTGGCAGAAACATTGTAGGAAGAATGAGTAACAAACGAAGTAATGCACGAAACAATTCAAGAGGAGTAAAACAAGGTAAAAGCAATCCTGCTATTGATGATCGACTTAAAAATGAAGGGGAAAAAGGCAGGATAGCAGATAGCGCAATTGGAACAACAATTAGAAGTGTAATAAACAAAATGAAAGCAAATGGGTCAAACGAGGGAGATGTAAACGATATTGCCACCGCTGCGAGTGGAACGGGAAGTAAGATTTCGCAGAGATTCCCTGAAATGGTTAAAGGATTTAGCGGAAGATCCAAAAAGGCTATGCTTGAGTCTTATGACAATATACAAGCAATGCCTGCGGGTACAGGAACAGCACCAGATGTTTTAAATGCATTAAAAGAGAGTGGAATGGCAGGACAAATCTTATCTACCACGGCAGATGGAACGCAAATTGCAACCATGGCAGTAGGAGATCAAGAACAAGCAAAAATGATTTCAAGCCATCTTAACGATCAAGGAATTGATTCAAGAGTAAATAAAAAAGGTGATGTTGTTTTTGCCTCCAATGAACACGATTTAAGTAGTCCAGAAGTACGAAAGGGAATGTACGGAGGATTAATAAATGATCTATATAGTGAGGTAGACGGGGCATCTCAAGTTGAGACAAATAATGAGAACAAGCCAATGGCATATACCAACAATTCCGATGGAACAATATCCATGCATGTAGGAGATAAAGGTCTATCGACTACCAACCTAGATAACTTAATGAATAGTAAGGCGTTTTCTGAAAACTTCATGGTAGAAGGAACACCTGCTAAACAGGAAAACGGATCATATGTACAGGGTTCTCTGGATATTGTACCAAGAAAAGGTGCGGACGTTGATGGAGCGATGCAGAAAATCTTTGCAACGGATGACAATATGAGATCTAGTAGCGGAGAGCAAGCAAGAGGGGATGGAAACTTAAATAAATCTATCTCTTATGAAGGAATAACTGAGGAAGGAGACGTATACAGTCACTTGGAGGACGGTATGATGGTCCAAGAAGATAAGGTTTTATATGACAGTAAGGATCGCTCCCATGTAAAGTCCATTAATAAGATTACAAACGAAATAAGAAATAAATCGGATGCACAATATAACGATAAGATTGATTTAATGACAAAGTTATCTTCCCAAACAGCTTTAGGAGGAAACAATGGATTTGAAATGTCTTACGCAAATACTTCACAAAGCAAAGGGGTAGAAAGAGCAGCGAAAGCGGCCGGTTTAGCAGGAGACAATGTAGAATCTGTTGTATATGCAGGAGATAATGCAGAAAAGGTAGCAAACCAGGTTAAATCAATGAAAGGATTCAGTCAGATAAGTCCAACAGAAATTCAAAGTTATCATGTTGCCCAAGACAAGCTATTTAGAGAAGGGGAGACTATGTTATTAGCAGGTAAGGGCGAGGATAAATATGATAAAGCCATTAATAAGCTATCTAAAATGGCAGTTGATGTAGGCGGAGACGAAGGTAAGATAAATAACTTCATGGATCAATACAGTGAGTTAGGTGTTAAGAAAAATAACGCTGAATTGCTTCCAGAAGAATACAATGAAAAGGTTGAAATGTTGTTTAACGATATGCAATTGAGTATGCAGGATGAAGGCATCTATACGAAGGCATTGACAACAGAAATGAGTAAGAATAAGAAAACACCTAGTAAAGCAAAAGAAGCCTTAAAAGAATTTACAATGTCTAAGAGAGAATTAACCAATAAAGGTGTAGAACCAGACATGGTAGATCAGTTACAGAACAGCGACTTTAATGAGTTAATGGGAACTGTAGATAACGTGCAAGATATAGAAGCAAGAGAAGATGGTACAATTAAGATAACATCTGATGAACGGTTAGATGAAGGAGATACGGCAAGGTTAATAGATAAGATAAGTAAGCAATAGATAACAAATGAAGGGGTAGTTCCTAAACGGGCTACCTCTTTTTTATTTGAAAGAAAAAGGATACTGAAAGGATTTAAAAAGTAATGGAAAGACATAATTGTTAGTTACTGTGTATAAATAAGAAGATGGAGTAACTTAAATGGATGGAGGTAGAGAGACTTGAGTTATTTTGGAAACGATAAAAAAATGTATGTACCGTTATCCATAGATACCGTTGAGGCGGAGAGAATGAATTACTTTTTCTCAAACCAAAAAATGATTTATGCGGTAGTTGCTTTTCTTCCTCTTTTTATATTGCTTTACCCTTTAATAGATGGTGGAGTGAGTATTCTACCCTTGATCATCGTTGTAGCAGTTTACTTATTCGGGTACACATATTTCTTTCGGTTTATTATATTTGAGGAGAAACGGCTAAGGAACATGGTAAGGGAGTTAGACGCAAATAGAGTTTCGGGGGTCGACCATTTTTGGGGAATAGATAAAATTGGTGGAGGAGAGACCGATGATGGAATGATCTATTATGCATATAAAGGAAGTTCAAAAGGAACGACAAGGGGGTTGGTGATAAAGTTCGACCGGGGATCGACTGTGGGAGTTCCGTATGGACATTATAAAAACTTTAGAAAAACAAAACAAAACTTTATGAGAAAGTTGCATACAAGTGGGTTTGATTTCCAATGGTACGAGTTGCAGAAAAAACCAGAACTACAGGATTCTTTAATAGATTATGCGGATAAATTAAGTCAGATAGGAAATGAGTATCATCAAAAATTATTGAAATTGCAATTAAATATTCAAGTTGTGTTTTCTATGAGTGCGGATCAACGATATGAGGATTACATTGTAGTGAAACGATCCAATTTCAGTAAGGATTTCAAATTGCTTCTTGAATCCATTATAGACGAAACTTTGGGGCAAAACGGATACATTGTTAATCCACATGTGTTAAATAAGCGAGAAGTAGAAGGGTTCTTTAAGAATTACTTAATGATTGATTCTCTTGATAGTGACAGTATTCGTAAGTCGGTCGATATAGAGCCATTTGAGAATTTCGCAAAAGTCCATCGTTTAGTGGACGGGAAAGGGCAGGAAGTACCTATCCAGTTTATCGATGATTTAGATATAGATGTATACAGGGATAGACCAATTGAACAAGAAATGAAGACAGCAGAGAGGAAAGAAAAAGTACGGGAAGAGTTACGACAAAAGAACTTTAAAATAGAACAAGATAAGTTAAATAGAAGACGTAACCGGGATATGCTTTCACACAATGAATATTTAGAAGAAAAACGAAAACTAGAAGAGGCGTATCACCCGGACAATTATAATCCGAATGCAGAAAGAGATAGGATACAGCAAGCGAGAGAGAAGGAACAACAAGAAAAAGCGAGAATGAGGGAAGAAAAGAGAAACAGGAATAAGCCAAAAGATGAACCAATTAAAATTAGAGAATTTGATTTGAACGAACCAACAGAAAGACAGGTCATTTCGGGGGATGAGTCCTTGGATTCCATGTTACAAAACCAATTTAAGAGAGTGAAACAGGAAGAACCTCAAGCGGATGAAGGTCAACAAGAAGAGGGAGAGCAGACAGATCAACAAACAGAGCAAACTTCCTTAGACGATTTAATCAAAAGACGGGAGAAGATGTAGTAAATGTGGATAATATCAGCAGGAAGGCAGACAGAATCAGTTACAAAAGTGGCAAAGGAATATTATGAGGATCAGACAATCTTAGAAATAGATATGATTGAAAATCTTTTACAAATAGTACAGAGAAAAGGGAAAAACAGTTTAAGTGAATTAACGTGTATTGGAATAATGGATGCAGGAATTTATTCTTTAAAAGACTGGCGACCTCTGTTTCAGATCACTAAACAATTCAAGGATATTCCGTTCATTATTTATTCGAGATATCCCAATATGACACCTAAAAGCAGTATTTTTGGGGAAAACGTAAAGTTGGTTTTATCGGAGGATGAAATTTCTGTGACAGATTTTGTGAGAAGAATGAAATTACATGAACAGCAGGCAGATAAGTAAGAAAGAGAGGAGGGTGTTCCATGGCAAAATACGGAGTAGTTGCAGGAGATCTTGCCACACCACTTATTACAAATGAAATATTAAAGGATTTTAGTGATATAGAAATTACCTATACACCATTCACAATGAAACGTATGATAGATGATTTATCTTCAACAGGAGGACTAACTGTACGAGATTTAAAAGCAGTTCTAATAATAGATTTTGCTTTTGATGAATCAGATCCACAAAAGGCAGCAGAGGAATTTGTTGCAATACAGGATCTAATGCATACGAATTCTTTATCAGATGTGACATTATATTTAGTTACAAGAAATAGCGATTTATACGAAAAGCTAAAAGGAACAGTTGCAGGAATATCAGGAACTTATTTCGAGGGAACACAGATTTTCATTATTAAGGGGGATTATACACCTCAATTAATTAAAGGAATCTTACAGGGAGAAAGAGATAACCAAGATTTATATAACAAGGAAGCCTATCACCGTAAGTCAAAGGAACAAAGAATTAGGGAGGATATGGAAGCGGAGATAGAGAGTAGAAGAAATCTAAATCAAGAGTACATTGATTTTGATAAAACAGATCCCGTTTCTGTTATTTCACAAAAAGACTACCTGGATACAGCACAAAGAAGACAGGCCGATGAGGAAAAAAGAAAAGCACAAATGCAAGCAGAAAAGGATAGGCAGCGTAATGAAAAACGAAATAAAACCAATAAGGCAACTAAAGAGGAACAGCAACCTTCTCCACGGGTAAAAGTGAATATACAAAATAAATCTCAAAGAAAAGTAACACCTTCCGTAAGCAATAATATTGATTTAGTAGGATTGCAGGACGTATTTAAAAATGTAAAAGAAGCTAGAACTGAAATATCTATCGGCAAGTTAGAAACGGATAAAGGAATCATTTCTATAGTAGGAGATTATACTGCGGGGGCAAGCGGTATAGTTGCCAATGTAGCCGATATGTATGCTATTGCAAATAGAGATGTATTGATCATTGACTTAGATATTGAAAATAGAGCACAAACCCTTTATTTTAACCAGTACGATAAGGCGGTAAAGGAACAACAAGGTACTTCCGATTCCTTAATTGAAGTTGTGCAGGGTTATGATATTAAAAGTACAGTTGTTCCAGTAAGTAAGAAAGTTGATATTTTATCCATAAGTAGGGAAGACGAGGTGAATTTTTCCTGGGTAGACGCAGTAGGTGGTAGCTTAGAAAGTATATTACTCGAGGCAAGACGCTTGTATGATATTGTCATTCTTGATATTCCAATTAGATTATTTCCCAAATACCTGAAGTCTTTAGAGGAAATTAACCGTAACCTATTTGTAGTAGAAAATAAGTATTATAAAATCGAGTCTTTCTTTGAACATTCCCTACATCCTATTCTACTAGAAGAAGAGTATTCCGACTTAATGGAGGAATTTATCAAAAAGTCCAACATTGTGATTAATATGTTTGAAAGAGGAAGAAGGGATATAGAAGGAAACGAAATAAACCGCCATTATTTAAGAGAACTGCTGGATAACGTAGGATATCCATACGACCGTATAGGGGTTGCAGGAGAAATACCTTTTTATGATAAGTGGGAGGAACAATATTTCACAGGAGTTAGGCATGTGTGGCGGGATTCCCTTGCGTTAGGAGTTTACAAGAGGGTGTTTGGAAAGGTGGTTATTTAAGTTGGAGAATGAAAGTAAAAAGGCAAAACAACGAGGCTTTTTTAACCAAAATGAGGGAATCCTTTTGATATCCTCTAATTACATGGAAAAACAAAAAATTGAGGACGGACTCAATAGAGAAATAGATCGAATAACTACTGTAAATGAGTTGGTAAGAGCGATCACTAATTTAACAACGGGGGAAGAAGTAAGGGCAAGTATTATATTTACTTCGGAAATCCCTCCTGAAATACGGGCAGGATTAGATGATGTGGTTGATTTCATTGAGGTTGCAGAAACACCTGCTTTTGAAATCGGTGTAGGAAGCACAATTGAAAATGCATATAGGTTCGGTACAATTGAAGACTTTCTATCTTACGCAAGAAACAATAAAAGAAAAGATCAAATATCTGGTGTAAAAGATGGAGAACAACGAACTATTTTAGAAGAACTTCAATCGGAAACTGATGCACAAAAAGAAACAATACAACACATGGAAAGCGAACAAGAAAAGTTACAGAATCGATATGAAAAAATTCAGGGGGAATGTGAAACATTAGAAACACAAATAGAACATGTTTATAAGGTACAAACAGAGGAAGCGAAGAGACAAGCAGAGGAATTAGAGGACAAACTAGATAACCTTACCCGTATTTTAGATATAGAGAAACAAAAAAGTAGTACTTATCAGGCAGAGAAAGATGAGGCATTAGGAAAGTTAACTGAAATGCGACTTACCGTAAAGTCACTACGAGATGCAGTACAAGATAAGCAGGGAGATATTCGTAAATTAGAGAGAAAGATTGAAAATGATAAAACAAGAATAAACAACTTGGTCAAGGAAAAAGAGGAAATCATACGGTCGAGGGTTGATTCAGAGGAACATGTATTGTTAAGTAATGAACTAGAAAAGCAAACAAAAGAAGTAGATCGTTTGGGAGGAGTCATTACAAGAATAGAGATAGAAATGAGGAAAATAAAATACGAAAAAGAATTGCTTGAACATGAGATCGAATTCTTAAGAGATGGAGATAAAAACATAGAGGAGTTCGGAAGAACCAATAAATTAGATACATTCAAATTTGAGAAAACGGATTTAATTTATATAAAGGTATTCGATGACTTACCTTACCTTCGACTGGCCACAAAGATGTTCTTCGATAAAATATCCGAGAAATACGGTGGGAGGTCTCATATGATGATTTTAAAATATGATGATGGGTTTGATAATCAATACTTTGATGGTGTACCTCTTTGGAGCAAGGTTAAGGATGTTCCCTCTACAGATCGTATCTTCCGTATCTTCCCACATTCTTCTATGTTTACGAAAGCAGATACATGGGCGAAAAAAGTAAATGTTTTAGTTGTTGTTGACTACATTAAAAATAGTGAGTACTACATTTCTTCTCAAGCAAAAGAGCGATACATGAGTGTTGTTAGGCGAGAAATAGATATAGATAATTACGGTTTGAAAGGAAGTCCAATAACAATAGACGGAAAAAGTGTGTATGACATACAGCATGATCCAAAAATAAGCGGATCAGGTATTAAGCAAAACAGGCACAGAATGGTTTCCAATAAAGTGGATACCTGGATTAAAAACATTGAATAGGGGTGATATAATTGTCTCTTTTTAAGAAAAGATTATCTAAACGAGAAAAACTGGATAAAACAGAAATGGAAAGTTTCTCTTGGGGTTTTTTCGATGCCCTTAACTTATATACGAGAATTATTGCAGATAAGATTACAAAGGGGAGAACGGATAATCCAACAGAAAAACTAGGGGAAAATAGGGTTTTAGGAGATAAACAGTTTTATTACTCCGTAAATAGGGTGTTTACAAAACAAGGGATAAAGAAACCTTATTTCATTGACCTACCACAGTATTCAGACCGGGGGTTCGTTACCGATTTAAGAGAAGATATAAATAGAGCAGTACAGGCCTATAATCAAACGCATCGATTAGAAGAAAACGTGTCTGTAACATGTATTATGGACAGCGATAATTTTAAAGTAAATTTAGCACAGGGAAGAATGCAGGGTCGATTCAAGTTATGGGCTAAACAATATGAAAAGATTATGCAGGAAGCAGAAAATAAAGGGTTAGAAGATGAATTGAAATCTGATAAACATACAAAAGCTACAAAACACAAAGTAGGATCTTATTTATATATGAAAGAAGCGGTTGAAGAAGAAAAGGCATCTTTCTTTAAAACAACTATTATTTTAGAACTTGTGGCTACGTCAGATGAAATTTTAGATGTGGCAGATGACGTTGTAAAAGCATTTCTTTTTCAAGCGGAGTCTAGGGCAAGAGAAGTATTCATCCAAACGAATGAGTATATGCGGACATACACACCTGTTACAAATCAAAAAGATTCTTTAATAAGAAACATGAATACAGGTAATGTGTATGCAGATGATACATTGAGTAGTTTGTCAGTCACTACACATGGAGTGATTGGAGATAACACAGGGGTATACCACGGGGTGGATATCCTTTCCAGGCGAGTTGTTACGTTTGATATGTATAAAGGAAGTGACGTTAAGAACGTCCTTCTTACAGCACGATCCGGGGAAGGGAAAAGTCAATTCGCCAAAATGTTGTATACGTTTTACAGTGCAGAAAAGAAATACAGTACAGTTGTCTTTGATTACGAGGGGTCAGAGTATTTACCTTTGGCAAACGTAATCGATGCACATGTTATATCATTAACAAAATCTAGTGGTAAGTTTGTAAACACAATGGTTATTAGTGACTTAACAGGTGATCCAGAAATAGATTCCATGCTTAAAATAGATGCACAGGATGCAACCATACGAATATTTAACCTACTTGTAGACGAGGATTACGGTATGTCTGCCGAACAACTAGCCATTTTAAGTGATGCTATGAAACAAGTATATTTAGATTTTAAAGTTACAGAAAATCAGGAAAGCTGGAAGAACAGCAAGGAGATCACCTATTTCCATTTATATGTAAAGATCAAAGACTTCTTAAACACAAAAGAAGGAAAAGAAATGAGGGAACTGCATGGAGTAGAAGAATTAAAGAATTTTTCTGTTATATTAAGACCGTATTTTGAAGAGGGAGGTCTCCACAAACATTGGTTTGAGGATTCCATATCTATACAGGAACTCATGGATAAGAAGCACATTGTATTTAGCTTTGGAATGGGTGGACAGGAAGAAGCAATGATAGATGAAAAAGCATTAGCATTGCGACAGCTATTTGCAAGCCACATCACTACAATGTTGTCTAACCATAATGCGAAAAACAATATAAAGACAGTTGTATTTGTAGAAGAACTTCAAAGATACTTAAAGCAGCGATTTTCCGGGGAGATCATTTCCAAGTTTACGAGTGGAGGGCGTAAAAACGGATTAATAACTTATCTAATAACAAACGCACCGAGTGAATTGTTAAACATGAGTTTAAATATGGAAGACCATATAAGGGAAAATGCCAGTACAATCATGGGTAACATCTCCATGTATTTAATAGGAGCATTACTGAAACCAGACATGGATGCTTTAATTGAAAACTTTAACTTACAGAATTCAAGGGGAGTTTTAAATCAATTAACGGATATTGCACAAGGAAGTGTAGACAATTCAGGGATGAAGTACTGCTTTTATGTACAGTACAGAGGACAGGGAGGAATACTAAGAATGTTATCACATCCCGCCTTAGATGATTTACCTCTTTATAAGACAATTGATATGAAAGAACCAAATTCCTCTGATTACAGCAAGCATGATGATAAAGGGTTACGAACCGTTGTCGATATGCCGCAGGATAGGGTAGAAAAGGGAATAGAACGGGCTGAAAAAGAAGATATGGAGAAGAAACAAAACAAGGCTTCCTTTAATGAATACACAGATGGAAGAAGAGAAGATAAGGGAGTATGGGGAAGTAAGGTAGATATAAATACAAGAGGAACGGGAAAAAATACAGATAAGTTTGATGAGAGTGATTTTGATTTCGACTGATATACTATAACTGAGGATAATAAAGGGAATGAATAGAAGTATAAAGACGATTGATATTAAGTAAATAAATTACTAACAAGGGAAATAAACAAGTATCAATGGGTATTAAATTAAATGTTAATTCTCTAAAGATATATTACAGGAAATACTATATTTCTTATTACTGAAAACAATCCGTATAAGTTAATTGAATAGATATATCACCAAGATGGAGGAGTACTAAATGTACCCTCTATTTTTATTGGTATATGGAGGAAGGAAGATAACATTTAACGGAAAGAGAAACCGCTACTGATAGACATGACTATAAATAATGTTTGAAAGAGAACAAATCAAATTCGTTGAAATTTACGATAAAGGGGTTTTTAAGTCATGTCTGCAGATAAAGATTATGTACGTTTGAGGGAGTTACTACTGTATTTTATTAAATCGGAGAGATCCCCAAAACAAGCAAGAGGGGCAATTTTCTACACATATGTTAGTGGCAGTCTTGATCATGTTGTTATAGGGGAAAACGAAAAAGAGTCAAGGGTGATGAAACAAGTCAGAAAAAGATACTTTGAAGGGAAAGGAAATGCACATGAACCAACGAAGTTCTATGAATATTTTTACCGTAAATTTAGGAAAGAGATACAAGAGACAAGGGAGAAGTTAACAGGTTTCCCGTATAGCAAAAAACAAAGGATTGGTTAGCAATGCAAATGATTGTTGATATAAGTTTAATTATATTCATGCTTTTATTTTCCTACGCTTTTGGAAGGAAAAGTGAATCAGACAATAAGCCAGTTGTTCCGCAGGAGGTAACATGGTTTACGTTATTTTTACTGATGGGAATACTTTTGCTACTAAACTTACCTTCAATCATTCAGATGATGGCAAGTTACGGAGAATAAGAAATTAATTAAACCGAAGAGGTATATTTAAGAGAATAAAAATCCTCAACCTTAAAAGGGAAAGGAGGCAATAATACATGTTAGATTTTAAAAAGAAAGATCTATTTAAGAGAGAACAAGTTAAGATGCGAAATTTTCTCGATAAAAAATTACTTACTAATTCCCAATCAGAAGCGGATGAGTACACTGCACAAATGAATGGGGACGGTATGGGAGTTTTAGAAGCAGGGAACTTTATCGATGGTGATGCACTTGAAATAGGTGGAGATAGTGACGGTTTCGGAGGGTTTGGTGGCTTTGGAGAATTCGGAGAAGACGATGGCTTCGGAGGATTCGGAAGTGCGGGAGATAGAAGTGGTGTAAAAGGAGCAACAGATTGGCATTATCAAGGCCAACCATTGAAAACCTTCTTCATGTCTCCCCTTTACATGATAAAGTATATTTTCCAGGATTTGACCAATGATTTTCCGAAGGGGAATGAATGGGTAGGTATTTTAAAGGTACTTAATACGGTTAATATATTTTGTGTTATCACCGCTTTATTTGCAATGGCATTAGGTGTAAATACGATATTTTCCCCAATCTTCCAGTTAATTGCTGGGTTATCCATGCACATTCTAACCACAATTATTATCAAAGTTGGATTTAAAGAAGATACAAAATTAATACAGTTCGCAAAAGAAATAATGAATAAAGATGACGAGAGTACGGGGTTAGGTGATGAAGATACGTCATTTTCATTATTTGACGAGGACGAGGGAGAAGGTCTTGAACTTGGACACGATATGGATGCAGGTGGAATGGCATTTGGTGCATTAGAAGAAAGGGAAGATTCCTTATTTGGAATGGATGATGGAGAGGATGATTATGAAGAAACGGAAGATGAGGATGAAGATTTCGATACAGGGAGTGGTTTAGCAGAATCTCCTATATCGGTTGAATCGGATGATTCGTTTATGAATGATCTATTAGAAGTGTTTGCAAAAAGCGATAGGTATATGGGTAAGATGATCCCGGAACGCATACAATTAGTTCACAGTTTTAGTGAGTATCTAATTCAAAACAACAGAAACTTTGGAAGTTGGGTAAGACCAAGGGAGAACGGGGTTGTTTATAATAACATTGCCTACGCATTGTTTAAAGGTTTATGTCAGTTGGAAACTCAATTTGCTAGTTACCAAAATGAGGACAGAATGCATATTATAGATATTAAAGAAAGTCCTCTTTTATACCGCATCGAATTAGAGTTACCTGATTACTTCAAAGAGCGTAAGATACAGTCTAACCTTAAAGTTTTGGAAGATGTTTTAAAAGAAACCGAAGATGATTTAAACGTATCAATTATCGTTTCAACTTTCCAGGGAAACTTTGTTATTAAATTACTTCGTTTGGATAACAAGCAATTAGTTACTCTAGGAGATATTTTACGGTTTAACGATGAGGATAGAGGCTATGTAGGACTTAACGCTTTTGCAGATGATGATTACGGGTTGCCTGTTTTAATGGGACTCCAAAATAACGAGAACCCTTATATAGTGGATTGGGAAGCAAACACGTCTGGGACGATTATAGGGGGATCTGGAAGTGGTAAGTCTTGGGCAACATTTGAAATGATGCTTAACTTTGTCATATCGAATGATTATAATAACGTAAACTTTATTGTTTTAGATGCAAAGAACGCACCATTTTGGAATGCTTTTGCGAGGTTTCCACACGTATTAGGGTATCATTACGACCCTGGGGAGTATATAGATATTTTAAGGGAAGTGGAAGACGAGCGTAAAAGAAGGCAGGAAATGTTAAATGAGTTAGGTGCGGAGGACATGAAAGGGTACAGAAAGTCCCTTCGCAGAAAGAAAGAGTATGATAAGTTAAAAGAAGTACCGCTTCTATTTTTGGTTGTAGACGAGATTACCGCTACGATGGCAGAGTTGAAAGAAACAGATGAAGAATTATTTAAGACGGCTGCTAACTTATTAGGACAAATATCATCCAAGGGAAGATCCGCTGGGGTAAGGGTATTAAGTATTGGACAGCGTTCAACATTTGATTCCGTACCTAAAACATTAATGGCAAACTCATCCTTTAAATTTGGAATGAAAATGGAAGTACAGAACGACTTCATTACTTTATTTGGCGATGACGTGAAACGATACAAAACACCGAACGCAACAGGAATGGGATTATCCAAAACAGAAGGGTCAACAACCTTACAAACAATTAAGACCCTTACTATTGGGGGAACGAATAACGAGCAGATGTTAATGCTTATCAGAACACTTGCTTTTGATTGGCTGCGGAGAAGTCACGGGGTAGATGATGTTAAAAGATTACCACCTAATCTCCCGTTTCAGAAATCCTATAATAGAGATCGGTTTTATGACAGGAGCATGAAAGAAATGCAGGAAGGAAGGATTTTAGTTCCTTCCGTTGTCAACGAAGGGTACGAAGTTATTTTCCCAGATGAAAGTAGTCAGCAGCAAGGCCACAGAATCCAAGCTATGCAAGACAGATTAAAAGCAGCGGAGGATAAAAGGAGACAGCATGAAAAACAATTAAGAAAAGAAGAAGATGAAGAATTGAATTGGGTAAGTGATGTGGTGACACCAACATTTGAGGAAGAGCGGGACGAGGAAGAATTACCCCCTTTAGCAGAAGAAGATTTCACAAATGAGGATTTCGGACAAAATCATTTCGGAAGTTTTGATACGGATAGTGTTTTTGGGGGAACAGAAGAAAATCAAATTTCAGGTGGTTTTATAGAACAAACAGAAAGTACCCCCTTCCCGGAAGAAATTAATCGAAAGGAAGAATATCAAGAAACATGGAAGAGTGAAAATGAGGACAGTTATGAGACTATAGAAGGAATGGAAGGAAATTCTTTTGGAAAGGGACTAAATCAACTTTTTCAAGAAACGCAAGATGAACCGATTAACAGCTTTCAAGAGGAGGATATTGGGTACGAGGAAAATGAAGAAGACGATGTAGAAGATATATCCTGGGAACAGATTTCAAGCAAATTTGATTTCCCCGATATTGATGATGAAGAGGATGGGGAAGAAGAAAATGGCGATGTACAGCCGTTTCCTGTAAAAGAATTTAGCATTGATAACGAAACTATAGATACGGATATAGATGATGCAACGGAAAGGGAAATATACAAAAATGAGGAAAATTATTATTTAGAAACAGATAAAGAAAATAAATTAGAGGAAGAAAAAGAAACTAATATAGTATCTCTGGATCAATTAATGCAGAAATATGAGAAAGAAGAAAAACAGGATCAAAAAATTGGTGAAGATGGTGGTGAAGTTACTGACGAAACCGTAGAGGAACATTATGGTGAAACTATAGGTGAAGTCGGCATAAATAGGTATAAATCACCTGAAAAACCCCTAGAAAAGCCTATAAACACAGAAATAAAGGATACTTCACTCGAGTTTCACCACGAAGTTCACCATGGGTTTCACCATCCAGAAACAGACAATTCTATTGTATCTTTGGATAGTTTATTAACAGATGCCAAGGAAGAATTAGAAGAGGAAGAAAAACAAGAGGACGAGGAAAGTGACAATAAAGAGGTAGAACAGAACGAGGCTGCCTTGCTAAGAAAGCAATTATGGGAAAGAGAGCAGGAACTAAAGCACTTAAGAGAGCAACAGGAAACGGAATATAACTTAAAATTAGAGAAGGAACGAGAAAAACGGATTCAGTTACAAAGAGAAAAAGAATTGAAAGAAGAAGAACAACGGAAAGCACAAGAAGCAAAAAAAGAAGAAACACGGATAAAAGAAGAAAACCAACAGAAAGAGATTAAAGCAAGAAATGAGGAAAACCAAAATAAACAGGGAACTTCCGCTACACCGAGTGAAAATCAAACGGATAAGAAGGACGGAATCGAACTTGAATTTATTTCACCCGTAAGGGAAGTAAAACAAGAACCGACTATGCCTATAAAAGCGTATATCGCAACTTATGGTACAAGCAAAGGATTTAACGTTTATATGTCTGTAGAAGAAATTAGATCAGTATACAGCGAGAGAAGAATAAAAGAAGCCTTAGACCGATTACTTATGATTGAGTCAAAAGGATATTATATAGTACGGATGTAGGGAATACCCTGCATCCTTTTTCTTTTGTTTAGCAGAAAACAATAGGTTAAATACCAAAATGGTATTTACAAATAAATAAAAGTAATGTATAATAGGAATTAGTTAGACAGATAGGAAAACAAAACAGATTATATCAAAATCAAATTTTACGGAATAACAACATAACAATAAAAATGGCTGAAAGGCATAATTACATAAAAAGGGGATAAGTTATGAAAAAACTAATGATCGAAAAAGATGTACTCCCTTTTAAGAAGTACAAGGGGTCACAAGGTGACTTATTCAACCGACTCATAAAATACATTGAACTAAAAAAAGATAACGTGAGTAAAGGATATGTGGAGGTAGTTAATCCCTGTCCCTGGTGTAAACACAAACAAGATTCATTTAATGAATTTAGCCACTACGTTCACCCTTGTGATATATGGCATTTTCCAATTGAGGATGAAAACGAAGATGACTGGCTAGAAGTAATGGGTGATTGGTTTGATTTTTCCGATGAGGAAATAAAAATTTACAGGTGTCAAAACTGCGAGCAATGGTTTATAGATCACGATAAATAATAGGAGGAATTTAAAATGAGTATGAGTATTTTAGATAAATTTGAGACAGTAGAAATTAAAAATGAAACCAGGATTTCCGAGGAAGACAAGGTATATTGTGAAACGATGCAGGATATGTATCAGGAATCCGTAACAGCAATGCAAAAGGCGATTGATATATTAAAACCGATTAGTGATAGAAATGATAAATTCAGAACAAAATATATGTATAGAGGTTTTATTGATAAGCATAACGACACAATGAAATTGGAAATCCGATTGGAAGACTATAGAAAAGAATTTATAAACAAAATTGCAAATTACTTTAGTAGTAAATATAGCGTTACTTTGGAGAAATTTAATCTAATGGAAAAGACCGAAATGAATATTACTTACAATGACATTTTAGAAGATATATTTAACCAACTAAATGGATTAAGTTTTGAAGATAAGGCAGTACAGGAATTGAAGAAAGAAAGTCAGGAACGTTTAGGAAGAAAAGATAATGCAGAAGTGAAAAAGAACCGACTTACCATTAAAGATTACATTTTTTGGAGAGAATCTTGGGATGGAAATTACAAGGAACTAGGATTTGGAAATGCGAGTGTCAATGCACTCTTTAAGTCACTTAGTCATTTTGAAACAGGAGAAACAGAGGAAATACAATGTTACGCAGATATATATAACCAACTACGAGAGGGAGAACGTTACTACGACATTTTTTCAAAATACGCACTTGGAAACAACAAAGCACAAGAAATGAAATTATATAAGAACGGTAGAGTGGATATTGATTTTTCCACAAATGAACAGGCAGAAACATTTATGAATGAGTATTTAATTGGGTAGGACAGACCCTAATAAATGTACAAAACAAAATATGACTATGCTATAATTAAATACAGGTGTAATAAGGCTTTCAATAGAGGTGGCTCACCCCTTTTACTATAAAAGGAAGGGGGTGATGGTATATGACAGTTTTCCAAAGTTTAATTCTCATGATTTCTTTTGGGAGTCTAATTGTAGCCATACTGTCATTTACAAACAAAAAATAACCACCCTATTTAGCCTGACGAGCATTTAGGTGGTTATTTTTTTGACCAACAATGTGAGTCACCCCATTGAAGGGTTGTTACACTGTATGGACTGGATGGTGTTGACGCACCTTCCAGTCTTTTATTATTATATTAACATCTAATGATAGTATACCCTATTCATGAAATTTAATAAACATTTTTTATTTATTAAGATTTTATTTAAGGAAATAAGTATAACATCAAAATAAGAGTTAATTTAAACGGGAATTAAATATCCCTGTTTTTAACATGTTTTAGTTTACATATTATATAAAATAGTGTAATATAAATATATAGAAGATGACTTTATACCCACTGATAACGTATTAATAAAAAGGAGATACATACATGTATAAGAATTTAGGGGGGATCATACCTCAAAATAAACGGGAAGATATAAACAAAAAGATACTTTACTTAATTGAAAATAATTTATGTAATAAATACAACGTTAATCACGAAGATATATTTAATAGCTATACGGGAGATGGAGGGTTACATGGGTTAGAATTCACCAATTACAACAGTTTCCATGCATATACAGAAGCAAAGAAAGAACAAGAACAGGGTCAGTTCTTCACACCACATCATCTTTCTAAGTTTTTAGTTGATTGTTTAAAACCCCAAAAACAAGATATGGTTGCCGATTTAACATGTGGAATGGGTAACTTCTTTAACTACCTACCAACACAAGAAAATGTATATGGGAATGAACTTGATATAAAAGCGTATAAGGTAGCTAAACATCTATATCCAAATGCAAATATAACCAATCAAGATATACGGTATTTTAATACAGATGTACAGTTTGATATTGTTTTAGGTAATCCTCCTTTCAATCTGAAATGGACATATAAAGATGGGGAATACAGCAGCCAATTAGTTTACTGTATGAAGGCATATGAGTTATTAAAACAGGGAGGAATGATGGCTCTAATCGTTCCTAGTAGCTTTCTGAAAGATGATTTCATTGATAGTGGAGTTATCAAGAAAATAGATAATATGTTCAATTTCATATTTCAGGCTGATTTACCTAAAAACAGTTTTAAGAATGTTGGTGTCGATGTATTTGAAACCAAGATAATGATCTTCCAAAAGAAAGGCAGTCATTTAACAGATAAGCCATATTCCATTCAATACAGGGAAGAAGTAACAGATACAGAAAATGATAGCAAACGACTATATAAAACGTATGTAGAGCCTATTATAAGCGATAGAGATAAGATCAAGAATCAATTAATGTTGGAAAATGCCCAAAAAGGACAAGAGGAAAGGGATTTTCAGTATAGAGTAAAGAAGTTACTGTTCGATATTAAAAGAAACAAGAAACTAAAAAAGTATCATGAAAAGAGTGAACAGTATGTAACAAGATATTATACACAAAGAAAGCCAGATGACATGGAGTATGATCAATGGTTAAAAGTACGATTAACTAAAAACAAGGTAATCAGTTATTTGAAAACAGCATTAAAAAAACAACATCAGAATGAACAGGATAAAATCGAACTTGTTAAAACAAGATACGGATTGAAACTCAAACCATACAGCCGAAAGAAACAAATTCAACTTTCCAAGGAATATAAGCATAAACCCACATCCTTAACATTTAATGAAATGATAGAGAAAGGGATATATCCTTTTGAGAATAAGAAATATGCACAACTTGTAGAGAAAAAGAGGAAAGAATATAAAAGACAGGAATTGGATTTTTCCGATGTAGAACCGGGAGAGGATGTTAAGAAATTTTTAGAGTCATTTGAACTTGTAGATACAGATAATAATGAAGTAATTAAGCCTAATGAAATTCAGAAGATAGATAGCGGTAAGATGTTAGAAAAGAATTATGGTTATTTACAATGGGATACAGGAGCAGGAAAGAGTATTTCCGGGATCGCTCAAATGGTTTACAGATTAAAGAATAAGCAAGTAAGAAATGTCTATTTAGTAGCCCCAGCAATTGCAATTAATAATAATTGGGATGATATTCTTAAAAGCTACAAAAAGGATTATATACGAATCAATAAGCTATCAGACATAACGAATATTAAACAGGGACAAATTGTAATTATGACATATAACATGTTGGTAAAGTATAAGCGCTTTATTAAGAAAGATGTAAAGATGAAAAATAACAAAGTTATGTTTGTATTGGACGAGGCAGACGGTATAGCGAATCCATCTTCAAAACGGACAAAAGCGGTATTAGATTGTTTTAGAAGAGTAAAATATAAACTACTTATGTCCGCTACAAGCACAAGAAATAATATACCTGAGTCCTTTACAGCCTTTGAAATGCTTTATAACAATTCCATCAATATGACGTGTCATGCAGATACCATTTACATGGAAGATCGTAAAACAAAGGAATTAGTAAATAAACCTAACGAATTGTATAAGAAGCCGTTCCCTGCATACAGAAAAGGGCACACTTTATTTAAAAGGGCATTTTCACCCGAAAAAGCAAGCGTTTTTGGAGTAGGAAAGATGAATCAAGACATTTACAATAAAGACATTCTAAAACAATTAATAGATAAAACCATGATTACAAGAACATTTGAGGAAGTAAGCGGAAAGGATATATATAAAATTGTCCAAAACACATGTAAATTTAATTACCATGAAAAAGCGTTATATAAGATCATTGTGGATGAATTTTATAAATTAAGTCATTTATTCCGATCAACAGGGAACACAAGAAAGGATGCCATGCTTAAGATCATGCATCAATTAAACAGTCTTTTAAAAGCATGTGTTACACCTAATGACTTTTCTGATTATGGGACAACAAAAACACCTACAAAGGCTATTGAAACAATAAACAAGTTAAATACATGGGAAAATGAAATAGCAGTAATAGGGTGTACACATTTAAAGACAGTAGAAACATATAAAAGATACATTCAAGAGCAATTCCCAAACAGGCCTTTATTTGTTATTACGGGGGAGATCTCTTTAAGCAGGAGAAAGGAAATTGTTCAAGAATTAAAGGAAACGACAAACGGAATCTTACTATGTACACAACAGTCCCTTTCAAGCAGTATGAATATTGATTTTGTGAATAGGGTTCTTATTATTGAAATGATGTGGAACTTTGCAGCACACAAACAATTCTTTGCGAGGTTCATCCGCTACACATCTAAGCAACAAAAAGAGATTCACTTTTTAACAGCAGAGAATACGATTGAATCTAACCTTTTAAAGTTGATCATGGACAAAGAAAGGCTGAATTCATTCATGAAAAATGATGATGTTGAAGAATCTGAAGTGATGGATCGGTTTGGAGTGGATTACGATATTTTAAATATGCTTTTAACCAAAGAAACAGACGAGGACGGAAACAGTTATATTAACTGGGGAAATCAAAAGGTAGTTTAGAAAGAAAAGGAGGATCTTAAATGGACAAAGTTTTTTCTGTTGATAGGGAAGTGCTATTTTATTCATTTAGGTATGCTTTGGGAAGACGGACTTTTGCACCAAGCAATGTTGTTGAAAATATAAAAGCAAACATCCAACGTGTAAGCGATGGTGATATGAAAGCATATATTAAAGAAATAAATAAGTGCAATTATTTTGGAGATAAAATGGATGAAAGGTTTTGGAAAGAGTTTAAAGATTATTTAGAGGATGAATTAAAGCAACGAAACTCAAATGAAGGGTAGGAATTACCTACCCTTTAAGCATAAAATTAATGTTGACACCTAATATAATGTAGTGTAATATAATGGGTAGATAGGACAGCACGATATATAATAAACAATAAAAAATGGAGGAAATTGAAATGAATAAAACCTTAAAGATTACATCAAATCCATACAGAATAACTATGGTTGTTAAGTTAATTGAAAAGGGAGATAAATGGGGATTGCGGGATATGCTTACATATGACGAGGAAGATCCAATGGTAGAATTTAATACAGAATATGGGGGATATATATCAAGATATTATTTATCAACTTTTACGAAGGATAATGAGGGTATTTGGTTAGAAGGATCTGATGAAACATTGACGATAGACGGAGAAAACAAAAAAGAGATTGTTGAATGGATTAATAGTGTTACGAAGAAAAAGGATAATGGAGAACCGAAAAAATTACAGGAGTTAAACAAATTCACCGAGATAGTACATAAATTAGGAGAGAAGATGCTAGAAGAGTCGGAGGATTATGCAGAGGAAAGGGTAAATACTCCACCAGAAAAAGTAATGATAACGATTTCCATTAAAGGAAACAACATAGAAATCCCTTTAACAGCGACATCTTATGATGGAATAGTTGAACTCTTAGAAGAGGAAAAAGAATATGTAGAAAAGGGATACTGACTAAAAGGATATCCATTACTATTAGAGGGTGGGAGTATTCCCATCCATTAATTATAAAAAATAATCGATATATAATAAAATGTAATGTCAACAGATGTTTAGATAATAAATACCATTTAACAGATAAAACAATGTGTAATAATGCACTGGGAGGAATTAGAATGAAAAAAATAACTCGAGATCGATTACAAACATTTAATAATAAGGTTATCCAATTAATTAAACATCATGGAGCAGTAGATAGTAATTTATCGGGGTATGATTATAAAATTGAAACAGAGGAATTAGGAAATTTCCATATTAAAATAGAAGATGAAGATATGGGGGGAAGAAGCGTAATTTACTCTATATATGGCAGATTTGAAGATGTAAATAAGGCATACAATTACTTGGTTATGGCTGGAGGAAATATTTATAACGGTAAGCTAAATTATCATGATTATGAATCAGATAGTTGTATCAGTCGATTAGAGACAATGCTAAATAGATTCTCACTAGCAAGTTTGAGTGTATAAGAAACTAATAAGGGTTTAAATAAAAAAGGAGAAATAAACATGAGAACAAGAATGAATAAAACTGAAAACAATTTACAGACGGTTTGGGAGCAATTAGACAACGCAAGTGGAGAACTGGATAATGCATTAACAAATTTAGGTATGATGAGAAATATTCCAGGAGAAGTGAAGAAAAGTATTGATTTAATTGATACGTCACAAATCGTAAATTTAAAAAATGAGATTGAGAAATTAATGAATAAAAAGGATCAGTAATACAATAGAAAAGGTAAAAGGGAGGGGTAGGTAACGTACCATCCCTTTTTCTTTTTCATGGTAAGAAAAGACAAAGAAACAGATAAATAACTGATAGAATAAATAAACCAATAAACAATGATATACATAAAGAAGAAAGGAAGGGAAAGTTTAGTCAGTAATAATTTCATATCCCGTAACTAATTTATTATTATTGAAACAAATCACAAGCATTTGATCATCAATTGGAATTAATCCTTTTTCATCACCTAGAAAATAGGAAATGTTACCCTCATCGTCTACTTTACTTGGTCTACCTAATAAATTTATTACTTCATCTTTATTCATTTCGACCAGTTCATAATGGTTCAAGAAATCTTCTACCATATAAGACCTATCTTGTGAGTTAGTTAACCACTTCTCAACGGTGAATTGCATACGATGTTCATTCAATCCCATCATGAATAAACATATAATAGGAAAAACTATACTGATAGTGGTAATAAGCATGGTCTTATTTTTAGAGATTTTAACATTATTTGATTTGTCCTTTTTCACAAGGAACAATAATATTAACAATAAAAATATTAAAGGAATCAATATTATTGACATACTTATAATACCAAAGGTTGTTCGGTCTAAGTCTATTAGTACTAGGAAAATAGTATAAAGTAATACATAGACAATCATAGATGACCAAAGGAATATATTTGTTATTTTTGACATTATTTTTTCACCTCAATATTATAAAATTCTTAAATCATACTTCAGATTCTCAAGTTTAAGTTGATACACATCATAAAACATAAGAATACCCTCTTATTATAAAATAATTGTAACACTTTAGAAGCGAGTATTGGAAGGTTTTTTATAGAGCTTGAAATAAGGAACACCTTCCAATATACTTTTTGATTATTTTATAAAAAAACGCCCCCCCAAATCATAAAGGAAATTGATATCCAGACCTAAAACGCTTTTAAATAAGTTGAAAGACGCATCATAATATTTAAATCTAATTTATAAGTTATAATAATCTTTCTAAAATTTTCAATGTACTTAATGTAGATTATTGATTTGCTATTTAAATAGTTTGTGATAGTATAAATATGGTAAAAATAATTTTAGGAGGAATTTGATTGAAAAAAAAGTTGTTGATAGCAGGTGCTTCTTTAGCATTAACTTTAGGTGTTGCAACACCTTCCTTTGCATCCAGTGATACACCTAAGGAAACAGAGCCATTCAATTATTCTACTTTTAAGGAAACCTATTACTCTAGCATTCCAGAAGAAGTTAAGAATTATGAAGTAGATACGGAAATAGGTAATGGCGAATATTACTTGACAGATGAAGAGGTAACCACGGTCACGTTCGAATCGTTAATTGCTATTAACGAAAAAATTAAAGATGATAACATTTTAGAGTTATATTCAGAAGAAAAAGCAAATGAAATTGTAGCTAAACTTATTAAGGAAAGTATTAATGACACTGAAGGAACCAAAAGTAGATCTTATGATTATGAGATTCCAGGATGGGATAATTTAAATAGTGCAGAAAAAGATTTAGCTAAAAAGCATCCTATAGAATTTACCAGTTATGCTCTCACAGCAGTTGCGGCAGGTAATCTAGCTGAAGCTTACTACGGTGAATCTCAATTATATCAAGGAAATGGTGACGCTTTCAGACATTCTTATTGGAATGCAATTCTTGTACAAGAATTAGGAAATGATCCTCTACACGGAACTCAGAGAGCACGTACTTGGACTACCGCACATGAAGCAACTTCGTCTGGAAATGACAAAGAGATGGATTTATTTAATAACGAAGTTGGAATATACCATGCATACTTGAATTTTAATGACACAAGATCACAACTAAGTGACGCTTTAAGAAAACAAGTATCACAAGGCGGATTGGTTAGAATTGTAGGAGGAGAGTTAGCTGCTACCAGTGGAGTAACTGGAAAGTAAAATCTAATATACCATTAGTCTAAGAGAAACATAGATAAGAAGACAGGATGGCAATACCCAAGGGATAGATATATTATCTATCCCTTTTTTACATAAAATGATTTACATTTATTTAAATATAGTGTAATATTATAGTTAGATAAGAAAGAAGAAAAGAGGGCGATAAAATTCCCATCCTCTTTTTTGATAAGAATTTAAGCATTAGACATCTAAAAGACTGATAGAATTTAGAACTACAAACAGTAGTTACGGAAGTGAAGATCTTTAACAGAGTTATTATAAAATAAAGTGTAATTAATTCCATAAAAGAGGGAGATGATTTAGGTGGAAAATCTAGTTAAAGTCATTGGAATAATAACCGCAGTAGCCTTATCAACAATTATTGGAATGTTAGCTTTCACAGGAGACACCTTTTGGTTAGGGTTACTGTTCGGATTATATATAGGAATGTGGTTAGGAGGTGTTTACAAGAGATCAAATCAACGAATAGAGGTAGATGAAGAAGTCACTTCAACAGATAGAGGGGGGTTTAAATGAAAAACAGGGTAATGACCTTACCTATTGGAACTAATTTCCATGTCGATAATGGGCTTTGGAATGGGAGAATTATAGAAGAAAATGGAGTAAGATATTTATTAGTATTGGAAACAGGCAGTAAAATAAAGCTTCCAAATAGGGATGTTACAGAAGATCTTGAAATTATTACAGAGGAAGAACAGATAAAAAGAGAAGAGGAGTGGAGAAAGGAATGGGAAAAAACCGGATACCTGTAAGGAAGAAAGAGTGATAGGTGGTTTTGTGCATAAAATAGGAGGGGTATAAGTGAATAGCCAAAAAAAGAAACACGATAGTTACGCATTATTGAGTTTGTCGAAAGTAAGCCATGGGAAGGAAACAGAATTATTTGGGAGTAGCATTAAACATAATAATACAGTTAGGTTAAGCATTAAACCTGCTGCAGTAGACAGACATCTAAATACAGATAGGTATTATAACGCGGGAAGAGAGTACATTGAAGTAGAAATGTCCTATTCTCAATTTGCCGAGGCAATGGTGTCAATGAATCAAGGAGAAGGAATACCTTGTACATTAAAGTATTTAAATGGAAAGAAGATAGATACACCGACATTTGACAATAAGCGTTTGGAATTTGAAAATGAGTTTTCAGATAAAATGAAAGAAATAGGCAATAAATTAAAACAGCTAACAGAAGAGGCAGAAGATATTTTAGAAAATAAGAAGACCGTTAATAAAGGCGATAGGAATCAGATACTAGGGCAAATCAAAAGTTTACATCAAGAGGTAAATTCTAATATACCATTCTTTTTCACAATGTTTAACGAACAAATGGATAAAACTGTAACTGAAGCTAAGGGAGAAATTGAGGCCTTTACACAAAATAAAGTTAATACATTGGGAATGGAAAAGATGGATGATTTAACTAAATTGAAATAGCTTGGCGATACTAACAAACATTTAACAGTAAAAAAAGAAAGAGGTAAATATAAATATGGATATAGATAAAGCAAAATTAGTTAAGTGGCTAAAAGAAGAAAAACATGGTTGTAAAGTAAGAGGAGAACAGGAAAGAGAAAATGCCTGTTCAGAGTTACTACTCAAGATTAACCGTGGATACTTCAATAAGGGAAAGTGAAAATAGTTCTGTTTCTAATAAAGGGAAGTAATTGACACATATTGAGAAAGAGGGAGAAGTTAAATGTTAGCAAAATTACAACTGTGGTTTTTCAGTAGAGGTGCTGCTAAAGAAGACTATTGTTTATGGGATCGATTTGGAAATATCATACAAGATATAAGAACAAACATTAATACAAGGATCGTTACAAATAAGAAGGTGTAAATATTGAATTTAAAAGCGATTGTTTCAGGTTATATTTACAAAAATGAAAAATCAGAAAAAGATATTGAAATATTAACCCAAGTAGATAATGACGAAAATGACACAGAGGCTTTTTGCGGAATTGCCGATGCTTTATTAGATAAGATCGACACAGGAGATAGAGAAGATTATTATTACATGGCTATTGTTGAAGCTAAATTAGTAACACATCGAGGAATAGACTATACGGAATATGACACAGAATACTATGTCAATGAAATCAAAAGTATTGAAGATATTAGTGCCTAGTACGAGGGAGTGGAAACTAAAATGTATTATATTGTGTGTTTAAATGAAGGAGAATTTCTATTCGATTATGATTTATCAACTAATCAAATAGAAGTAACCTCTATGGATATCGAAGCCAGACAATTTGAATCTAAAGTAAAAGCAAATTATGTAGCTGAACGTATCGGGGGAAAAGTAAAAGAAATCAATTAGAATCACCCCATTTAAATACAAGAGGGATATTAATGTGTATACTTCCACAATATACTATAACTACGTAATCAACTATATGAGATAATAGTATAGAGGTGAGATATATGATATTTACACCAATAAAACCAATGCTTCTATGTATGGGAAAAGAAGTAACTAATAATCCAGGTAAGTTATACGATATTAAATGGGATGGGTGGAGAATACTCCTACACAAGCAGGGTAACAGAATAGAGGCCTTTACCAGACATGGTAACAATGTCACTTTTTTGTTCCCTGAACTAGATAAAGTTAAAGAAAATATAAAAGCGGATACGGCCATACTAGATTGTGAGGGTGTGGTATTAAGAAAAGGAATTTCAAACTTCAATGACTTTTCCTATAGAGGATTGCTTAGGAACAAACAAAAGATAGTAGATGCGACTGAGACACATCCTGTATCCTTTATTGCTTTTGATATTATACAAACCAATAAAACACACATGAAAGAACCCTTAATAGATAGGAAGAGACGACTACAGGAGATATTAACTCCCTCCAACGTAATAAGTCCAACCCCATTCATTCTTGAAAATGGAAAAGATATATATAAACTAACGAAAGAACAAGGGATGGAAGGTATTGTTGAAAAATCTATTCAATCCGTTTATAAGCTAAACACTAGGTCATCAAGTTGGTTAAAACATAAGCACTTTAAGTATATGGATGCAGTAATCATGGGCTACAAGGAGAATCCTTTCTGTTTAATTGTAGGGGCTGTATTTTCAGGAAAAATAAAACCTATTGCAACTGTTAAATACGGGTATACTTCCGAGGATAAAAAAGCATTTCGATCCGTTTCAAGGGGAATTATCACAAAGGAAGAGAACGGTGTTACGTGGGTTGAACCGCTACTGTGCTGTAATATAAAATATTTAGAACGAAACGAAAATGACAGACTACGAATTACCTCTTTTAATGGGTTCAAACTAGACAAACAGGCAATTGAATGTGGTTGGAATTAGAATCCTAATTATTCGTAATAGGATTCTTTTTCTTAAACAATGTGTTTACCAATAAATTAATTTAGTGTAACTTTAATTTGAGATTGCTGGAACGAAGAGTTTAAAGATAATCTAAAAATAGTTGATAAGAAAATAAAAATATAAGAAATAACAGTGAGTTATATTAAGGAGGAAGTAAATAGATGGAAATAAAGATAAGTAAAAGGAGTAGTGAAGTGTCTAAAAATGATAAGGGGATTATAGGTAAAGATGTGGAGAGTCAAATGAAGAAGGGGTTTGATTTAAACACAGTTAAGACGGTCGAGTGTTTAGAATGTAAAGAATTACATCGAACGAATTCTGAGGGTTATTTAACTGTATATGGGAATATTTGCATAGGAAAGTCAGGGGGAATCTTAGGAGGAGGTTCATGGGAAAATGAAGGAATACCAGTGAATACACTTTGTATTGAGTGCTTTGTTGAGTTTATACGAAAATACAATTAATAGGTTGGGATATTGGGGATGGAAAAATACTCAAACAAGATAATACTCCCATACCGAATACATAAGAAAAGACACTTGAAAATTATTTAAATTGAAACTATTAAGAGAAGGGTATGAAGATGTAGTTTTAAATTGTTCATGTGAAATTCTTAGAGATAGTGTTTAAATAAAAAGTGGAGGTAGGACAGGAAATGATCAATAATTTATGTAAACAGGCATATGAAACAGCGAAAGAAAAGGGGTGGCATGATGCACCGATAGAAACGGGAACGTCACTTGCTCTTATTCATTCGGAAGTTAGTGAAGCCTTAGAAGCGGATCGAAAAGGGAATCAAGAAAATTTCAAGGAAGAACTAGCCGATATATGTATTAGAGTATTTAACCTGTGTGGGTCAAGGGGAATTGATTTAGAGAACGAGATTTTAACGAAAATGGAGAAAAATAAAGATAGATCATATAAACATGGAGGAAAGGCCTATTAAAAGGAGGAATACATTGGTAGACATCGATTTAAACAAATCTAATTTAACATGGTTAGAGGAAAGAACAATTATTTTATCACCTACAGGCAGTTATGCATATGGAACAAATACAAAGGAGTCTGATAGAGATTATAAAGGTGTTTGTATTCCACCTATTGAATATTATCTGGGATTGGAATCCTTTAATGAGTATAATAATAGTGGGGGTAAAAACTTCAAGAATACAAAAGATGATGTTGACGTGAATATTATTCATATCAATAAATTTGTAAAAGATGCAATGAGGGGAGTTCCCAACAATATTGAAATTTTATTTGTCAGAGAGGAAGACTATTTAAAAGTAACCGATCTAGGACGGATTCTTATTGATAACAGACATCTTTTCCTTTCTAAACAGATCCTAAAAACGTTTGGAGGTTATGCATATTCCCAACTTCAAAAACTAAAAAATAAGAAGTCTAATGGAACAGGAAGACATGATCTCATCCAAAAACATGGATATGATACAAAATTTATGGCTCATAGTATTAGGTTGCTGACAAGTGCAATTGAGATCCTGGAAACCGGGGACTTCTCAACATATAGACCGAACAGAGAACACTTACTTGAATGTAGGGAAGGTAAGTATACATTTGAAGAAGCGGTTGAAATGATTGCAGAATATGATACTAAATTGAAAGAAGCAGCGAATAGATCTGACCTTCCAAAGACACCAGATTATCAAAAAATTAATAAGATGTTGGTTGAATTAAATAAGAGAGGTTTGGAATTATAACCAAAAGGGTTATTTTTTCCAACCTCTTTCTTTTTCTTTAAAAGAGGTAGCCTTTGGTCCATACAAATATTCTTCCATTACTTTACAGGTCATATCCCTTAACTCACTTGGAGTATAGGAAATAACAAAGGATTCACTTTCGGTACTTACTTTGTATTCTACGGATTATTTATTTTTGGATATGATCTTTACATCTATATGCAATTCGGAGTATAATTTCCTTTTAATTGTATTCAAATCTCTTTGGATATTCTCAATGACAGAATCTAACTTATCCATGAAAACATTCCCCATCTCAAAAGACTTAAATAACTCACGATCCTTATTCAAAACTTTAAGCGCCATGGGAAGTACAAAGGATTGTTCTACAAGAAATTTTTTGTTAAGATTCAATACTACTCACCTCGCCTTTCATTATTTTATTTATTATACCAACAGGAAGCAGGAAAGTGAATATGGTGGAACAATATACCTGAAACAGGAAATTAAATGAATATACAAGGAGAGGTAACATGTATATTTTAAAGTACTTTGATGGAGATGAAATAGTACTTAGCAAAGGAATAGATAAAAGCTATGCTATAAAAATGGCAGAAAAGAATCAAACTATATACCAAGTTATTAGGAATAATCGAGATAAAGAAATAGTATGGGAAAGAGAAAACCCGGAAGAATAATACAGGAATAACGGGAGAATGAATAAGATATAAGATCCTTAAGGGATTATAAATAAAAGAATTGGTAGGGAAAAGAATGGACGATGAAATAAATAAAGAAGATAAAGAAAAACTTCTTGAAAAACTAAGTAAGGCTCAATCAGATGAATTGGTTACATTTGCTTCGGAAGAATGGGAACTTCTTAAAAAGTTATTAAAATAGGAGAGACGAGTATAAGAACAAGGATTATTAGTTTAATCCTTTTAATTTTGCTTTATTCATTGACATTTAATATAAAGTAATGTAATATTAGGTATACAGAAACGATATGGGAGAGATAAACATGAGTACAAGAAAAAAGAATGGTTCAATGAAAATTATATCAACAATAATTGCTATAGCAATTGTAGCAGGAGTTCTACTATTTGGTAGTAATGACGTAAAATATATGGTATTCGATACATTAGGAATCGATGGTGTTGAACAATTTGCAGAAGAACCAGAGTCTAAACAAGATAGTGCTATTATAGATAACGGTAAATCAGATTTTACATATGAAGAATTACAGCAAACAGAAGGATTTATAGAGTTTGGAGAGTTAGATCATTTAGGTAGAGCAACAGCAGCTAACGCAACAATCACAAAAGACATGTACAAAACAGGAACAAGTGCGAATCAGAGTATTAAGCCTACTGGATGGATAAGCGGTAAAAAGCCACACGGACATGCAAGAGGACACTTAATAGGAAATCAATTAGGTGGAAGTGGAGATGACGAGCGTAACTTAGCAACAATTTACCAAAACCCTGTAAATACACCTAACATGACAAAGTATGAAAACGAAGTAAAGAATGCAATTGTAGAAGGTGATGTAGTACGATACCGAGTAACACCAGTATTTGACGGAGATGAGTTGTTTGCAAGGGAAATCCGTATGGAAGGAAAAAGTTTAACAGATTGGGGAACAGTTGATTTTGATGTAACGATTCCAAACGAAAAAGATGAAGACGATGAAGAATAATAAAAAAAGTAAAGGTCATTCTTAAAAGGGTGACCTTTTTTGTTGATAAATGTTAGGTAAGAATAGAAAGTAAAACAAGGTGAAGGTGGTGTACGATAGGAAAATAAAAGGTGTACTATTAGTAACAGGATTAACTATTTAAATGAGTCTAAATAATTCATTTACTTTTAAAATAAAGTAGTGTATAATAGAAAATAGAAAGCACAGGAGGGAACGGAATGATAAAAGACATCGATGGTCTTAAACCAGGAACAAAGATAGAATACGGTATGTTTACAAATATAACTTTTGAAGGCACGGATAGTAAACACGTTATTATGAAAGATAAAAATGGAAATGAAAAAAGGGTATTTAAATCTTTATTTAAAAAGTATGGGAACATAGTTAACAAGTAAAGCAAAAAAATAAGGAGGGTATTTACATGAACATGTTCAAAAAAGTACAAGAAGAAAATCCAAATATAAAGGATAGTGAGGTAACAAACGTATTAGGGGAACATGGGGTAGAAGATATAAACGACTATTTGATATTTAGCGATAAGAAGGATAGAAAGACTTTTCTTAAAACATATGAAGTATTAAAAGATAAAAACACAATCACCTTTAAAGAGGATGAACAAACCCTTATAGCACAAACAATAGATGGAGATTATGTGATAAGTAGTTTGGACGGAATTAGAGTAGTGGATGTGTCCTTAGATAAGAATATTGAAGAGTTTTATGAGGGGTATACCTCATTGGAATTTTTGAGTGAGTATGTAGATGGAAAAATAAAGTCTAATATTTTAGCACCTATGGAATAAAGGAGAGATATTAAAATGGAAATCATAGAACTGTTCGAGTCACTTTCAGGAAGATACCACTTGGAAGAAAATTTTAAGGCACGTTTGAATGTTTTAGTTGTAGACAGATACATAGGGGAAGATGATTCTGAAAAAATGATGCAAGTTATCCGACATGCAATTATAGATGGAAAAGTAGAAGCGGCTATGGAAGCGTATGAGTGGGAACTTGACACGCATACAAGAGAGGAAACATTTAAGGTAGTGGAAGACGTTTACTGGATAGGAAGCAGTAAAAAAAGAAGGTAATAAGGGGTCAAATACTAAACAACGTCCATGAGGGTGCATACAATGAAGAGGTTAGTAATAATTCTATATGAAGTATTTATGATAAGTCTGGTTATTTTTTCATTAGTTTACACCTGGCTAGGCATAGGCGGAGCTGGTAAGCTTTTTGTTAAAATAATGTGGATGATATTCCTTGTGGACGTTGTAGCAAGATTTGTGGCAACTAAGGGGAAATGGAAATATTTAAAAGAAAATCCGTTTGATGTTGTCTCTGTTATTCCTTTGGAGGATTCATTACTCCTTGCAAGGTTTGCAAGGTTAATTAAGTTATTCAGATTAAAAACTGCATTAAAACGATATATCAATCCATTTATTGAATACATGAAGAACATTAGTCTTAAGAATATAACACTTGTTTGTATAGGAATAAATATAGTTGGAAGTATCCTTGTATATAGTAAAACAGACTGGGGTATAACGAAAACCTTTATATGGGTAGTTAGTAATTTTATAAAATTTAATTATATAGAGGGAATGAACGACAATTACATTTTAGCAGTAGCTTTATGTGTAAAAATAACAGGGGTTGTTTATGTAGGGAGTATTATAAAGGAGTTATTACAGTTTTTAAATGAAAAATTGCGAGGAAGGCTTAAAAAACAAGACAAGCAAAAAACATATAATATAAACGAGAAAGAAAGACTTGAAAATAAAGGGTAAATAATTATACAAAACTATTTACATTTAAATAAATATAGTGTAATATAAAGATAAGATCAAATTACAAGTAGCAGAATAAATGAACGTCTAACAAGATTAAGGAGAGATAATAAATGGGAGCAACAGACTTTGTAGAAATTATCACAGCGAGTTCACCACAAGAGGGGTATAAAGAGATAGTAGAAGACTATATTAGTATGTATGGGAACGATCCGTATAACGGAACAATGAGTACAAGTAGATTAGGAAACGTTGTAAAAAGATACGACAAGTATTTAAAGAGGAACGAGGACGAAGCCTTTAAATACGTACACGATGAAAACGGAGGGGAAAAGGGCGTTGCAAAGGTAATTGATTTAGGTGTAGTTGAATGGCGGGCAATAACTATTAAAAAGAAAGCAACAGGCAATAAGCCAAGTTATAAAATGATGTATGTTGTAGAGAAAAATGGAGGTTTCCAAAGTCAATTTAATAGTAAGTTAAAAACATTTCCGACCAAAAAGGAAGCGGACGATTACGCTATGAGATACCTAAAAGACAATTCAGCAGAAGATGTTTCTGTTAAAAAGGAGTATGTATTGATTAGTGGGAACAGCGAGGTTACAGAGTTTACTAGGGAGGTAAAGACATATAAAACAAAACCAAATCTAAAATATAACGAAAATAGAACGATAATTGCGTACCATAAGTACTTATATTTTGGTTTGGCAAGTATGTAGTATCATTTAGAAAAACATTAGAGAGCATGGTGCTCTCTTTTTTTGATAATTAATTTCCCTTCAAATATAAATAAGGACAAAAAAGTAAAATTATTCACCAAAATATGTTTACATATAAATAAAAGTAGTGTATAATAAAGTTATTGAGTTAGAGATGAAAAAGTACATAAGTAACTATCTAGGAGGAATATAAAATGGCAACAATTAATCAGTTTGAAGTAAAGGCATTGAAGTATTATCCAGATCATGAAGGAATGTCAGTACCATATGGAAACTTATATTATAAAAACAGTAAAATGGGAGAGTTTCAAGCAGATGCTTGGGCAGGTCCAATGGGGTATACGCACACAAGCAAAAAGGTTTCAGAGGAAGAAATGATGAAGGAACTTAAGAGTATACAAACCAAAAACGGATGGGATGATTTTTTTGGGAGTTTTGATATTTTACTGGATGTTTTAATAGATTTCAAAGAAGATGAAACAGCATTTAAAAAGTTACAAAAAAAGAACAGTATCTATTTGAAACTAGATGTGGATATGACCAAAGAACCGGGACAGATTTTCATACATCCTTCAGGATATTCCATTTCAGAAAACGCTACTGAGGAAGATATATCAAAAGCAGTAGAAGAAATTAAAGGGGATAAGGAGAATGTACAGGTAACTGTGTATAGGAGTTTAGATGATTTTAATATGTAACATAGATATAAAAAGAAAATAAAAACAAGGAGATATAAAATGAAATTATCAGAGTTCTTTTCAAGTGGGATTATGCACAAGAAGGCTAAACTTAAAATAGACATTTCATTAGATAACGGTGAGAAGATGAGTAGGGGAGAAGAAGTAAGTGTTTTAAAGGATTATGGGGAAGGGTACTACCATATCGAACATAATGATTTTGCATGTAAAGCACACAGGAATGAGATTGACTTTATTAACTAAAGAGGACGATGGCGAGCGAAACAAAAAGACCACCAACAGAGGGAGGTCTTTTTTGTTTAAATAAAACAGATAAGTTATCCCCTTATATAAAAGGAAATATGCGTTAAATTGGAATTAGAAAGGAAAGAGGAGGTGTTTCAATGAATAAATACTCACTATATTTACAGGCATTAAAAAATGAAGTATATGAACGTATTGAAGATGAGAAGAATAAGGAACTTATCAAACGTAATGCTTTATATGGAGTAAAGGTAATTAAGTCTTTACCGAGGGAATTAACATACGATCAATCTGTTTATGCTTTTCATTTAACTAATTCAATCCAACAAATAATGAGTCAACTGACACCTAAAGAGTTTATGAACATATTCCCTATAACAAAAGATTACAAGGGATATAAGTGGGATATTAAGGATTACTATTCTACGATGGAATATGTAAATAAGTTAGATCAGTCTAGGCCTATAGGAGAAGAAATTGATAAATTTTTAAGGGAATACATGAATGAAGAAATAAACAGATTCAGTATTGCTATTTTAAGATTGATGAGTAGTATAAGGCGTTATGAAGGTAAACTTACAATAGCAGAAGAATGGGCCAGTGAGAACAAAATAGAAACATATCAAAAGCATAAAGATAATAAGGGAAATGAATTCCTGTTAGATAAAAAGGGAAGAACTCAAAAAATAACCAAGCCAAGACCGAAGCATTTAAAGGTAGTCAAATAAAGAAAAATGAATGATTGCCTTTATATTTCAAAACAAAATTAAGGAAACGAAGCTATTTAAGAGATAAGAAAATAGCTGCGATATCGGCAATGTTTAGTGAAAAGACATTAACACATAAAAGATAAGGGAGATGTTTATGTATGAGAAACAAATTAAGTAGAAACAAGAAGAAAATAGGTATTTCAGTTGTTATAGTAGCTATTTTAACAGCAGTAGTAACATTATGTAATGGTGAGGTAAAACAGCAACAGAAGAAGAAGCTGCAAATCTAAATTACAGGGATCTATAACAGTCAAACTAATAAGAGTGCCTAGGGGCATTCTTTTGTTTTATTATTTAAATTGACAAATAATAATAAGTAGTGTAACATAGTGGTTAGATAAGATAAGCCAAAAACAAAAAGAAGATAAGAAATTATCTCGAACATAAGACCAAATAGAGTAATGTTCGAGTTATGATGTATAAATTATTAAGGGAGGTTTTATTAATGGTAAAAATATTAAATAGAAACAAAGTTTTATTGGGATTATTGGTAGTTTTAACCGTGGTCATATCAGCATGTAGTGGAGAAAATGGAAAGACGTTAAAACCGAATGATGTGTTACAAGCGTTTGAGGATGCGGGATTAGCGGTTGGCGAAGATGCAAGGGAAATGACAGAGGAAGATTATGGGATGATACCAAAATCAGATGACGACATTATCTTAACGATGTCCTCTCTAGGAGAAGATGTAGAGGTAAGGATTCTCTATTATGAAGACGAGGTTCTCCTTAACAATACAAGAGATCATTACGAGATGATGGAAGAAGATATGGGAATGCCGAGTAGCCATGTATTCAAGAAAGATAATGTACTCGTACAAATTAAAGGAGATTTTTCTGATGAAGAAGCGAAAGAATTTGAAAAGGTACTAAGTACTATTAACTAATAATGCGAGGACATCTTATGGTGTCCTTTTTGTTTTTATTTTGGTTTACCTTTAATATAAAATAGTGTATTATAGTATTTAGATAAGATATTCTAAAATACATTAAATGGAGGGTATGGGAAATGAGTATATGGGAATATAAGCCAACAAACAGAAAATGTTTAGAAGGAAAGAAAGTATTTGCTGCCTATTTTGACGGAGAACTTGTAGGGTATCGTTTCAAAACACCAATGCAAACGATTAGGAAAATACAAAGAGTCTACAAGAAACTTGGTGTGCCTAGGTGGAACGAGGCAACTTTATATAACGGTTGGTACTTCCATGAAGGAAGAAACATTTATATAAACTACAAAGATGGGAAGGCCGTTGATAAGAAAACACAAATCAAAGGGATGCCAATGGGTTATGTTAGTTAAAGGAACAATTAAGGGTGGGTTGAAATGGAGTAGATTAAACAAGGGGTGGTTTAGAAATAAGCGATAAATAACCTGTATTAAGGAATAAAAGAGGATGAATAGGAGGAGTCAATAATGAAAGTATTAAATGAAATAGTAGGAAAAGATTCACCATTAATAGATAGACTATATATCCCCATTACCTATTGTTTAAACTGCGATGATCCTATACATAACAATGATACACACATCAAGGAGTATTGCGGTAGTGATTGTCAGAACGAACATGATCAAGTTATGAGGTATGTTTTAGAAGAAATTTAAAGAGAAAAAGGAGGAGAGATTAAGATGGATGAAAGGTTACAAGAATTGTTGAAACGAAAACCCAGCAAATGGGGGAATGTATCTGTTAAAACTTTTGAACAGGATATAAAACTAATAACGTCTTGGGTAAAAGAGCAGCAGAAGCTTACGAATAAACATGCCTATGAGAACGCAAGGGTAGAGGACAAAATAATGGCCTATGCGAAAAAGAACGGATTGCTGGATTATGTAGATAAATGGGGAAATAAGCCATACAGCGATGAAGATCACAATATTATTGTTATGTTAAAGGAATTGTTTGATGAATTAGATACAAGAGCAACGTAATGTCACCATTACAGGGGAGATACACATGGAACTCTGTTTCTGACAAAAGGGGATCGAAGATATGGATAAGATCAAATGTATATATTGTGGAAAAATAAATGATTTAAGCGAAACTACCTTGTTAAAAGAAAAGCAGAATGAGAATGATTCACAAGTTAGACAATTAGAATGTAAAAAGTGTGAAGAGAAACATACATTTTTTAATTAAATAATATCACAATACGTAAAAGAAGAAGAAGATGTGAATAAAACAATGGAAGTTGCTGATGTTGTGAGGGTTAAAACAAGTTTAACAGGAATTTATGAAGGAGAAATATTAGAATTTAGGGGAAGAAATACCCTGGTAAGAGTTAATGGAATTGTATCGATTGACGAATGTGATTTAGTTTAAATATAGGACAAAAGATTTGAACAAAATACGGCATAGTAAGGGGATAAATAGAATGGTTAGAATCAAACCTAAAAATTACAGTTGTTCAAGGTGTCATAGAAACCAATACACAACAGAGAAATGTCATGGGTGTGGAAGTAAAGTATTTGTAGAAGTGAAATACAGTGAAAATTACACCATAACGTTTACCGAGGAAGAGTTGGGTATTATCCAAAATTGGGGATTTATAGTAACAACGGAAAGACCGTTAAGTAAGCAAGAGAAAGAACTTTATTCCAAAATAACGAATGCCTAGCTAATAGAATCTATATAAGAAGATAGATAAGAAGATACCCTTTCCGCAGAAATTACCATGCTAACCTATAAACATGATAAGCAAAAAATGTTAAATATAGGGGAATCTGCGGAAGGAAGTCAAGTTAGGTGTGTAATGGAAATAATCAATTTAGAGTATATAGATTCCTTGATTACAGGGGAAATATTATTTATATAGGAAAAACTAAAAACCTTAATCAACGTATATACCATCATTTTTCTTATGGTCACTTACCGAAAGAATGCTATGACCAGGTAGTAGCTGTTGAGTATATAGAAATGGTTAGTAAAGGCGAAATGGATATGTATGAAATATATTTAATTAACAATGTCCTGCCCTACTTCAATACCAGGGACAAAAGAGAAGATACATTTACCTTTCAATTGCCAGAAAAAAGATGGAAAAGGTTTGATAGATTAAGGCATGATAAGCCAATAGAGGAGCCTCCTATTAATATGGAGGATGAACTAGAAATACTACAAAATAAGTTATATGAAGCAGAGTCAGAGATCAAACGAACAAGAGTAAGAATACGAGATTTTTATATAAAGAATTTAGAAAGAACTATTTTAGAGAATAAAGATATTGATACAAGTACCAAACAGAGAATGAAAGAGAATATAGACTACATCAGGTTAGAACTTAACTATTTAAAGCATTACGGAAACAAAGAAAAACAGGATCAAATCCGGGAAGAGTATTTGTCTAACCGATCGGCTTGAAGGATATACTTGTTTACGCTCGTTGAGGAGGAGACTTCCTTCCTAAATATATTAAAAAAGAACTTAGGTTTTATTCCGTTGAAATTGAATTAGACTTCTTCAATTTATTTTAACGGAACTACATAGAGACACAAAATGCGAACTAAGGGAGAGAAAATGAATGAGGGTAGATAAAACAATATCTGAATTACATCACCTCACAATAAATGGGGATGTTGTTGAAGTATCTCAAATGGCAATAAACACAATAAAAAAGTTACAAGAAGAGCTAATGGAATGGGAGTCAGGTCAACGTCAAACCGTTCAAGACTATAATGCTTATCGTGACAGAGGTGTTCAGTTATATGAAAAGGGTCAGAAAATTAAAGAATTGACAGAAGAAAACGAACGAATGAAACGAATAATCAAGTCAAATGCATTTGTTATTGATGAAAATATTTAGATCACAGTTCGATAAAATTACGTATTAGACATAAAAATAGAAGGGGAATTAGAAGGTATGAGAGAGAAACACGGGTTGAATCAGTATCGTTTAAATTATGCTAAAAACTACGCACAAAACTTTTTAGAGACAGTCAATAAAATTGAAATGATGTTCCAAATGTCGGAGCAGGGATTAGTCAAAGAGGAAGTAGCAGGGAACTATATTTCAAACAACATCAAAGAGTTAGATAGAAATTGGGAGTATTTTAAAAGCTATATCGAACAACGGGACAATAAGTAGCGGACATTTGACCGAGTTAATGAATTAGGAGGGGCTTAGATAATGAGTTGTAACAATATAAATGAATTTAATGCGGGTGATGTCGTTCTAGTACCTAGAGGGCAGAAAACCAGGCTTTTTGAAGTATTAGATATAAACGGGGACAGAGTTATTATAACTAATGACTATGTGCAAATTTCAAGGAATCCAGAGGATATTGTCATGGTTTGTAGGAAAGGGAATAGAGAAGATATTCACACGGAAAAGAAAACAGAAACTTCGGAGGGTAACAATGAGTATTAAAGACATGGTTAAAGGACACGAAGAAATTGCGAGAGACATTCAACAATTCATGTGGGAAGGGAAACCTTTTAAGAGCGAAAAGAGGAAACATACAGTAGAAGAACTTGAGGACTTTATTGAAAGTATTAGGAGACAAAGTTGGTCAAATTATGATTCAGGTTCTAAGTATTTAGGGTGGAATTAGTACGAAAAGTTCATATGAAGCAATAGGGGAAGGAATTAAATAACATGTCTAAATTATATAGAAATGATTCTTTTGAAAAGGACGGAGCCAATCACTTTCTAAGAATACAACCTACAGGGAATTCAATACCGCAACCTGCAAGAATAATTTTGAAGAAGGAATACTGGGAGGACGTAGGAGGTTTAAAAGGGTGGGAAACAACGGTTATATATGACAAAACTTTCGAGGATTGGGCATACGCATACGCATACGCAGTATACAACGAGATATTAAGGAGGTCAGGTAGAAAACCTATACGGAGGAGGTAAGGTAAAATACGGAATGGAAAGAGGGTTGCAAATGACAGAACTTGAGATATACAAATTTGTACAAGATAAAGAAATAAACTGGCACGAGGATAAACTAATGCTCTGGCTTGAAGGGGCTGAGTTACGAGAGTTTTCCGATATAGAAGGAGATAACATTGTAGAAGATGGGGGATATGAAGTTACCCTTGTTCACGGAGGATCTATCTGTATAGAGCTTAATGATATATGTGAATTACATGAGATAGATCCCGAAAACATTTTACAAAAAGAGGTGTAGTTTGTGGGGGATAAAAAAGAAGGAGTAGAACTATATACTATCCGAAAGGACGTAATTTGTTTAAGTTGTGAAAGCAGCGGAGCAGTTCAACATTACGGAAACCATTATCCGAAAGGTCTTGGAGAAAATACATACTTACCGCAGTATAAAGAAAAACCCTACATGTCCATGGCGATGGGTTTAGGGGGAACGATACCATACCAATGCATAAACTGTAACAGATTCGGGTTAATTGACTTTGGAGGATTGGAAGGATACCAGCAACAGTTTAAAAGCAATAAATAATTATAGAGGAGATGCAAACAATGGAAGAACATGTAAAAGGGTGGTTGCAAGGTACAGAATTTCTAATTGCAACAGAGCAATATTCTTTGTATATCAATAAAGGTAATAAAACCCTTCATATATTTAATGGGGAAGATGTTTGGGAAATAACGTTAAATGAATTGGGTGACTTAGGATTTAAGTAATAACAGGAATTAAGGGGAGATTAGAAATGAAAACAGGTAATTGCTTTAGAAAGAAAGTAGATCTTTTTGATTTAGTAGTTGCTGAGGTTACGGACTTTGACTTAACACGTAACAAAGTATATATAGTAAAAGGAACAACAGATGCCAGCCTAATACAAGTAAGGAATGACAAAGGAGAAAAAGATTATTATACAACGGAGCATTTCAGGTTTTATGAAGGAGAAACAATCGGTATTTAGCAACGAGGTATTCTAAGGCTAAATTAGGTATTACTGAGGAACTTTGATTAGAGTAGGTGTGTGAAATGGAAAACCGGGAAAAGTTAGCGGATATAAAAGATCATTATAGGAATGGGCAATGGGAAAAAATAGATATTAAATGGCTTATTGACCAAGCTGACTCTGTTAATCAGATGAAAGCTGAAGTTAAATATGGTATTCATTCATTAAAGAGAATTAAATTTGCGCCACAAGAATACGCACATAAAATTGTAGACGAGGAAATGAAGGTAATAAAACAGGTCAGGTCACTACACAATACACTTTAGAAGTAATTAACTAAATAAAAGGGGAAATTAAAATGGAATTTTGGGCAATAGGATACTTATATCAAGAGGATGTATTTTTCGATTTAAAAGATAATGAGGATACTATGGATATGACATCAAAGTGTTTGCTGCCAACAAAGGAGATGGCCGAACAATTCATAGAAGATCAGTTGAGTATTGATTACACACCTATCAAGATAGAATTAGAAACATTAAACAAGAATGGAGTATGGTCATGGGCAAGAGACACCGTACCACAATGGGATGAATAAGAAACAGGAAACAAATAATATAACAAAAGGATAGAAAACAACATGAGTAAAAAAACAAAAAAGATTCTTATAATAAGTATGGGAGTATTTATGCTAATAAGTACAATGCTGCCGACAATACAAATATTAGTTGGAAAGTAAGGGAGGTATAAACTATACTTCCTTTTTATTTTATCTTTATTAATATAGTTTACACATTAATAAAAGTAATGTATAATAAAGGTGTAAAAGGTATAGGGGAGCGGATAAATAGGAATAAAGAAATGACAGTACAAGACATCATCAAAGCAAACAGGGAAGGTCACTATAAGGCAAAAAGAGATCTTGCGAAAGAGGATATGAAAACATATTTAGCAGAAGAAAGAAGATTAGTTACTAAACTAAAGGAAGACCTACACCAAGCAGTCATGTACGAATATGGGTATACAGGCGAACAAGCAACAATGCTTTTAGAAGAAGTAAGTCACATTTCCTTACTAGACAATTTTATTTATGAAGTCAAAAAAGAAGCCGATTTTTACAGAGATATGAGGAAAAAGGAAGTTTCATAGGAGAATAAAAACAAAAAACAGAGGATGATTGAAATGGGTTATTATAAAAAGATAGATAAAGTCATGTTAGAAGGGGATAGATACAGTGCTAAAGGAACTCCAGGGGAGGTAAGGAAACGAGGGGTGGATAGTGAGCGTTGTATTGAAGTTGATAATAGTGTAGAAGAGATAAGATTGGTACGTTTTTATAATACAAGTGGAGAAGTGGAATATGGTTTAGCAGTAGTATTGGAATGTGTATTTGAGAACGGGGATATTGTTAGAACAACAATGGATGGGGTAGATTATCTAACCTTAGTGAAGAAATACAGTTCGGATAAAGGAACAATAAGGGGAGACTTCTTGTTTCTATTTCAAGGAGTGTTAGAACGACTTGTCGAGAGACGCGGGGAAGAACATATTTCATTCTTAAATAAATATGAACAACAAGAGGATGAGAAACTAAAGGCAAAAAATTTCAAGCTAAATGTGGGAGATATTACGGATGTACACAACAGAACAGTGTATTTAGGAGAATATTTTTATCTAAAACCGAACTTCAAAAACGATAATTATTTAAATAAACCAAGGAAGTATAAACTGTATCTTAGAATTGATGAAGAAGGAAATTATTTAGACAATGAGTTGTATGTAGAATCAGGAAAAACACAATATAATCAACCTACAGAGAAAAAAGGACATATTGAAGTCGATTTTGCTACCTTAAAAGAGATAGCCTTAGAAAGAATGGAAACAATGTTCAAAAAAGATACAGGATATCGGGAAGGGTACTTAGGGTACAGACCACAAGAAAGTCAAAATAATAAAGCGTATGTCTTAACAAATATCGCAAATACCAAGGAGGAATTGGTAGAACCAACAGCAGAAGATCTCCTTAAAAGAGCATGGTTATGTGGGTGGGATGATACTATGCCGAGGGGCAAATTTGAGCGAGAAGATAGAAGAAGATTGCCATATAAGTATGTAGAAAAGGAATAATATTAGTTTACAACCAATATAAAATAGTGTATATCACTATATAGTGATTAGGGAAATTGTGTAGGTAACTACAGGAGATGTAACAGTCTTTGGTATCTGACTTCTTAGGAAGGGCAACCGAGGTTTGAATCCTCTTTAATAAACTGGCGGTTGCATACAGATATTGGTTCGAATCCAATAAAATTTCCCTAGTCACTTTTATTATGTAAAAAATAAATTAACAGTTGATAAGAAAATACGATAAGTAAACTAAAAAGTGGTATAACATAAAAACAGTTGGAAATATCCTTTCAAAGAAATTATTTTTTAACAAAGGAAGAGGGGTATACTGTTGGCAATCGATGATTTATATATTTATAACATTGAACATGTAAATATCAGAGAAGAAACAACTAGAAGAGACATTTTAGAATTGTTAAAAGAACACGATATAGAATCTTATGACCATTCTCTTTCAGTAGCGTATATAAATTATGCTATAGCAAAGGAAATAGGGTTTGTTGGAGAAGAACTAAAGAATTCCTATGAAAGCGGATTGTATCATGATGTAGGAAAGCTGGGAATGAGTAAAGAATTTATTGGTTATCCGGGAAGATACACGGATGCCATGTTGAGTGAAATGAAAAATCACCCATTAGGTGGAGCAGAATTACTTGAAAGAGTGGGAAATGTGGACAAATCCATAATAGAAGCTGCGAGGAATCATCATTGTAACTTTGATGGAACAGGGTATCCTGGGGGAATTTACGAAGGAGAAATACCTTTAACAGCTAGAATTACAAGAGTGTCAGATAGTGCAGAAGCATATATGACTAATAGGGTTTATAAGGATGGTGGCCAAGTAAAAGATGTCTACAAGGATATTCATTCTTATGAAGGAAAACATTATGATCCTAAAATTGTAGACGGATTCCGCAAAGTACATGAAAAGGTAATGGAGAAGTGTAAGGAATGTGGAGTTACAAATCCTACAAGGGCAGGGTATATGAGAAGATTAAAAGACGAGTATATTTCCCCTTTAACAAAAGGTCAGAAGGATTCAACAACATACAAAAAAGTGAGGTTAGTGGAGAACAGTTTAGTAGACTAATCGCTATTTTATTTAAAAACATTATTTATAAAAGGGAGGATTCCAGTTTTAGGAGTTTCCCTTTTAAACAAAAATTTTATAATATAGTTTACATATAAAATAAAATAGTGTATAATAAAGGTAATCAATAAGAGATACGGAGCAGTAAACATATAAATAAATATTTAAAGGAGAATATAAATGTCAAAATTTGAATTATCAATTGCTAAGGACTATGTACCATCGTGGAGCTACTTAGATGGGGTGAGAGAACTCTTTCAAAATGCCTTAGACCAACAAACTGTAGTAGAAGATAACAAGATGTTTTTCAGTTATAATGAAGAAACTGAAACATTAACCATTGGAAATAAATTGTCTGTTTTAGATACAAGTTCCTTACTGTTAGGAGCAACAACAAAAAGTGATGATGAAGAAACGATTGGACAATTTGGAGAAGGGTATAAAATAGCTACATTAGTCCTTACAAGAGAAAATCATTCAGTAGTATTCTACAATTACGGAGCAAAAGAGGTATGGAGACCGAGATTTGTGAAGTCGAGAAGATATAAAACAGATGTACTCACCTTCTTCGTGGATAAAAAATATCCATGGCAACAAACACCTCATCATAATCTTATTATAGAAATTAATAATATAACAAAGGAACAATATAATGAAATAGTTGAAACTAACCTTCACCTACAGGATATTGGAAAATACTTTGAAACAGACAAGGGAAGAATCCTATTAGAAGATAAATATAAAGGAAAAGTGTTTGTAAACGGATTATTTGTTTGTGATTATAAGGACTATCAATATGGGTATGATTTTAAGCCAAGCCAATTGAATATAGACCGAGATCGTAAGTTGGTAGATAACTTTGATTTAAAATGGCTTGCATCTGAAATGTGGTTAAAACAAAATGGTAATGAGGAAATGAAACGCATTGCCGCTGAACTAATTAAAGAAAATAAAGCAGATGTTGAATTCATAAAAGATGTATGGGTTTCCGGTAGTTTTTATACACAAACAGCGGAGGTTGTACATGAAACTTTTAAGGATGAATACGGGGAAAATGCCGTCCCTGTTTCCACACAAAACGAGTTAGAAACGGTTAGTGGTGACTATAAGCCAATAATGGTATCAAATGAGTACAAAGAAATAGTTCAATCTAGTCCGAAATACAAAGAACCTATGAAGATATATAAGCCATCTCCAAAGGAAAGAATAGAAGAATGGATAGAGGATCATAAACAGTCACTATCCAAAAGAGCAATAACTGAAATGGAATCAATTTTAGAGGATTTAAAGTGAATAACAGAGTAAGGAGAGGGTAGCGCAAAGGTTATCCTCCCCTACAAAACAGATAAGAATATTATTTAAAATGAGCGAAAAAAGAGAGGGAGAAGGAAATGATATACACTTTAATTGATGAATATAAGAGAAGGGCCAATAAAATATGGGTAACTTTTGTAGTAGAATTTCCCAGACAAGTAACCCATGACGGTGAGAAATATGAAACCTCAAATTTATGGGCAGAATTAGTATATAGCGAAGGTGTATTCATAATAAACAAGGATAAAGTAAGGACACACAGTACATATAAAATACCAATGTCTATTGATACAAACAAAATGGAGTCAATTGTTAATCAATCAAGCCTTGCAAAAAGAGCATTTAAGTCTATGAAAAAGTAATCTAGGGAGGGATATATATGGATATGTCGGAATTGTTTAGGGGTATACATGAAAATTATGATGAAAGTAATTTAATTAAGGCTAATGATGCACCACAGATAGCATGGGATAGCCATGGTTTTGATTTAAACAATTTATCGGTATTTCTGGGTATACCAAAGGAATACATTTATTTAACAGGAAATGCTATTAAGCCTGCGGTTGCCTGGGATGGACAATTTACAACGTTAGAAATCCCACCCTTTGTCGAGATGTTAAGTAAATATAATGGGGCATGGAAACAAATAGAAAGGCAAACCAAGAGACAATTAGAAAATGGAAATTATGAAATGTTGTTTCATATGATGGTAAGTAACATGCGCCTATATGTATTTAATCAAACATTTAGCAGTATACCTGAAAACAAGGTGTATGAAGTTTTTAAGTTTGTTTACCAATCAAGTGAATATGGATTTGAGGATTTTCATTGGGGTCAGATCATACCAATGTGTGAAAGGGAAAATAGGCATGATTTAGAGATACTTAAAAGAGAGTACGGAAAGCAACTTACTATATATAGAGGGTGTAAAGATAATACGGAAGACGGATTTAGTTGGACATTAGATAAAGAGGTAGCTGAATTCTTTGCAAACCGCTTCGATACAGAGGGATATGTATTAAAAGGAAAGGTAGATACGGAACAAGTGTTGACTTACATAGATCGAGAGAGTGAAGTTATTGTAGAAATTAATAAAGTAGAGAAGGTAGAAAAGCTATAACCATGAGAATTCTCATGGTTATTTATTTTTTCATATGGAACAATATTGAAAACTTAAAAATAACGTGTAGCATATAAAGTAATAAATTAAAGAGGAGATGTACCAATGCAAATACAAATCCAAATAGTAGATAAGAATGGACTTGGTTATGTAGATGATAAAGGTGATCTTTACACATCAAGAATCATTGAACAGTTAATTTCTTCAGTAGATACATTTGAATATATAGGTACAGCAGATGACTTGGATTTGTATGGGTTAAATGAAGAGCAATTACCTTACTTTATAGAGAAGCTACAAAACAAAATACAACAACAGGCACAAGTTAGTAAGTGGAAGAATCAAGTTACAGAAAGCCTTGTTCAAATGGAGCAACTACATACATATTTAACAGACATAAAAGAAGATCTATATTTCTACTGGAAAACAGATTTAATACTGGCGAAGCTACAGGAGGACGAGTTGCTCGATCTTTAAGTCTTTCTATTTACTTTTCTTAAAAAGAGGGTATCCTACTAAATCTAATGGTCGTTTTTTCAATAAGATTTAGTGGGATATATTAACAAAGGGAATTAAAAAGATAATTTCCATTCTGTATCAAAGTCGATTGGAACACCATCTTCTGTGTATTTTATCCAAATGTCACCATGCTTTAATTTTGCAATATCCTGAAGAGTCGTTTTGATCTCCTTGAGTAATGATTGATCATTTTCATTAGGTTCTCTGGATATGGATATTTGAACCGTAGGAGATGCATCGTAATCCTCATAACTACCAGGATTATTTGGATCGATATTGTATTGGTTTCCAATGTCCATGTCATAAACTACTGAAATGCCGTCTAAATGTTTCACTTTATTTTCAATAACAGGTTGTATTTGAAGGAACAAGTCCCTTTCCCACTTTTCGGAAATATAGCTATCCCCCATTTTCTTTTCATCGTTATAGTAAATTAAAAACTTGGTATGATCCTTTTTGTTTTCAGCCTTTGCCGCATAATCAAAATTAAAATTACCCATGTTGTCGAACAATATGTCGTAGATATCGATATCATCTTTAAATGTTTTATCAATATATGATTGTGCTTCTTTTTTTATCTTCTTTTTTTCAAAAGGAGATCCAAAGAACTCCAAGTAAACATACCCCAAAAAGACACCTAATAATAAAATTCCGACTATAACCCATATATTCTTTTTAGACATGGCACACACCTTTTATTGAGAAATTACTAATAATTGTAACACATAGAAAAAATAATAAACAATTTTGGAAAGAGGTTGTTTATTAAGATGTTTTGACTCTTTAGATAGAGAAAGGAACAATATAAAATTAATCTAGGAGGATAAACATGAAAGTTGTAGGAAACTATTTAAGTGATTTAGAAATCAAAGAAGTGGTCTCTAGTTTTAAGGGGAAGAAAAAATACAATAATCTTATCGAGGAGTTAAAGCAGTTTGAAGGATTAGATATAGACCAATATAAATTTAAAGTCGTTCAAGGGCTAAAATTCGATGTGCAATATGGTATAGATGTAATTTCAGTTACATCTGTACAATTAAAGGTAACTGATTCTGTAGAAATTATGTATGTTTCTCGGTATAGAAATGCGAATAAAAAGACAATGGATGAATTTTTCCATGTGACTTATTCTTATAGTGAAGAAGACAATCACGTCAAAAGAATACACCTTTATGCTGGAAATGATAGATATATTTCAACATCAAACAGTACGGTAGAAAAAGAAAAAATCGAACAGGAAGAGAAATTTGACCAGGAGGATGAAATTCCTATTGATGAAAACTATTATCCAGGAATGCTTTTGGATCAGGTGTCTACAAGAGGTATTTTTGATTTCTGTTTACCTGGAGGGTATAAATATTGTGGAAAATCGTGTGGGGGAAAAAAAGCATGTAACGCTAACAGTCCAAACGGAATAAATGGATTGGATAATTGCTGTAAAACACATGATTGTTGCTACCACCAAAGAGGGGTAAGTTGGCCAAACCCAATCTGCGATAAAATAGTATGTGATTGTGCATTAAAGGCGCCATTCAAGAAAAATACACCTGTAGTGACCGCTGTTATGTGCTATACAAACATTCCAATTGTTTAATTTAAAAAGACAGAGACAGGTTTTTGTTTATAAACCAAATTAACAAGAATAAGATAAGCATCCCCCTCTGATTCCCTCATTTATTAGGAGGGGGTTGAGCTTTTTGAATGAAGAAATTCAAAAAATATGTACCTGAAAGGGAATTAATATTCTTTCAATGGAAGCAATGTCCTAACAATGGAGGAAATTAAATGAGTAAAGAAAACTTATTTAAATGTTTTTGCAAGTCAAGGGAGTCACAAGCCTTTTACAGTAAGTGTTTGGAATCTGATATTTATACAGAGAAAGAAAAGGAATTAATATATAAACTAATTAAAAAAGAAGCTGATACTTCTAAAATAATAAGAGAATGTATTACAGAAGAATAAATGAATTAGTATATAATAAGTAAATTTAATAAAGAACAGGAGACAAAACCATAAGAATAATTCTTATGGTTTTTTAGTTTTTATATCATTTGATAAGAAAATAACAAAGGAGATATAAAAGAGCATGTATTATATAAAACAGAAAGTAAATTAAGTGACTGATAAGAAAATGACGGGGAAACTATAAAAGACCTTGTATTATATAAGTATAAGCTGAATTAAATACGAATAGGGAGGAGAAATGAATGATAGCAGAGGGGAAAACAGTTTATGTTCATAGTAGTAATATGTTTTTAGGATCTGAATCAGATAACTTAGCAGAATATATCATTACAAAAGTAAATACAGTGAGTTTCTATGCACGGAGTAAGGAATCAGGAGTAGAGAAAAGATTTGAACGAAAAACAAAAGAGTCAAGATCGGTAGGGTATATTTATAAGGCATATATTGACCCAGAGGAATATCATCAAAAAGTAAATAGAGAAGATAAAGAAAAAGAAATGCAGTCATACATTTCAAAGCATATACAGTACTTAAATTTAGAAGACCTAAAAGATGTAAAAGAATTAATAAATAAAAGAAAAAAGTTTTAAAAAACCATTGACGGATAAAAAATAATAGTGTAATATAATAATTGTAAGGAAATCACATGCCCCTTTAGCTCAGTAGGATAGAGCAATAGCCTTCTAAGCTATGAGTCACAGGTTCGAATCCTGTAAGGGGCGTTTAAAAGAAAAACAGCATGGCATTACCTCAAGAGAGGATGAGTCTTACTCATGTTAAAACGGTTCTATGGGGATGAGTCCTACATAGATTAAAAAAGAGAAGGGGCGTTCAATTAGGTTCAACCTTCTTCTATTAACGGATCTTTAGCTCAGTTGGTTAGAGCATTCCGCTCATAACGGAAAGGTCGATGGTTCGAGACCATCAAGATCCACTTACTATGTGCGAGTGTGGCGGAACTGGCAGACGCTGAGGACTTAAAATCCTCTGTCACTATATGACGTGTGGGTTCGATTCCCACCATTCGTATCATTACGGATCTTTACGGATCTTTAGCTTAGTGGTAGAGCATTCGGCTCATAACCGAACGGTCGTTGGTTCGAATCCAACAAGATCCATTAGATACATAAAACAGGGCACACATAACAGGGGGAAACTAGGTATGTCGGTTAAGGTATTTGATGCATTATCAAAAGGAAATTACCAAGCGAGGGTAATAAAAGATATATCGCCTTTCAAGGAAGGGATGGACGTTGATTTAATGCTTACAGATCAAGATACTGTTTATGTGGTAGACATTGGAGAAGAACTTGGACTCAAAGAAGAATATAACTTAGATACACACGCAGATTACGATAAATATTTCCGTATTTATTAAAAAGGGATTTCGTTGGGAAGACTTGTAGACTTTGACATTTGGAAATGAGCCGTTACCTATTCGAAGGGGCGAGCAATTGGGACAAGTCAGTTACAGATTGGTTATCTGTAAGACAATTTTCTAATATGAGGGATACAGATTGGATGGCTGGTTCATGACCAGAGAATAGGGTTCGATTCCCTTGCTTATTCATTCGTTACATGAGCGATTTGGTAAGTTCTTGGTGAGAGGTCGGTTCGATTCCGACATCCCTCTCAATAACGGGGCATTATTCAAGTGGTTAAGACACTAGCTTTTCACGCTAGAAACAGGGGTTCAATTCCCCTATGCCCTACTGTTAAATAATGAGATATAGCTTAGAGGTAGAGCAATCGGCTGTTAACCGATCGGTCGCAGGTTCGAATCCTGCTATCTCAGCCATTTTAAAATGATCTTCAAAATTAGAATTAAGCAATAGAATATAAGTAATGTATATAAGATACACAGTTAGGTGGGAAACCTACGTTCATATGAAATAGGATGGAAATCATACGGGATGTGTGAGGGTGTTTTGGAAGGAAGTTACTTTTTGGTTTCAATACCAATACGCCTTGAAACAGCGTAAGCGGGTGCTATTCTATTGCTTAATTGTAATAGAGAATACAAATATAGTTATTTTTTATATAGGGGAGTATGCAAGAGGATAAAGCAAACAGACTATAAATCTGTCACCGAGAGGTTTCGGGGGTTCGAATCCCTCCTTCCCTACCATACAATCATTAGGTCACAATGATTTGTACGAGGACAAAAGGGTGATAGGGTGTTTTACTTTATCCCAATACAGGGATGTAGTTCAATTTGGCAGAACGTTCGGATATGTCCGAAGGTGTAGGTTCAAGTCCTGTCATTCCAACCAACACATGTATGAAATAGGTTAGACAGTATACTGACGAAGCGGTAAAGGAGCGGCAATGCCGTAATGTTGTGTGGACTATTTCTTATTCCTTTCAAATAGTCACCTATTTCAAATTACAGCTGGTGGGCGGTCGGAATCGCATCTAGTCTCATAAGCTAGATTAACTTGGTTCAACTCCAAGACGTAGCAACCAAACTAGAATAGGTCTAGTAATCATCTATAAGAGAACTTATTAGGTGGACATTATATTGTGGGTGTGAAGAGAATGAGGCATTTCTCTAGTATGGGATTGTTTCTATACTAACCTAGGAATTGTAGTTATATGAAATTCTAGAGGAGTAATGTAAGGATAGTTTCATAGGTCGTGGGTTCGAATCCTGCCACACTCTGCTAATAAGAAGATGCTTAGGAATAGGCATAGAAGTAAAAACGAGGTCGTCAATACACGCCTATCTTATAGACCGAAATAAAGATGTTAAAACGAGTATCAACAGTTTTGGAGGATAATATTTGAAAAAACTTTTTCAACATATACGAAGAATTGAATTAATACCATTTTACTCTAAGACACAAACAAAATGTACTTGGAAAACAAATGGTAAGTCTGCTATTGGAAACGATTGGGAAAACGTGGGAAGATATGTGCGAAAAGCGCTAAGTAATTTCCAAAAAACCAAATAATTATTTTAAGATATATCAAGGTATAGGTTTTACTAATTTTGTATATTTAGTTGCATGTAATCGTCTAGCTAACGGGTCGAGTGTAGGGAACAGGTATGTAGCTCAGTTTGGTAGAGCAAACGTGTATCCTAGGGGAAAGGTCGTGGGTTCGAATCCCACCATGCTATTTAATTTTCTATACTCACATGCAGCTAAGTATACAAAAAATACTAAACATAATTACATCGATTCAATACAGAAAGATTGTAGTATAAATTATAAAACCAGTTTCCATTTTGATAATAAACAAGATAGTTTAAGAAGAATAACGGGTTATACTGTGTTTATTGAAGGAAATGCCGTGTTAAGGAGATAGAGTTAGGGGTACTTTCACAACCTAACATCAAACATAAAAACAGTCCTTGTACTTACGAAGGCTCTCCCCATAACTGTTCGAGTCAGTAAACCTATTGACGAATAGGGTAAGCGGTCACTGTGGGTGCATCCACGAAAACAAGGGTTCGATTCCCTGTACAGGAGATAGCGCTACCTGTTAACACTGGATGTGGTTTTCGTAAGTACAAGAACAGCTTTATATGATTTGTACGTATGGATAGTTGGCTGAGTGGTTGAAAGCACCTCACTGCTAATGAGGAAGGGGGCATTACGTTCTCTCACAGGTTCAAATCCTGTACTATCCGCCATATACGGTAACTAAGGTAGCAAAGAGAGGTTCGATTCCTCTTAATCCGTGCCTAAGAATAGAAAAGTACTTATAGAGAAAAGGAAATAATAAAGGAGGAAAATAAGTGTTTTCAGATACCTATCCAGAGTATTGTGAGAAGTGTAAAGAGAAGATTGGACAAGATGGAGAATGTGGATGTGGAAAAGGACCTTTTGGGGGATAGTTAACTTAAACAAGTGCCCTTAGTTAAGTGGTAGAGTATTTCGATCATATCGGAGATGTCGTTGGTTAGAATCCTACACTATCCGATTTTATTAAAATGAGAGTATGGTGTAATAGGTAGCATAACGGTCTCCAAAACCGTTGGTTAAGGTTCGAATCCTTATACTCTTGCTTACCTATGATATAGAGGAACAAAGCGTCCTCCCAGCTTGTCCGTACTGTTTTGATATAACGGTCTTATCAAGGAAAATCGTTGGCTATATAAGTGCTTACTTCTAACACACTAATATTAATGGGATAATCAGTACTTATGATTAACAACGATTAGGCAATAATCATTGGATATCCGAGTGCTTACTTCTAAATATAATCATATATAGGTATCAGTACTCGGGATTTACAATGTAAAAATAAAGTAATTTAAACAGGATACTTAATGGGAGAAGAAAATATAAAGAAAGAAGGAAAATATATCAATGAGTGAAAAGTGTAAATGGGTAATAACAGCTAACCGAGTACATAAAGTAGTAAATATTATGGTTGAGGGTTCTTTTACAACTGAGAAAGCAAAGGAATTTGTAAAAGACTATCAAAGCAAAGTTGCAGGACTAAATGCCAAGGAATACACATTACAGTTTGATTGTAAGCAGTTGGCATTGGCAAAAGCAGATCGAGTAAAAGACCTTGAGGAATGTTTCTTGCTATACAAAGAGACAGGTTTTAAAAATGTCACGTTTGAAATAGAAAAGAATCTTGTTCTAAAGATGCAACTAAATCGTTTAGCACGTCAAACAGGGTTAATTAATTCAGAAGTTGTTGAGATAGGGGCATAAAAGGTAAAGCTCACTGAGCTTTGCTTTTTTTATAGCAATTTTACGGGGGAAACAGGTAATTTGGTTGGAATAACACCGGGATTAACGTAAACAGAGAGGATAGACTAAACAACATGACAAACATAAGAATTAAAGATGTAGCAATTTATCACCCAAACAATGAGAAGGGGAATGGTTATTTTATTGATCATTTTAAAGAAAAAGGAAGAGATATTACAAACTTTCTTAAAACAATGGGAAGAGAAAGAAGATATATAATAGATAATGATCAAGAAAACACAATTACAATGGGAATCGAATCTGCAAAAAAGGTTTTAGAAAAGACGGGATTGAGTGGAAATGAAATAGATATGGTTATTTTCTCTACACAAGTTCCTGAAATGACTTTTCCAACCAATGCAATGTATGTACATCACGCTATAGGAGGAAAAGAGCGAGCGGTTGTCCAAGATAGTAATGCAAACTGCGCGGGAATGACTGTCTCAGTAGAACAGGCTGCAAGGTATCTTATGTCAAATCCACGAATGAAAACAGCTTTAGTTGTAGGATCTGATTATAATTCTCTTATTGCTAATCCAGAAGAAGAGATTACGTATGCAAATTACGGGGATGCATCCGCTGCAGTCGTATTAGAAAAGACGGAAGAAGAAACAGGATTTATTGACTCAGTGTTTAGTGTTAACTCAGGGTTTAAAGATAATATACTTTACCCGGAGAAAGGGTTAGCCCAATCGGTAAAAGGGACAGGAAATGTAGAAGCTATTAAATGGTTGCCGTTTGATGGAACAGTATCATTACCAGATACTTATAGAATGATTGAAGAACTGATAGAACAGAATGATTTAACTATTAATGATATCGACCATTTTTGTTTATCTCAATTTGCTTTAACCAATATATTAAAAATTCAAGGACAATTCGATATTCCAGATAAAAAGATTACTTATATCGGAGACGAGTTTGGGTACACAGGTACAAGTAGTCCGTTTATTGCACTTCATGAAGGAGTAGAAAAAGGGCAGATAAAACGAGGGGATAAGGTTTTATTTTGGACTATTGGTACGGGACATATACTAATTGCTATGCTATTTCAGTACTAAAGGTAAAATTTGATAAGAAATAATTAGTTACACGGAAGATGGATGTTAATATAAGAAACATAAGATATAACGTATTATAGTAGTTAATAAAGTAATGGGTGAGAGGGTTTAAATTAAGATGACAAAAGAACAGTCCCAAGATCTAGATGAGATATATTTGAGCGAAAGATCGGTAGAATATATGAAACAGTATGATATAGAATTTGATTATGACTTTGGAAGGTTTTTAGGAATATTTTTAAGAGGTGGGACATTTAAACAGCCATTAAAAAGAAGTATTAATTTTTTTATTAGTGGATATGGTCGAGATTTCGCAAAAGAGGTTAGGAAGTTCCTTCTAACATATTTAAGAGGAAGAGAAATTAATTGTATTTCTACAATGAATCCAGATTCCTCGGAAACCATTGTTGTTGAAAATAACCTATTTGCAGTTTTTTTAAGTCATTTATTAATACGAAATAACGAATTAGTTGTAGATAATATTATAAAACAATCACATAAGAGGGATTTTATACTCGGAATTGTAGATATATTAAATGAAGATGACGATAATGTATTTTCACAAGATGGAACTATATTGAGTTTTAAAGAAGAGGATAGATTTTGGTCTATTGTTTAATTGAGTTGATATTCGCTGGCTATATAAGTGCTTACTTCTAGGATATTTGTTAAATACAGGATAAAAAGCACTTGTGATTTACAGCGATTAATGAAATATAGATTTAAAATATGTTATGGCTATCTGTTCGCTTACTTCTACTAATACAATTTATTAAGAGAAACAGTATACAGGAATTACATGACAACAAGAGAGAGTGTCTTAGCAATAGGACACTCTTTATTTTTAAAACAATTAAATGAATATAACGATAAATAGAACATACACAAGGAGAGGTTAAGATGAAAAGCATTATTGAAGTTATGTTAAGAAGAAAACAGATGTATATAGGACTTCCAGATATTCTACATAAAAATGAGGACAATGAAATAAAACCAATTACAAACGGTTTAGATAGATTAAAAAGAATGGGGTACGTTCTTTCAGATGAATTATACAAAGGACTAAGAAACTTACCTACCTTTTTAGAAGCAGATCATTTTTTAGGTGAAATTAATAATTATTTATCAGAAATAGTAGATGAAAAAGGGTATGATATCCTTCACGGTGATTACCTTAATCATTTAGCAGACAGTGAGGATAAGGCAGACAGAACAAGAAATAAAAACATTTCCGAAAGTACGGAAGAAAGTACGTCATATATAACCATTGATATAGGTAACAAAAAAGATGTTATCCGGGAACTTAGAAACTTAATTTCGTCTAAAGTGGCCTTATCAGAAACAGATAAAGAAGATATAGAGGTTATGGTAAAAGAAATGGCAGATGATAGCGACATGAATAAGGCTATTCCAGACGAAATCCCATTTAGGGAAAATCTTTCATATGTCACAAAGATTCTTATGCAACAAGGGAACAGAAAAGCGGATGATTTGGGTAAAATGTTTAAAACGGCCACGGATGTATTACGGTTAGCGGTTTCCTTTTCCGATGGGGATATTTCCCTTTCAGAGAAACCTTATTTCCGTAAATTCGCACATAGCGAGAAGGTAATGCTTCTAGGACTTCTAAATACAGTACCACAAGCAGAGCAAGACATGATCCGCTACCGGGAAGAATGGTTGCGTTTAGGAGAAATTATTCATCCAACAAGATTTAAGAAGAGATTCCCTAGAGCGCATCGCGCTTACTCTATCATTAGAAGTAATAGAAGAATCAAGACAGTTTTATCCGAAATAGAGGAGACTTACAAAAAAGGGGATATAGAAACAACAGTAAAGCATTTGGAAGCGAGGCCTGGGGAATTTGCAAGACGGCTTGATTCGCTTCTTAGAAACGTGGAAGAAGAAAAGGAACAAGGAATTTTAGATAAATTTGAGGGAGTGATTCATAAAGTTAGCCATCCTGTTCTGTATCAAGTAAGAAATCATTTTAAGAATAGGGAAATGGTTATGGTGAACAGAGTTATTACACCAAAGGGGAGCGGAGGAGCCATTCATCTTCTGGATAAAGAGGAAAAGAATATAAGCGAATCCATTTGTAGTAAAGTTGTGGAAATGGTTGACCAAACGTTAATAACTGCTTATACCAAAAAGGATGAAATAGGAAAGGTATATATCGATCCCGCTTTAAAAGACTATGTAATGCCTCTTTCCGAAAGGAATTCCAGTAAGCAAATGAATCCAATTATACAGGGGACAAAAATACCATTAGGAGACAAGGACACGTTACGTTTCTTTGCTTGGTGGAGAAATCAGGAAACCACACAAGGGAGTTATGATGGAAGAATAGATTTAGACTTATCCGCTACATTCCTGAGTGAAGAAATGGAACAAGTAGAAGGAGTTTCCTATACAAATTTAGAAGTACCTAAGATAGACACTTATCATTCCGGGGATATTATGGATGCACCAGAAGGAGCAACAGAGTTTATAGATATATCTAAAAGCAAGGTATTAAAAGAAGGATATAGATATATTGTAATGAGTTTGCATAGTTACAGTATGCAGCCATTTTCCCAAATTCCAGAAGCATCTGCAGGATTTATGAGTACGGATAACCGGTCAGACATGAATAAACTATATGATCCTAAAAATGTGGTAAGTAAATTTGATTTGGATAGTCCTTTTACAGCAACAGTTCCATTGATCTTCGACCTTGTTGAAAATGCTGCATATTGGGCTGATATTAAAGTCGGAGGTATTGAAAATGTGGAATTTATGACATATGGAAACAGTAGAGAGAATTATTTAAACAAAATAAAATCCATTTTAAATGCAGTTACTAAAATGAAAAAGACAACTCTATATGATCTGTATAAATTACATGCCACAGCAAGAGGAGAACAACTTCACGAATTACCAAAGAAACAAGAGGATAGAGAAAATATTACTGTTTTCACAGTACCAACCAAGGAAAATCCGCTGGATATTCCAGACATTGTTTCCAATTATATTTAATTTGTGGTAAGAAAGAGGAAGAGTAGTTTACCAAACCATAAATTATATAATTTATAACCAAAGAGAACGTCATAAAGGCGTTCTTTATTGTATCAAGTGTAATAAAAAAGGTTAATTCTTATAACTTAATTAAATTTAGGGGGACAATACAATGAATGCTAATAGAAATGATGTATTAACTGCAGAGAAAGAAATTGAGAATTTGGGGTACACAGTAGGTTATGAAGCTACTAATAGGAAAAAGCCAGGTCAAACACAGCAAATGATTGTATATAAAGATGGTAAAGAAATAGCGAAGGTATCTTTGATGTTAGCCTGTAGAATAGATACTATGCATAACGGAGTTGGAAGAAGTGAAATAGAACTGTTGAAAATACTTGGGAGACTTTCAATTAACATTTAATTGTAATCGTAATAATATGATAAAGTATAGTCTATAGAGCATTTAAGTGCTAATGCGAGGTGAAACGAATGACCATGCTAGAAGTAATAAATGAAAAGAAGGCAGAATTAGATGAGTTGCGTCCATTGCCCAAATATACATTGAAGAGTTTACGGGAAAAGCTTTTTCTTGAATGGACGTACAATACGAATGCAATTGAGGGAAATACACTTACAATAAATGAGACTAAGGTTGTTCTTGAGGGAATAACCATAGGCGGAAAAACGTTAAGAGAACATTTAGAAGTCATCAATCATCGAGATGCTATTACTTATGTTGAAGAAATAGTTCAAAATAAAGAACCACTTTCAGAATGGCAAATTAAAAATTTACATCGATTAGTTTTAAAAGGAATAGATGATGAAAATGCAGGGGTGTACCGTAATCAACAAGTTTTTATATCAGGAGCTAAACACACGCCACCGTACCATTATCTGATACAGGAGAAAATGCAACAAATGATGAATTGGTACGAATACCAGGGAATTCATCTTCACCCTATAGAACGTGGAGCAAAGTTACATGCAATCTTTGTAGGCATTCACCCATTTATAGATGGGAATGGACGTACAGCAAGGCTGCTTTTAAATTTGGAGTTAATGAAAGATGGTTTCCCACCAATAATTATTAAATTTGAAAACCGATTAGATTATTATGAAGCGTTAGATAAAGCACATACAACAGAGGATTATAGTGACTTTATTACACTTGTAGAGCAAGAAGTAAACGATTCCTTGGACATATATTTAGGGGCAGTAAAGTAGGTAAATCTAAGGGAAAAGTGGAAATGTACTTTTTCAAAATCAAATTCAAAGTAATTTAACTTTATTCATCAAAAAGAGGAAAAGACAAGAGATCACGGAAGGTGTTACTTTTTCTCTTTTTTAAAAACTTATAGGAACAATAAGGATAAATATTTAGAAACGTGGTAAAGTGAAACCTACGACAAAATGTAGGGGGAAGATCTTTCAATATGTTGGTAAAAGACTTAACCAATCAAGAGGAATTAGATCGTCATAATCTTTTTGAGTTACAGGACATTGTAATAGATACGATTAAACAGCAGCGAGAGGTTGCCAATCTAACATTTCACGTTGCAGAATGGGAAGAAGATGATGATACAGCATCCGAAATGATTCAAGATATATTGAACATAACAGAAGATATAACCGAGAGTGAGAAAGAACTTGTAAATTTAAGCTACACGATAGAAGAAAATTTAGCAGTTGATGCCTATTTTCATGAAGGTCTACCAACAGAACAATACTTTGAGGCGATGGATCTTTTAAAGGAAGCTATAAGAGATATGCAAATGAGCGGATTCGTTGCAAGAAAGAAGTTAAAGAACAGAAGGACAATAGATATAAGAGTACATCGATACATACAAAAATTAATCAAATTATATTGGGATATGGATTAAGAAACATTTAATCCATATCCTTTTTTGTGTAAATATTTCAATGGATAAGAAAAGAAGCGGTCATCCAGGGTTCACATGATATATTGTACTTAGTTTTCAATATAAGAAAAAGAAAAGGAGAAATACATTGGTGGAATGACTTTAACAACAGATCAAATACGCAGGTTATGTAAGCACTATATAGCATTCATTTTATTGGGTTCATTGGATCTTTATTTAGGAGATGACATGACAACCGTAGAAACCATTGGGTATTTTGGAGATGTATTTATGGTTGCGACAGTCTTTGAATTCTTTGGACATAAATATCCCTACAAGCAGGCAGGATATATGTTTATGTTTATTACAGTCGTGACAACCATATTCTTTATATGGCAAACCGCTACGGATACGAGAGATTTATATGTTCTTTTAATAAGTAAAGTATTCTCATATGCAATAGGAGTATTGGTATTAATCTTAATTCTTAAGTTAATTAGAAGGATGATATCCAAGGGAGAAGACGATAAAAATAAGAAAGAATAAATAAGGATAGTGGGAAGTATTCGATAAAGGAAGAATGGTGGAAAGAATACGAAGGGTTGTTATGAGCCTACTTGGGGAACGGTAGCCAAACGGAAAGTACGGACTGTATTAGCAGACAGGGAAAAAACAACAGATGACTTAACGGTTCTTATACAATAAGGGCCTTTTATTTACCAATTTAACAGGTATAAAGAGTAATTAAATATTTAGGAGGACAAATTAATGACAACAGATACATTATCGAAAAAGGAAAACTTGTTTAAATATGTAGAGGAAGTAGCCAAGGAATTACAACTAGATACAACTGATTATTTAGCAAAATCAAACAGAGTAATTACTGACGATACACCTGAAGAAAAAGCAATAGAAGTTTTGATTAAAAACGCTTTGGAAAACATAGATGAAGCGAATCCAACATGGACATTCCTAGCAAGTAGACTTTATTTGAAAGAATTATATTTAAACGCATCTAAGAACAGAGGGTATGCAGAAACTGATCATTATGGAGATTTATACAACCTGTTAGAGTTACTTACTGAAAAAGGTGTGTACGCATCCAATATCTTAGATAAATACAGTAAAGAAGAAATCGATCAACTTGGAAAAAACATCGACTTTAAGAGAGATAATCTATTCGATTATTTAGGAATCTACACACTTGCTACTCGTTACTTGGCAACAGATCATAGTAAAAACACGTATGAATTACCACAAGAGCGTTGGATGATTATTGCTATGTTTCTTATGCAAGACGAGGATAAGTCAAAACGAATCACTTTAGTAGAGGAAGCATATTGGGCTCTTAGTAATTTGTATATGACAGTAGCAACACCAACACTAAATAATGCAGGGAAAACATACGGACAGTTATCTAGCTGTTTTATTGATACAGTGGATGATTCTTTGCAGTCTATTTACGATAGTAACTCAGATATTGCACAGCTTTCCAAAAACGGTGGGGGCATTGGTGTATATATGGGTAAGGTACGAAGTCGAGGAAGTTCTATTAAAGGATTTAAAGGAATGTCCAGCGGAATAACTCCATGGGTAAAACAGCTCAACAATACTGCCGTTAGCGTAGATCAACTTGGAACACGAAAAGGAGCAATTGCCATCTATTTAGATGTATGGCATATGGACATCGAGCCATTCTTAGATTTGAAGTTGAATAATGGTGATGATCGTATGCGAGCACATGACATTTTCACAGGAATTACATTGCCAGACTACTTTATGGAACAAGTAGAGAATCGTGGAGATTGGTATTTATTTGATCCACATGAAGTACGTCAGGTAATGGGGTATTCTCTGGAAGACTTTTATGATGAAGAAAAAGGTAGCGGTTCGTGGAGAGAGAAATACCTAGAGTGTGTTAATTCAGATCTCCTTACGAAAAAGAAAGTATCTGCTATTGATATTATGAAGCGAGTTATGGTTTCACAGCTTGAAACAGGAACACCGTTTATGTTTTACCGGGATGAAGTAAATCGCCAAAATGCCAATTCACATGAGGGAATTATTTACTGTTCTAACCTGTGTACAGAAATTACACAAAATCAGTCGCCTTCGGAGTTCTTAGAAGAGTACATTGAGAACGAGAATACAATCGTGAAGAAGTACAAATCAGGGGATTATGTTGTATGTAATTTAAGTTCTATTAACTTGGGTAAGGCAGTTCCAGCGGATGTACTTGAAAGATTAATTTCAGTCCAGGTTCGTATGTTAGATAACGTAATTGATCTAAATACACTACCAATTAAACAGGCAATGATTACAAACCAGAAGTTCCGTGCTGTTGGTATGGGAACGTTTGGTTGGCATCATCTCCTTGCATTAGAGGGTATTGGATGGGAGACAGATCAAGCGGTAGATTATGCAGATGAGTTGTACGAAACGATCAGTTATTTAACAATTAAAGCAAGTAATGAGTTAGCGAAAGAAAAAGGTGCATATCCATTATTTGAGGGAAGTGACTGGCAAACAGGGGAGTACTTTAACAAGCGAGGGTATTTAGACGGTGCATATACTGAACCAGACGATAGAGTAGTTAAGTGGGCGGAGTTAAAAAATGAAGTTGCTAAAACGGGTGTCCGTAACGGATATTTAATGGCTATTGCACCAAACTCTAGTACAGCCATGATTGCAGGTTCAACAGCAAGTATCGATCCGATTTTCAAACCGTTTTACAACGAAGAGAAAAAAGACTTTAAGATTCCAAAGACAGCACCAGATTTAGATCACAAGACGTATGATGTATACAGAAGAAGTGCATATATTTTAGATCAATTTTGGTCAATCAAACAAAACGCTGCACGACAAAAGCATATTGACCAAGCTATCTCATTTAACTTTTATGTACCAAACACGATTAGAGCATCGGTATTGCTAGATCTTCACTTAAAGGCATGGAGAGAAGGCCTTAAAACAACTTACTATGTACGATCAACATCTAGTGATATCGAAGGATGCGAATGGTGTGAGAGTTAAGCAGTTATTTAGTAAAGGATGATATAAATGCGAGTATTGATTGCTTACCTTTCGTATAGTGGCAATACGGAAGAGGTTGCAGAATTAATAGATTATGAAATGAAAAATAAAGGGATTAGTGCCGATATGCATCGTATCGGCATCGACCCTCCAATTAATCCAGAAGAATATAATAGAATTTTTATCGGAACATTTTCTTGGGATGAGGGGGCAACTCCAGACGAGGTTAAAGACTTCGTTATAGAAGTAGGGTATAAGCCAAATAATGTAGCGGTATTCGGTACAGGAGAAACACAGTTTGGTGAGGAGACCTATTGTTTAGCAGCGGAGAAGTTAGCAAAGTTTTATAACAGTAGATGGCCGGCTTTAAAAATAGAACAGTCGCCTCGTGGGTCACAGGAAAGCATGGTAACAGAATGGCTAAGTAACGTAATGGAACAGGTACACACTTTAGCAGGGTAACGATATATATATATATATATATATATACAATAATAAACACGTTTGTTAAATATAAAGGAGATATAAGAATAAATGGAAAACCGATTAACAGTAGCAAAAACATTAAATCCATTAAATCCAAACAAGTCAACAGGGGTTTTCGGAGGTAAATCAAGTGGTATCTTAAATTGGAACGATATTGCCTATCCACATTGGTACAAAATGTACAAACGTTTAGTAGGGAATTACTGGCAGGCAGATGAAATTAACATGACTCCTGACGTAAAACAGTTTCCCGAGTTAACAGAGAAGGAACAGGATGCCTATTTGAAAATCATTGGCCTACTTTCCACATTGGACGCACCACAGACACGAACCGCTTTACTAATTTCATTGTATGCGACAGATCCATCTGTACAGTCCATTATGGCAGTAATCGCACAACAAGAAGCGGTTCATAATGAGAGTTACAGTTATGTACTATCTTCCGTTGTGTCTTTGGATGAACAAAATGAATCATTCGAGTTAGGAAGAAAAGATCCTGTCTTATTAAAGCGAAACAGTGAAATTGTAAAGCAATATAACGATTTTGCAGAAAATCCAACAATTGAAAACATCTTAAAAACATTAGTATACACAAGTCTTTTAGAGGGAATGTTCTTCTATTCAGGATTTGCATTCTTTTATAATTTAGCACGACATAATAAAATGGTGGGAACAAGCACCATGGTTAGTTATATCAACAAGGATGAATTGGAGCACGGAAGGTTTATCGGTGAATTGTTCCGGGCTACCTTAGCAGAAAATCCTGAATATAACACGAAGGAACTTACTGATTGGGTATACGATCACTTTCAAAAGTCAGTAGAGTTGGAAATTGAATGGTCACGGTATGTTTTAGAAGGTATTGAGGGTATCGACTTGGAAGAAATGGGTGGGTACATTAAATACCGAGCCAATAAAATGTTACGAATGATGGGATTGTCTGAAGTATACCCGGATCATGTTGAAAATCCAATGAAATGGGTAAGGGCTTACGTGGATAATTTTGATGGAACAAAGACAGATTTCTTTGAACAAAAGTCCCGACAATACACGAAAACAAGCGATATGAACGGTTTTGATGATCTGTAAATAAATGGTATAATAGAAGGTAGAATGATGTTACAAGAAGCGGGGGTCGAGCACCTACCGCTTCTGTTTTGTGACATAGAAAGATATAAGGGGAACAGCATGGAAACTAAAATGCCAAGCGAAGCAGATATTTCGTTAAAATTACCTAAGATATATATATTACCGTTTACAAGAGAAGGAAAAGTAATATTAACAGAGAAAATAATCAAGGATAAAAAAATATATAACTTTCCCAAAGGGGTTCAAATAAATACGCATAACTTACAACAAACGGCCTATCACATTATGGAAGAAGAAACGGGGTACTATCCCATGGATTGTAGTGTTATAGGTACAATAAGTAATGGCACACGATCTACGGTAATATTTCAATTTGATGACTGCATTAAAATAGATAAAAAGTGTATTAGAGAAAAAGAAAGAAATATAGTATTGGTGGATAAGGAAGATGTCAAATCGTATTTAAAAGCTAACAATAAACCGAATAGATATGATCTAGGGGAAAGGAAAATATTGAGTTTGGGTTAAAAACAGGAAAAAGGAACATGGGGGAGAGGTGTATTTTAATACACCTCTTTTTAATTTGGTAAAATTTATACAGAAAATTTCGGTTAACCCGAAGTTGTGGTAATAAAAACTATAAGGAAGGTAGCTACTACTTAATAGCAAGGTTATTATAGCACACGATTGGAAAATGTAATAGGTTAAATTACACGGTAAATGATACCAAAGTTTAGAAGGGGATAGATGATAATCTGTCTCCTTTTTTTAGATAAGAAAACCGTAAATAATGATACGGAATATTGCTATGCTGAAACAAATAAGGGAAGGAGGAAATAGGTGAGTACAGACAGGGGAAGACGTTATAGAAGAATGGTAAATGGAATGAAAGAACTTGTGTTAGATGCAGCAATCGACTTATTTTTACTTTCACAAGCAACTGCAATGATTCTAGCTATGCTTTTTTATTTTGAGTACATCGTACTTAAATCAGCAGAATTTCCAATGAAAGGGATTGTTGTTTCTACCGCAGTTTTCATTATAGGAATGGTTATGTCGAGGGCATTAATGGTGTTTGAGGGGAAATATAGAGAATAAAAAACAGAATATCCGCTACTTTTAAAGATATTGAAAGCACAAAATAGCGGAAAGAAAATAGGAGAGATAGAGCCAAAGAATAATAACAAGGTATTTGGCTCTATTTTTATGAAGATTGGGGGAATGAAGTATGAAAAAAAGAAATGTTGTTTTAATGGGGATGACACTTTCCGTCATGTTTCCCATTAATGCAATGGCATCAGAAACGATCATGATGGATATAGATCAAATATTAAATGAATCGGATACAAAACAAAAAAGTGGTGTAACCATTGAATTTACAGATAGGTTAAAAACCTTAACCATTAAACAGTCCTTGAAGATAAGTAAGGAAAAGAAGAAACTAGCATCCAGCCACAAGGAAGATTACGGAGACTTATATACAAACGTGGGAAGAGTGATTAAAAATAATGAGCCTATTACAAACAAACCTGCGGGAGTAAACAAGGCAAAAAAAGTTGCCAATACAAAAGAATATGAAGGAAGACCTTTAGAATTAGTTAGGAAATATAACGAGAAGAATGAAGAAGTGAGTTACCTATTTAAGAGTGGTGGTAAACAGGTAGGTTGGGTTAGTAAGGATGCTATAGAAATAGGACAAAACGACATTGCTTACATTATGCGAGAAGGGGACAGACTCGAAGATCTTTCCAAAAAGTACGATAAGTCTATGGAATACTTACGATTAATGAATGGTTTAGGAGAAGGTGAACAACCATTACCGGGGACAAAAGTAAAACTTGTTCTAGGAATTACAGAATCCAGTAACATTGGAGATATAGGAGATGTGAAGCAGTCTACCGCACCTGCAAAGTCTGTTGAAGAATTTATTAATCGAATATCGGAAGATACTTCTGAATTAAGAGAGAAATATAACATCCTTCCTAGTGTAATTATGGCACAAGCAATTCTTGAAAGTAGAAACGGAACAAGCGGGTTGGCTACGGTCGGAAATAACCTTTTTGGTATTAAAGGGTCATATAACGGACAAAGCATTGTGTTGCCTACATTGGAAGAATACGGCGGGAAAATGTACCAGGTCCATGCCCCCTTTAGGAAATATCCAAGTTGGAGTGAGTCATTGGAAGATCATTCCCTGTTACTGGTTCAGAATTCAAGATATGCACGAGTCGTTGGGCAAAATGACTATCAATTAGCGACCATGGGGTTGCAAGAAGCTGGTTATGCAACAGATTCTAATTATGCTAGTAAACTCAATCAAATCATTGCTATCTATGATCTGACAAGGTATGACGAACAGTAAAATACGGACATTTAAATGTACGGAAAGTTAAATGTACTTGAAAGTAAAAATAGAAAAAAGACGGTAAATAAAACAAAATGAACAGGGGAGATAATACAATGGCGGTAAATATAAAGAAGATGAGTCATAAGTTTCTATTAGGGGCAGCGGCAACAACGATTGTGTTTACGGGTATGGCAAGTAGTGTTTCAGCAAACGAGGTACAGTCACCGAATATAACACAGGGAGAACAGCAGAATAAGGTAATTCCATATAATGTAATTAATTTAGATAAAGTAGCAACGATTAAGTCACTAGATTCAAAATTATGGACAAACCCACAAGGCTTAGAAGGATCAAAAGCTGTTCCTGATTTAGATAAATATAAAGGCAAGGACTACCACGTTACCAAACAGGAAGATGTAGAGGGAATTACCTGGTATCAATTGAAACAAGGTAAAAAAGAGATTGGTTGGGTGAAAAAGGATAGTATTTCTATTAAGGACTTCCTTGAAAAAGAAAATGCCGAGGAATACGATAACGTTGGTAAAGTAAAAGATGATGCAAAGAAATATAAGGTATGGACAGAGCCACGATATACGGAAAAGTCTAGTTTTGTAGCGGATATTTCCGAATACGAGAATAAGCCTTTACAGATTGTAGAAAAAGCAGAAACAAAAGAGGATGACAAAACTAAGACGTGGTACAAGTTTAAGCATAACGGAGATGACGTGGGGTGGGTGAATGCCAAGGCAATAGAGGTAGGGAAACATGACATTGCTTATATTTTTAGGTCAGGAGATACGTTGGATCTGATCGAAGACACTTTTGACAAAACACAAAAAGATCTTCAAAAAATCAATCCAAACCTGAATCTAGATAAGTTACAAGATGGGGATAAAATTAAGCTATTCATTGGTGAACCTTTAAAAGAAGGAAAATCAGCAGGGTTACATGCAACAGGTAAGGACGGTAGTTATGTAAAAGCTACCCCAGCAGCAAGCACACAAGATTTTATTAAACAAATTGTACCTGCAGTTGAAGAAATAAAAGATCAAGGTGTACTACCTTCCGTAACGATTGCACAAGCAATTATCGAAAGTAGAAGCGGAAATAGCGGTCTTGCTATACAAGGAAATAACCTATTCGGAATTAAAGGGACGTATAATGGAAATGGAGTGACTTTCCAAACGCAGGAATTTTACGGTGGGCAGTATGTAACAGTACATTCCACATTCAGATCTTACCCAAGTTGGAATGAGTCTATTGTAGACCATGCAAGATTCCTAAATCAGAACCCAAGATACCAAGCTATCATTGGGGAAGAAGATTATCGTAACTTTACAGCGGGGCTTCAAAAAGCTGGCTATGCAACATCACCAACTTACGCACAAACATTAAATAATGTTATAGAGACATACGGACTGTATAACTTAGATAAATAAGGAGGGGCGGATAATCCGCTTCTTTTTTCACTTCATTGTTTACAAATAATATAAAGTAGTGTATAATAAATTTAGAAAGGGTGGTTAGGGTGACAGAAAGCAGTACGTTTACAACCTTAAAAGAATTTAATAAGCAATATGATCTTCTAAGAGAAGATATTTTAATAAGACATGGCTATGAAAAAGGAGCAAGAGGGGTACGATTAAAAAATGCAATCATGCTATATCAGAATTTTAATGGAACATGGGTTAAAATGACTTCTATTAAAACAGACATGACTGATAGAATTAAAATGAGTAATATTAGTGGAAGTAAAAAAGAGTACATGCTAAAAGCAATGGTATAAATATAATTTAAACAGAAAAACTAAAGGAGACTTTTACATAATGAAAATTAACGAGGTATTTTTAAAAGAATTTGACATTATTAAAAATGAAGATAGGTTGCTACATGTAATTCATGATGAAGGATATCACTTTGTTATTAAAGGAATTAGTTACAAAGGAGAACAACGTACAGTCGTTTTAGATAATTTTTCTGTCCAACCAGTAACCATATTCAGATATAATATAAATGATCTTGTTTTAGAAGATGTTTATAGCTTTTTAAGTGGGGAAGAAATTTATAGCCAATCTGATTTTTGGGAGGATGCAGAAGGAAACATCAAGAAACTTAAAAAACATATGACAGAAGAGGAATATGAGCTACTATATAACTATATCCACTCAATTGATTGGTTTGAATAGGAAATATAGAGGCGGTTAATCCGCTTCTTTTTTATCTTTATTATTTACTAATTAATAAAAGTAGTGTAATATGAATGATAGAATAAGACGTGGGGGATAACAATGCAAAATAGACTTGCTAACTTTAGTAGATTGGATATGAATATGCTTTGGGATGAAGAGCCAGACCTTTTAGATTTAGATAATGGGGAGTATCATTTAGTTGTAAGGAGAATGGATTTAGGATATTTAACAGGGTATGTAGGAGTTACAAATAGTCATCCTTTGTACGGACAAGACTATGGTAAAACAATGGTTAAAGAATTAGATGTACATGGAGGAATCACATTTACAGGGGAGTTTGATATAGAGCCATTTAAGGAAAAGTATTGGTATATTGGATTTGATGCTGCCCATCTTATGGATAAAGTTCCTTATGTGGAAATGACGGAAATAGAGATAGAACTTCCAAGTAAGATAATGCAGATACTTTTAGAGGCAAAGGAAAATGAAGAGTATAGGGATTTTACTTATATGGTAAAACAGACCGATAAGATATACAGACAGTTATTAGAAATGAAAAAAAGAACTACGAATACAGATATAAATGATAATATAAAAGGGGAATGAAAAACATGAAAAATACAATAGAAAACTTACGACAGGAAGTAATTAAACACGATTTAGCATATGAACAAGGAAGTCCCACTATTACAGATAGTGAATATGATTCCTTATACCTTAAGCTGTTACGTTTAGAGGAAGAGTACCCGGAATACTATTCGGAGGAGTCACCTACCCAGAAAATATATAGTGTTGTTTTAGATGTACTGGAGAAGGTTCAACATAGAGAACCTTTACTGTCCTTAGAGAAAGCAAATAAGGAGGAAGATATACGTAAATTCTTAAACCGTTTTAAAGAGGATGCCGATATATCCGTTGGACTTAAAGAAGATGGTTTAACCGTAAAGTTAACTTATAATAACGGATTACTAGCACAAGCAAGTACAAGAGGAACAGACGGTATCGTAGGGGAAGATATTACACATACAATGGGGTTGCTTGATAGTGTACCTTCTTATGTGGAGACTAAAGAATTTTTTGAGGTAAGAGGGGAAGCGGTTATTCCTTTTAATGCCTTTGATCGAATTAATACAGATGGACAATACAAGTCCCCAAGAAACCTAGTGTCAGGTTCTATTAGAACATTGGATGCACGGACAGCAAGAGATAGAGGGGTAGAATTTTTTGCTTTTGATTTACTAAATGCTACACAATTGGGGCATCATGATGAAGAAGAAAGCGAGCAATTTCTTAAACGAGAAGGGTTCATTTTAACAGATATGAAGCGGTTTAAAAATGATAATGAAGGAAAGGAGAATTTAGTTTCTTTCTGTACTAACTTTGAAAAAGAGAATAGAAGTAAGGTATCACATATGATAGACGGGTTGGTTATTAAGGTAGCGGATTATCAAACGAGGGCAGAAATGGGCACTACAAGTAAGTACCCAAGGTGGGCAATTGCCTATAAGTTCAGCAGTTTAGATGCAACAACGGTTATTAAAAATGTTGTAAATACAGTAGGTAAGACGGGGCAAATCACACCAAATGCTATCCTTGATCCAGTAGAGATAGACGGTGTTACTATTGGAAAAGCATCCTTGGCAAATTATGCAAACATTAAAAAGAGAGATATACGGATTGGGGATACAGTTATAGTAGCGAGGGCGAATGATGTTATACCGCAGGTTGTAAGTGTCGTTGCCGAAAACCGAACAGGAAAAGAAGAGGAAATCACATTACCAGTAGAATGTCCTGCTTGTTTAGAAACATTAAGTCATGAGTTAGGTAAGGACGGGGAAGGTAACGAAGCAATAACCCTATATTGTAAAAACCCGCAATGTAAAGACCAATTGACAAGGGTTTTAGAGCATTTTGTTTCTAAGAGTGGGCTGGATATAGACGGTTTAGGAGCGGAAACAGTACGTGTCTTATATGAAAAAGGGTTAATTGATAGTATTGAATCCATTTTCCTTTTACATGAGAAAAAAGATGACATGTTACAATTAGAAGGATTTAAAGAACGAAAAGTAAATCGGATTATAGAAGGAATTGAAAAGTCGAAGGAACAACCTCTTGCGAATGTAATTAAAGGACTTGGTGTACGCAATATAGGAGACCATGTTTCCAAAGTGCTAACACAAGAGTATAAAACATGGACAGCATTAAAAGAAGCGGTTGAAACAAAACAACTAGATAGTTATTTGGACCGGGCAGATCGAATCGGAGAAGTACTTAAGAAATGTATATTAGACGTGTTCAATGATGATAAAACAATTGATACACTTAATAGCCTACAAGAGCAGGGATGCTTGCTAACTCAACCTACCGAGAACAATGAAAGTAGTACCGAACTAACAGGAAAGACTTTTGTGATTACAGGAAAGCTAACACAGCCACGTAATGATATTAAGAAGAAGATTGAGAGTGTTGGTGGGAAAGTGACAGGCAGTGTGACATCAAAAACAACATACCTTGTTTTAGGAGGATATAATGACGAAACAGGAGAGTTTGAAGGGGCTATGAGTAGTAAACATAAGAAAGCAATAGAACATGAAACGCAAATAATTTCAGAAAGTAAATTACAGGAAATGATATAAGGAGAGAAGAAAAGGAATGATGCCACTGTTAGGAGTAGGAAATGTACCAAGTGAGGTTGTCCGGGATATGGGAAGAATACTTATCCCGGAAATCAAGAAAGATTTGGAGACAAACTTAGTAGACGAGGTTGTATCATCCAGAAGCGGTAACGATGGGTGGATGTTGACCCTTGTAAGAAAAGGATATAAACACAATTATATTCATTTATTAAATCAACTGAGGGATGTAGAACAAGGAGAGGTTATACCCATTTACTTATACGGTTCAATGCCAGCAATTAAAACAGAAGTTAAATATAAAGTAATGGGGTTAGATTGGGACAAGCAAAAGGAAGGGGAGATACAGGAAGAAATTGCAGAAATAAACATAGGAAGAGATGACAATCTTATTGAAATGAAGCCAAAAGATAATGATCTAATGTCTATCGCAGAAATACAAGAAGATCAACAGGAAGAGAAAACAAGTCAAATGTTAGACGGACAGGTGCTTATAAAGATAAGTAGTTTTATGGTAATGTACCCAGCGGACACTATAAAGGAAAATGTAATGAAAATAAAGGACTTATTAGAAATGTTTACAGATACCGTTTGGGGAGTTGATTGGGACTTATTAGAAAATGGAAAAGGTAGCAATAGAATAGAGAAAGTCCAGCTAACAAGTATTACAGGAGAGAGTTGTAAGGTTGAATTAAGTAAGGGAAATAAGCATACTTTAGGAGATATTCATGTATATCAATAAGATAAAATATGGCATAAATCAGGAATTACCCGATGACTTTGTGCAAGATTTTAGGGAAAATGTAGTTCCAGCAATAATTAGAAAGCTATATACACTTAATCAAACGTATTACATTAAATATAATAAGTCAGACCAAAGCGAAGCCGTTTATTTACGAATAGAGAAGGATGGGTATCATGCCTTAACAATTTCTATTAGGAATCATGTTATAAATACTGCAGTAGACAAAGTATTTTATATTACTAACTTTGAGGATTGTGCAAACATAGAGAAGTCCGTTATTTTCTACTTAAAAGATTTTGATTGGGAAACGAAAAGAAAACAATACGATGCAGATATAGGAAGCAGTACTCACGACATTGTAGAAAGGCCTTGGGAGGTAGAAGAGGAAGAAGAAAATACTGAGGTACAGGGAATTATGGGAGAGATTAAAGAAAGAATGAGTACATTTGGGGAGCAGCTTCCAATTGGTAGGATTAATCAATTACTTTTTGCTACACAGACGATAAACGATGATAGGGATAAATTGAGAATGACAAAGGAAGTCATTGCCCAAATCACTCAAATACCTGTATATATTAATAGTATCGATGTAGACAAGGGAATATATCTAACAAAAATAGAAGGATTTAAGGACGGTGTAATGTTCTTGAATAATGAAGGGGTTATGCTTACAAATATAGGAAAGGTTGAAAACAAGGTGAGCGAAGGATAAGAAAACGAGGATATGGTATACACAAATGAGTTAATATAAAGGGTATCAAATGTGTAATGGAGAGAGGACTTTGATTGAGTTTAGTTTTTATCAGTGGATACAAGAAAATTATTTAATGCTTTATGGTATAACCATGGTAATTTCCCTTATTTATGTGTACTATATTTTCAGTTCACGTATGAATATAATAATTCGTTTTTTGCTAAGTTTTGTAATGATATTTCTAACCTTTATGGTAACTGCAGGAGTAGGATTTGCTGCGGGGTCAGGGGATTACATTCAGGAGTACAGACAGAATTACCATGATTATGTACTAATGGGAAAAGAAACGGATTATATTCGCATATATGATGTGGAAGTTACAAATAACAAAGGAAACAGTATACCTAAATTTAGTGGCAAGGATAAGGAAAAATATGTATCTATTAATTATTTTAATGGAGTAGAAGTTAAAACACATAACGTACTGGCAGAACCTATAGCAGATGAAAGAGAAGGTTTTTATATCAGTTACACTTACCTTCCAGAAAACGCAGTACCAACGCTTAAACCTATTACGGATGTACTCATGCAGATGAGAGAGAAAATAGGGTATAGCGATGTAAAAGATCTTGTTGTGCAAAAAGGGTCTTACAGGTTGCAATTGCACGTACCAATGGAACAATACGATGAATATAAAGAAGAGATGGAAAGAAAGTCCAAATAATCGTATATAGAAACAGCAGATAAGTAACCGTCAATTTTGCGGTTACTTTTTTGTTATGCTTACACAGATAACTAATCATGGAAATATCAGTAATTATTTAATGGGCGAAGGTCGATTATATAGGAGGAATAAAGGATGAGGACAAAGTGTATTGGATATTTAATTGCAGATAACAATTTCATGCAGAAAGTGAATAAAGACATATATAAGGACATTCCAGGAGAAACAAAGGTTATGGCAAGGTTGATGATAGATGCAGAGGGGAGAAAAATCACACGAAGATATTTAGAGGGGATTAAGAGACCAGAAATAAGAGATGACAAACACCTGAATATCCTTAAAGGAAGAGGATTCTACGGAAAGCCTGTACATGAAGCGGAGTATTGGGAGCAAGAACTTGGAGTGGAACTAGGGAACTGAGGGGATATAAACATGTTTATTATTCGAAGAATTCGAAGATCAGACATATCCATTGTTAGAAGGAGTGAAGATAAAGGGTTAGAAGTACCCATGTTAAATATTTTTCCCAGGGTTAGAACAGACCTTAACGAAAATTTACGATCCTATTTTAATAGTAGACTTCCACGATACACAGGAATCTATGATGGGGACGATATTTTAGCACGCTTAAATAGTTATTTAGCAGAAAAAGAAATAGTAATAAAACCATTAGAGTTTCCTTTAGGGGTAGGGTCAGAGGTAAGATTAATCCCTATTGGAAAATCAATCAAATTAAAAGTAGTACTGATCAGTGAATATTTTGGAAATGGAGAAAGCAGTCGATATATAACTGCCAACTCTTTTCTTATAAAAGAAAGTACTAAAGAAAAACATGTTGAAGAAGTAATATCATTTATTGATAAATATTTACCCGAAAACACGAGAACATAAGGAGATATATATGGAACAATTTTTTATAACAGACATACATGGAAATTATAAATTACTTGAAAAGGCATTAAAGTACTGGGATAAGGACACTCAACAATTGAATTTCTTAGGAGATTATATGGATCGAGGAAAGAACAGTAAGGAAGTTTTGTTGAAAGTACATGATTTAGTAAAAAACCATGGAGCAAAAGCAATTAAAGGAAACCACGATGCCATGTTTCTTCATTACTTAGAGTTTCCATGGAATGGTATGTATGTACACAACGGGGGACTCGATACAATAAACAGTCTCTTAGATATGAGAATACGGAAGAGTCATTATCTAAGTATGGATATGGAAGAAACGCAAGAAATGGCAAATCGTATCAAATGCAAGTATGAGGAAGAAATATCATTTTTAAGAGAATTACCCTATTGGATTGAGGGAGAACATTTTATAGGAGTACATGCAGGTATTAACTTAAACGAGGAAGATTGGAAGGAATCCGGGGAAGATTATTTTATGTGGGTCCGGGAGGATTATTATAGTCAACGGAAAAACCCAACAGGAAAAACTATTGTTTCAGGTCATACACCCACATTATTTTTAGGGAATGAAGATGGAAGTGTACTCGATATAGGCGAGCATCGCTATCTGATTGATTCAGGAAATTTTAGAAGTAAAAAATTGAATGTATTTATTTTGAAAAATAATGGGGACGTAAAAGAGTATTTTCAAGTATGTGAGTAGATTACACAAAGGATATTTAAGGGGAATAGATACATGAAAGTTATTGACATATTTAAAAGTTAAACTATGACAAATAAAAAGGAAGATAAGCATGAAAAAAAGCATGGTCTTAGTGGGGGTTGGGTTAGTATGTTTCCTTATTTTTACGGGATGCGGAAATAGTCATGATCTTGCACCAGGAAGTTTAGACAATCAAGGTATAGATATTAAGAATAAAGAAATAGCTGATGTCACAATATAAAGTGGCATCTTCTTTTTATTAAAATTAATTGTTGACATTTAATTTAATGTAGTGTAATATTAAAGGTAGTAAATAAGAGACGGGAGATAGGAAAATGAAACTTAATAAATATAGTGATGTAATTACAGAGTTTAACGATACAACAGGGGGAAGACATTATATTTTCTATAAAGGGGAGCTTGCAGCGTTTGGAAAAGATAATACCTTTTATGTGGAAAACAGACGTAAAAAGTCAGTAATTGAGTTTATCGAGAATACATATGCGTATAAATATAAAGGAGCAGAGATCACGGAATGTTATTCATTAAATAACATGCTTGCTTAACTGCAGGCATGTGTTTAGTGAATAAGAGAGATGAAGAAATGGAACAACAAGAAAGTAGAGGAGAATATTGAATAAAAACATTGATTTTGCAGAGGAATGGGTCATTCAATTAAATGCTGAATTAGAAAGTGAAAAGGATATCACTAATGCTACAATACTGGAAAACCGTATTAAAACGCTTAAATGGCTAGTTAAAAAGGCTAAACGAATAAAACCAATGGATGATGCCCTTGCTTTCTATGGGGAAGAGGACAACTACGATTGGGATATAGATGATCCTTATGTATCTGTTAAGCCCTCAAAGACAATGCAAGACAACGGGGATTTGGCACGACAAGCAAGAGGTCTAAAATAAGGAGGGGAAGTACATGAATAGAGAGAATCAATATGAAATGCTAGTAGAGATTAATGCGAGGGTAAGGGTGCTAGCTGCACTATCGAACAATGAGGAAGTTGTTAAGGGGACACATCAAATAAAAGAGGTCAACAACGAGTCTATTACTTCTTTGGGGTATTCGGATGCAACTTTCAATTCGGATTCCATTAAGAGGTATAGCCAGTTAGTAGCGGGTATTAAAAAAGGGTAGATTCAAACAAACATAACAAAAAGAGAGAGAAAAGTGGGGGTCAAGATGAGAAAAGTATTAACAACAGGAGAAATGATTGATGCGTTGGATGTTGACGAGGTAGCGGAAATAGTTGATACAGGTAGCGACATTACAAGAGATATGATAGGAAAGCGGATAATGAATGATAGACAGTATTATTTTTACTTAGACACTTACACGAACTTCACGCTTCATAACGGTTTACGTAAATACAAGTGGGTAATTGTAGACATTGAAGATTAGACAACAAGATATAAACAAATAAAGATGGAGGGTCGAATGAAACAATGGGAAGGTTGTTAGAAGAACAAAATAAACAATTACATGAACTAAATATAGAATTACAAAAAGCACTAGAAAATAATAAGACCATCGCAGAAGAGGCAGACGAGAGCGATGAGTTATCCGAAATATGGGATATAGCGGACGGGGTACTTAAATAAATTTAACAGATATGATTAATTTAAAATTCCAAGAATAAAACAAGGGGGAAATGATTATGAAATATAGAGCAATTTTGCATAATGTTAAGTCGGGGGCGGGAAAAATAGAAAGTGTTTGGGTAGAAGAAATTGAAGTGGTTAATAGGGTAGGAGAAGAAGGATTGAAGTTATATGGGGGAACTCATTTTACAGTTGAGAGTAAGGAAACATAAAATATAAATATAAGGGAGATGATTAGGTGTGGCTATTCAATTTAGGAAGTACTTAGTAGACCTACAATTTGGCAATTACGCAAATAACGATAATAATGCGATACAGTTTGTTGGAGCGGAAGAAGGAGAACATTTCATGGAAGCAATTGCAACAGCAACGGTAAATGGAGATATGGATTGGAAAGGTACAAATATTTATGGGTTTAAGAGTTGGGGAGAGGGCCCTGACGTAGTGGAGTGTTTAACAAGAGAAGGAATCATTGATCCATCCTTAAAGACATCTGAACCAGCAGGTTTCGGAAAAATTAATTACCACGAAATGACAGATAAAGGAATCCAAATGCGTGAAGATTTCTTTAAGGAAATGGAAGAAAATTAACCAAAGGGGAAGGATAAAAGATACAAAAATACTTAATAGATAAGAAAATAGATAGTTTAGTCTAATCCTTAACGTAGAATATGCGGTAAGGATTATTTTAATGGATAAAAGAGGGTGTATTTAATGGGACGAATGACAAAAGAAAAACTAATGGAGTTATTAAAAGATGTTCCGGGAGACGTACAAATTAATGTACTTAACGAGGACGGTAAAATGACATCAAACATTGATTTTTGTTTTGAAGATTTAGATACAAGACAGTTTGTAGAACTTAAAGGGAAGACGTCAAATAATAAGGCAGAATAAGAGAGTTGGAGGAAGATGAAGTGGAAGAAATACAATGTTTAGTGGAAAGAAAAGATAAGTATATTATTGAGTTTGATGAGTCTGTATGTAACAAAGAGTGGATGAAGAAGTTTAGAAGGTATTTTTATGATTTCTATACATTGGAACAACATGCACAACACATTGCACAATTTAGGGCAAGATTCGGAAGTAGACATATTGAAGGATACGGAGTTCCTTTGGAGAACGGAGAAGTACCCTATTGGGCAGACAAAGATGAGGTTAACCGAGCGATAAACATAAGGATTATTAGCGAGGATAGCGATATTTATGTAGATTCTAATAAGCGACAGGAATAAACGGAAGATAAAAGGAGAATAATTAAAATGAGTAAAAGAACTGATGTAATGGTGGATATTGAAACATTAGGGCAAGGAGTTGATTCAACTATCTTTCAAATTGCTGCTGTTGCTTTTGATATTACGAGTGGAGAAGAATACAAAACGTTTAATGAGGTAGCGGATATCAGTAATCGCTCGTTACAAGTAGATGGAAACACGTTAAAATGGTGGCTTAAAACAGATGCTAGTCTGTTAAACAATTTATTAAACGAACAAAAGGGAGATAAATCACCAAAGGAAATTCTAGGGTTATTTTCAGAATGGTTAGATGGATTGGCCTACAATATGAAAAATGTTTATTTATGGGGAAATGGAATTCTATTTGATAATAAGATGATTCAGTATCAAATGGAGAAGAATGGATATAAATACCCTATATTTTACAGAAATGATAGAGATGTCCGAACTATATTAGAGTTAGCAAGTATTAAAGAAGGAGTAAGTGAATGGGATTTACGAAAGAAACACGAAAACCCTTCCTTAGCAGTGCATGATGCTATAAATGACGTTAGATTTCAGATAAGTTTAGTAGCACATTGCTATACGATACTTACATCGAATGATGAACTTATAAACCTTTAAAAGCAAACAAAGAACAAGGAAAGAGGTATGTAAGATGGAACAATTAAGTTTAGAAAACGGTAAGTATTTAATTGTAAACGGACTTGGTAAAGGTGGGGGAATACATGCTTTACGATACGGGGAAGTGTGGAGAGACCTCACGGGGGATAATTTAGTATTAGCTATGTTTCATAGAATTGAAGAGTTACAAAACGAAGTAGATCAGTACAAGAAGACACAGGAAGAAACAAATGAATAAAAATATTTGTATAAAAGGCGCATAAACATGTTATAATTGGGATAGAGAAAAGGAGACCTGTTGGACGCAGGTCACCTTTAGTAGCTGATCGCTCGAAGCGAGAGGCTAGGATGTTTATTTCTTGGAGGAGCCGCCTCTACATTGTGAGCGATTGGCGGGATTTCTCTTTGTTTTAACAAATTTAAAAATTAATGCAATTGCTTGATTTACAATTGCACCAACAACTGTCATTGCTAGGTATAAAAGAGTGTCCATATATGGTTCATCCCTTTCTCCTATAAGAAAAAGGTAAGAAAGGATGGACCACCCACCACGAACAACACTACTTAGGAGAGTATAACACAAAGAGTAATTGAATAGAACGGAACAAAGGCATCTGTACATTTGTACAGGTGTCTTTTTTAATGAGAAAGGTAAAAAGAAAAGGATTACTGGAATAGATAAGAAAATAACAATCAAGTTGTGTTTTCTGTCTTAAAATGAATAAAGATAGATATTTTAAAATCTGTTGAGCAGGTAAAGCAACAGTAGGAGGAGAGGAAACGAATGGAACACAGGGGAAGGGAGGAAGATTAAAATAAGTAGAAAAGATTGGGATAAGTATTTCTTGGATATTGCAGATACCGTTTCAACAAGAGCTACATGTAACAGATTAAAAGTTGGATGTGTCATTGTAAAAGACAAAGTTATTGTTTCAACGGGATATAACGGAAGTATTCGAGGACAACCCCATTGCATTGATGAGGGGGTTGGATGTTTGTTAAACGATGAGGGTCGATGTATAAGAACTATTCACGCAGAAGAGAATGCAGTTATTCATGCGGAAAGAAGAAGTTTAATCGGAGCAACCGCCTATGTTACACACCTATGTTGTGAAAAGTGTTCCAAAACATTGGCACAAGCAGGAATAAGTAGGTTGGTGTATCGGCATTATTATGGAAACAAATATAACAAGCATTTCCTTTCGGAAATTGAAACAGTACATCTAACTTATTAAAAACAAGCAGGTAACAAATAGAAAAATAAGTATATAGAAAGAAAGGTAAATAAAATGAAGGAATTTACAGTAGTACGATACACATCAGAAAGTAAGCCAAAATGGGGTTTAGTGCAAGGAAAACTTTATGCAGTAGAAACGAATGAAGATTATGTGATGTTATTTGACGGTGGAACAATTACCGTTTGGAATGATGAAGGACACCTTGCGGAAATGAATCAAGGAGAGTATCAGGTAGTGATTACGGACAAAAAAGAATGGTTTAAAGTAAGGCCAGAACGGATTTACTTGGAAGTGTATTAAGGGGGATTATAAATAATGAAGAGAATCGATGAGTTTAGAGGAAGATATTACTTCTTATCTAATTTTAGTCACAGTCCTTTAGAGTACAAGGGACTTGTTTATCAAAACGGTGAAGCGGCTTTTCAGGCTATGAAAGTTATTGATGAAAAGAGACGAGAGCAATTCACAAACCTTCCACCTAACAGGGCTAAGGCAAAGGGAAGAAATGTTAAGTTACGTGGAGATTGGGAGCATGTCAAAGAACAAGTCATGTATGAGGTTGTAAGAGCAAAATTCACACAGAACGAGTATTTAAAGAAGAAACTACTTGATACAGGGGATGCCCTTCTTATTGAGGGAAATACGTGGGGAGATACCGTTTGGGGCGTATGTAGGGGTAGAGGACAAAATAAACTAGGTAAGATACTGACAAGAATTAGAGCAGAGTTAAGAAATTGATTTAATGTATTACTAGGGGGTAAACAGATGAAATTAAAGATAAAACAGGACAGATTTTTGCCACATGTAACAGACAAAAGTTTAAAACATTTATCAGAAACAAATAACGTAAAAATTAATATCTTGAAACAGGAAACAACAACATTTAAGAGAACTTTGGTATTTCAAATACTTGGTAAGGAAGAAGATGTGAAGAAGGTAACAGATATTCTTTTTGCATTAGAAGAACTTATAGAAATGGAAAAATTAGAAACATGTGAAACCGTAAGAAAGCTATATAAAGATGTTGGATAGTATGAACAAAGCAAATACTACTTTCAATATGAGAATAGATGCTGCATATAAAAGTTTTATTAAAGCTGCAACAGAACAATATGAAACAATTAAAAAGGCAGAGGAAGATCCCACCTGTATATTAAAAGACCTGTTTAATAACAGGCATCAACGATATTATAACGAACTCACGAATGTATTAAATAAAGGGAAGGTAAGATGTCATGAATTTCAGGGATATCTAGTAGACCTTCTTAGACCACAATTTGAAAATGATTCTATAACAATGGAATATAATAAGTCACAATATCCATCGGACTTTCTATTAAGATACGATGGATTACCTTTATTTTCTTTTAACATATATAATCACACATTTGAAGATAAACGAGAGAATAAGACCGAAAGCGATCTAATGAAATTTAGGTCAACGATAGAAGGAATAAATTTCTGTATAAAAGAAAAGAAACAGAAAATAGCAGACGTTCAAGGATATATGACAAACCCTATGCAATACACGAAGGATTCACTTACTAAACGAGAAATAAAAGATGGGATATATAGTTTATTATTTAGGAAAAAGGTAAGAAAGTTTTTCGAAAGAGGAAAAGAAATATTGGAAGATGAATTGGAGTATTTAGAGAAGGAATATAAAAGGTTTGAGAAGTTAGAACAAGAAGCAATGCAAACGTATCATGGTTATAAAGATCTGCTTGAAGATAAATATAGGGATTTAGAGGAATTCTTTCAAGAACTGGGATATACAAAAGAGACTTAGTAGGGGAATGTAATGGAGATAAACAGAATTTACAATGAGGATTGTTTAATAGGAATGAAACAGCTACCAGATAAGAGTATTGATATGGTTTTATGTGACTTACCGTACGGGGTAACAAAAAATGATTGGGATTCTGTCATCAATTTAGAAAAACTATGGGAACAATATAATAGGGTTATTAAAGATAACGGGGCCATTGTACTATTTGGGCAGGATAAATTTTCGGCAAAACTAATGTTATCTAATGAAAAATATCACAGGTACAATTTGATATGGGATAAAGAATTGGTGACAGGATTCCTAAATGCAGAACGGATGCCGCTTCGGAGACATGAAGATATTTTAGTATTTTATAAGAATCTTCCTACCTACAACCCACAAAAGATATACGGAAGGAAGAATAATTCAAAAGGTAACTATAAAGGCAAGGAACATACAAACAACAACTATGGTAATTTTAAGCAACTAGATAACAGGGAAAAGTTGGGGAATATGAAATACCCAGCTTCTATTGTTTCCTTCCAAAAACCTCATCCTAGCAAATCCATTCATCCTACCCAGAAACCAACGTCTTTATGTAATTGGTTAATAAAATCTTTTACAAACAAGGGTGACCTGGTACTCGATAGTTGTATGGGAAGTGGTACAACAGCAATAAGTTGTATTGAAACGGGACGAAACTTTATAGGGTATGAACAGGATAATAACTATTTTAAAGAGGCACAGGATAGAATAAAGAGGAAAATGATGCGACCAAAGCGATTATGGGATTAATGGCAGGAACAAGGGGAGGGAAATAGGAAATGAATCTTAAATTACAAAGAAAGTTTCACCAGTGCAAGAAGTCTCTTATTCGTTATTGGTATAGGTTAATGAAACCATTGGCTACCTTTTTAGAAGCAAAAGACGATGAAAGACGACAGAAGATGAAAAGCAAGATTACAGAAGAAAAGGCAGTTAGGTATATTGCAGAAGATATAGCAAGATACATTGTCAAAAGAAAGAAAGGGTATACTGTTTCATTTATTATTGCTGAATATATGGATGAAGATGACTTTGCTGGATATGAAAGTTTGTCTTTTCTTAGATATAATTTCCGAATGCGAAAGAAAACAACTATGGGGTATTACAAGTTCAATAGGGGAATACCATTTCAGGAAAAAATAATAGAAGAACTAAAAGCAATTAAGGGAATACAGGTGGAAGAAGAAATAGAAACATTTAAATGGGAAAGAGTCGATAACTACAAGAAAACTTGCAATGTTAGTTATATCGGGTAAGTTAACGGAAAAGTAAATAAACGAAGTCATCAAGGGGAATAGTCATATCAACTATCAACGCTAGTCCAGGGGGAATGAGGATGCCAGTTAAGACAGGAGATAAGGTTATTGTTGTAAATCCTTATCATACAGAAACAGAGTATGGATACGAAAAAGGAGACATTTTCACAGTATGGATTGTATTTTCTGAATCAATTCGTACAACAACTGATTTAGGGTTGTGGAACTTTGAATATGAGATTTATAAAGAATAAATAGCAAGATAAAACAGAATAAAATCAATAGGGACAGTCATTACGGCTGTCCTTTTTTCGTGATAAGAAAAACACTAAAATCCATCAAATACGTTGGTATACTTTGGATAATTTCACAGGATAGAAGTTTCTATGGAAAGAGAAAAAGAGTTGAAGGTATGGACTATTTAACGAATAAAAGGAGGATAAAATGGCTCAATTATTTTTCAAATACGGAACGATGAATAGCGGTAAGAGTTTGCAGTTATTAGCGTCACGAAATAATTATGAAGAACAAAATAAAAAGACACTTGTGTATACAAGTAATTTAGACACAAGAAGTGGTCATCAAAGAGTGGAAACAAGAATTGGTGTAAGTTGCAAAGCGGAATACTTACATCCCAACATCTTTGAGGACGTTAAGAATAAAAACAAGCAGGAAAAGATTTATTGCATTTTTGTAGATGAAGCACATTTTTTAAAAAGAAAAGACATTGAACATTTAACAGACATTGTAGATGGATTAAATATCCCCGTCATTTGTTATGGGTTGCGAGCAGATTTTAGAAATGAATTATTTGAAGGGTCAGCAGCATTATTCGCTTTAGCAGACAAGATAGAAGAATTGAAGACGGTATGTTATTTCACAAATAAAAAAGCAACAGTCAATATGCGAGTGGGTAAAGATGGAGAAGTTATTCGAGAAGGAGAACAGGTAGTAGTAGGGGATATAGGAAGTTACTTCCCTGTCAGTCGAGAGGTTTATAAGCAAATGAGAAATACAAATGACTATTTAGGAAAACCGTCATGAAAAATATAAAAGTTATAACAACCGTTGTACAGAGAGAGATAAAAAACAGATATTCACTAGATACAAAAAAGAGTGCTGTTCATTGGAGTTGTCCAGAGTGTGGAGCGGCTCTAGGGGAAATACGAAAAGTCGATGTGTACGGAATAGAAAAAGTGATGAAGGTTGATACATGGGATGCACCCTGCGGACATGCTGTACCTCTTAAATACTTTAAGAAGTGTAATCGTAAGGAACTTATTGATTTTTATATCAAATATGACGCACCTATGAATCTGCAAATGAAATCCTTCAATCCAAAAAAAGCTACAAAAGAAGAAATTATAGAGCAAATAGATAAAAAACAGATTATGAATAACGCAGTAAACAGGGCATTTAACCAAAAATAAAGAGATAGAATGCTCTCATTAAAACAGAGATAAAACAGAGGGGAACTTGAAAAATGAATAAAACAGAGAGACAGGGGCGCGAGAATCAATTCGTTCCGTTTAAGTACGTATCCTTATTCTCAGGAATAGGGGGATTTGAACAGGCTCTTAACAGTCTAGGGGGAACTTGTGTAATGGCTTCTGAAATAGATAAATTTGCTGAGAAGTCATATCAAGCTATTTATGGGCATTCAACAGTTGGGGATGTAACAGAGATAGATGAAAGAGATGTACCAAATCACGATATGTTAGTCGGGGGATTCCCTTGTCAGGCATTTTCCGTTGCGGGAAATAGGGAAGGTTTTGACGATACCAGGGGAACATTGTTTTTCGAGATTGCAAGAATTGCAAAGGAAAAAAAGCCTAAGTTACTTCTATTAGAAAACGTAAAAGGGCTTGTGGGGCATGACAAAGGAAAGACACTCGATAAGATTGTAGAGGTCTTAAATGAGATTGGTTATGTAGTGGATTATGAAGTCTTAAATTCTAAATTTTTCGGAGTACCACAAAACAGAGAGCGTATTTTCATTTTAGCAGTCAGGGAAGATTTAATTGAACAGGAAGAGTGGATATTTGAAGGAAATACAGTTGTTCCAAAGTCCAAGAGAAGAATTGCAGCATATGAAGGGGTAAAGACATTTAATTTTAATTGGCCTGCACAAGAAGAAGTTACGGTAAGATTGCGGGAAATTTTAGAACCCGTGGTAGAAGATAGATTTTATTTGTCTAGCGAAAAGACGGAAACATTGATCAAACAGTTGGAAGAGCAACAATTTCAGGGAGAAACAAAAATTATTCAACAAAACCAATCTAAAAAATTATTTGTTAAGAATGAGACAGGAACAGTTACAACAAGCATGGGAAGTAGTCAGGCCTCAAAAGTATTAGAACCAAAAACGGTAGGGCATGTTGATATAAATGGACATGATTTGCTTAAGCGTGTATATGACCCTGCAACAGTTTCACCTACACTAACCTCAATGGGTGGAGGGAATACAGAACCTAAGATTGTTATAAAAGGGGAATTTCCTGATCTCCCTATGGACAAGTGGAGAAAAATTAAATTGAAAAGAAAGAAATATAAGGAAGAGCCTAAGTTGGACATTGTAGGTCATAGCGGAAGTGGTGGACAAAAAGGATATATTTACAATGAAGAAGGGCTTATGTCCACTTTAACAGCAACAGATTACAAACAGCCAAAACAAATTGTAACTAAAACACAGGAATCCTTAAATGCAGGAACAACAGATGGTATGACAAATATTCGAGAAGATGAAATGGTGAGTACACTTACCGCTTCCTATTATAAAGGGTTATGTGGTCAGTCAAGACCACATGTATTAGAGAAAGAAGAGGTCAGACCTGTATTAACACCCGATCGAATAACGAAAAGACAAAACGGAAGAAGAATGAAAGAAAACGATGAAGATTCCTTTACGCTTACTTCACAGGATAAGCATGGTGTCGCACACGGGGTATTTCCGAAATATCAAATACGAAAACTAACCCCGAGGGAATGCTTTAGACTGCAAGGATTCGGAGATGACATTTTTGAGATTCTAGTAGAAGCAGGTATAAGTAATACTCAATTGTATAAACAAGCAGGAAACGCTGTAACTGTAAACGTGATTCAGGCAATTGGAGAAAAAATACGAGAGTTTGGATTGTTAAACGAGGATAAGACGATATATAAAAAGGTAACATTTAAGGAAAAGAAAGAAGAAACTAAGGTAGAGGAAAATACAGCAAGACCACGGAGTTTGTGGGGGTAGTATTAAACGAGCAAGGGTGATGAGGTATGAAATTAGGATTGAAGGGATCTATACACGAAGAACAATTAATAGATCGATTAAAAAGAAGGCCAGACATTTTAGAGTTTCATTTATTCGAGGATGATTTGTTCGGGAAAAATAGAGAAAGATTGGAAAAATGTATACTCCTTGTACAAGAACTGGGAATACGAGTGATACTTCATCATCCAATAAAGTACAGATCGAGGAAGTTAGATATATTACATGTTAATACAGAGGATAGGTTGTATTACAATATAAGCACTCACATTTTAGCAGAAATAGTAAAGAAGCATGGAATTCATTGTGTTATTCATGTTAATTATTCAAATATTCCTTTCAATAAGGAAGACTATGAAAAGGAACTTGGAGCAATAAAGACTGAAATACAAAGATTTAATGAGTTATCTGAAGGAAGGTTTCTGTGGGAGAACAGTTGTGATGGCGCATTCTCTTTTATAAATGATCGGATATATGAGGACATTATAGAACCACTTGGATTAAATATATGTTTTGATATAAGTCATGCATTTATAACGTTTCAAGGTGATAATGAAAAACTAAAAGATGCTATGGAGAAAACAAGACAACATACGAAGTATTACCATGTTGTAGATAGTATGGGGAAGGAACATGATTCCCTTACATTAGGAAAAGGAAAGATTGATTGGGAAAACATTGAGGACTTAATCAAAGGAAAGCCGTATATTTATGAGATAGATTTAAAGGATCAAACAAATTGTGATGAAATGTTGAGAAGCCATCAATATTTCAAATCATTAGATAAAAAATCAGGGTAAAAACAGGGGAATAGTATGGAATTAAATAATGTATATAACATGGATTGTGTTGAAGGAATGCAACAAATGGAGGATGCCAGTGTGGATTTAATTATCGCTGATCCTCCATATGTTATCGCAAGAGAAGGAAACTTCCACACGATGAATAGAGCGGGTACAGATTTTGGAGAATGGGATTATGATTTTGACAACGAACCTTACTTAACGGAATCATATAGGTTACTTAAACCTGGGGGATCACTTCTTACTTTCAATGACTTTAAAAAGGCAACAACAGTATATGACATTACGGAAAAGTTAGGATTTGAATATAAAGACACACTTGTATGGAAAAAAACAAATCCTATTCCGAGAAACAGAGATAGAAGATACGTACCTGACGTAGAAATGGTGCAATGGTATATAAAGCCGGGGAATGCATGGACATTTAACAGACAACAGGAAACATATGAAAGCAGCGTAATATCTTTTCCTGTAGAGGGTGGAACAAATTCTACCCGGTTCCACCCCACACAAAAACCAGAAAAACTTGTTGAGTATTTTATTAGAATGCATAGTAATAAAGGAGATATTGTACTTGATCCATTCATGGGTAGCGGTACAACAGCGGTAGCCGCTATAAACCAAAAAAGGCACTTCTTTGGGTTTGAACGGAATGAAACTTATTTCCTTAAATTACAGGATCGACTAAAAAGAGAAGAGCGTAAACCAAAGGGGTTATTTATTTAGGAGGAAATGTATGAAGAGATTTTTTGATATATTAGGGGTACTAAATACTATTCTTATGGTAACAGTACCTTTATTAATAGTAGCGTATACCGCTTATGTTTATTCGCCAGAATTACCTATATTTATTTTATGTATGATGCTGATTTATGGAATGTTTATTTTTGCTGGGAATAGCGACCAAAAAAATAAGAAAAAAGAAAAGGGTCGTATAGAAGCAATTAAAACACTTGCGATAGAGAAAGTAAATAGGTTAGATAAATATGAAGCGGAAATTATAGACGTACAAGGGAATAGGGTATTATTAAAAGCAGGGAACAAGGCATATGTTGCGATAGCAGCAAAGGATAAAGTGCAATTAGAAACTGTATTTGTTGCAGGGGGTATCCTGTATGAACCAGGTAATTAGAGTTTAAGGAGATAAGATGATGCAAAGGAAAGGGAATTGGGATGGAATTAAATAAAATATATAATAAGGATTGCTTGAAGGGAATGAAACAGATCCCCGATAAGAGCATAGATATGATTTTGTGCGACTTACCCTACGAAATGACAGATAATTATTGGGATACTATTATTCCTTTTGATCAATTGTGGGATGCTTATAATAGAGTTATCAAAGATAACGGGGCAATTGTGCTGACAGCAAAGCAGCCATTTACTTCAAAAATTATTATGAGTAACCTACAAATGTTTAAGTATACTATGGTATGGAGAAAAAACTTAAAAACAGGATTTCTAAATGCACGAAAACAACCTATGGGTGCATATGAGGATATTGCGGTATTTTATAAGAAACCACCTGTCTATAATCCTCAAAAGATACCGAGGACGTTCCAACAGAAGTCAGGGAGTAAATTTAATTCCAAAACTAAAAACTACGGTAGTTTAGGAGAGTTATATAAAGATAGACAGAGTGACGAATTAACGGTAGATGATGTGATTGATTATGAAGATGAAGATAATCTATCTATTGAATGGGAATTAGAAAATGAAATGTTATATATCAAGAGCATTCATAACTCCACAGGAAAGATACACCCCACTCAAAAACCGGTATATCTTTTTGAATGGTTAATTAGGACTTTTACAAACAAGGGTGACCTGGTATTAGATAATTGTATGGGAAGTGGTACTACTGCGGTAAGTTGTATTAATACGGGGAGGAATTACATCGGATATGAGTTAGATAAAAGTTACCATGAAAAGTCTCTTGAAATGATTGAGAAGATAAAACGAAAGCCTAAGAGTTTATGGGGATAGACCTATTAGGAATAAATATTATATGGTACAATAATTAACGTACAATAAAGGCTATAAGGGTGGCGACTCACTCCCTTTTTGAAAGGGGGTGGTCGTATGACAGTATTTGAATCATTAATGTTCGCAATCGCTTTTGCAACACTAATCGTACTTGTACTGTCCGAACAAAAAAAGTAACCTCCCTATAGCCTGACAAGCAATGTAGGGGGTTACTATCCTTATTTCATTGTGGGTCGCCACGATCATGGCTATTGTACACACAAGACCGTTGGTGTTATCGCACCTCGGTCTTTTATTAATATATTCTTTTATAATTATATTATACCCATTTTTACTGATATTGCAAACATGTACGATTTCATGTGTATAATAAGGTAAATTATATTGAAAGGGAGAGTGAACATGGAATACCTAAAAGAAAATATAGGTGAAAATATTAAACAATACATTGCTAATAAAGGTATAAGACAAGATTGGGTCATTGACCGTCTCAGAATAGATAAAGAAGTATTTTATAACATTTTAAACGGGCATGGGGATGTATACCTGTATGAAGAAAAAATTCGCAATCTCTTTAGAATCAAAGATCCACGTTATTTTAAACGAGATTCGGAATTGTCAAAGAAACTTAATGAGAGCAGTCACAAGCGAATGATTGTTGGTCAAGACATATTAACAAGTAACAGAGGGAAAGAATTTATGGAAGTAAAATGGTTTTTTAAAAGGTATAGAGAGGTTATAAAAAAGGTATATTAAGGAGATGGATAAAAAAGTAACCCCTCATATGCTTTGACATGGCTCTGAGGGATTATACATTCCTTATTGCACCACTCTTATATAAGAGTGGTTAATTGTAAACCGTTTGATGTTACAGCACCAACGGTTCATGTATGATTTAATTCCATTTAGGGGAAGAACGAAAATAAAACAATAAACATATCTACGTTTGTTGAAGATTTACAACAAGAGATTAATCCCAGATATACAAGTACAACACCTCTTTAATTTTTTTTATTGGTTGCTTTAATAACTTCGGATAACTGTAATATAACCGTCTCCAATTTATCAAGTTTACGTTCAAACCTAATAAATAGATATATTGTTATAGCTATGGGGAAACCAAAATTACCTATTATGGATATCCACAATGTTACATCTTCGGGTATCATCTTATTACCAACTCCCATTTTTTAAAAGTATTTGCAAGGAGAAATAACCAATAAGGTATGTATTATAAAAAGAGAAACATACCTAGAAATAAACAACCCTTAAAAAGGAATTGTTAGGATTCAGAGAGCATGTACGACATCTTTAATAAGTATATTCACTAAATAACTAAAAGGATTTATATACATATTGAATTGATACCAAATAGAAAATATTTTTTCGTATAAATATGTTTATTTGTAAATAATCTTCTATCTATGCTAAGGTACTGATGGGGGATAACGCTTTCACTTGAGGTTTTAGAAAATGATATAAAGAAAGATGGAATGGGGGAATTAACGTGCGGAAGAGAAGTTACTTTGTGGGATTGTGCGTAATAGCTTGTTTAGCCTTATTTTTAGCAGCATGTGGATCGTCAGATACAGAAACGTCAGAAGGTCAGGATAATAAGGATAGCGACAAGGGAGAAGAATTAGAGACAAACGATAAAACTGAAGATGATTCGGATGATCCAAACCAGGATGATGCAGAATCATCTAGCAGTGAGGAGTCTGAAGAAAGCAATGAAGAAAATAGTAATAGAAAGGATTCCGAGGAAAGCAGTAACAATAAAGACAGTAATGAGGAAAATAAAGAAAGCACTAATAACCAAGACAACAATGACAATAATACAAAATCAGATGATACTGATAGTAAACAAGATAGTAATAAAAAAACAAAATCTTCTTCAGAAGAAAGTAGAGATGCAATAGAGAGTATGGACAAAGCTGTAGAACATCTTAAAGAAGAGTTAGAGTCGAACAATGAGGTAAACATCGATGACACAGAATTTATACCTAATGATGAATCACCGAAAACCGATGACAAAGGAACATATTACATAATCAGCTTAGAATCTAAATCGTTGCGGGAACAAGGCGGTTCTGGCTCTGTTGGAATATACAATGTATACGAAAATGGGGAATATGAACTTGCATATTAAATGTAGGGTATAAAATTATGCCTATAGTGCGAAATTTGCATTATGCTGTCTAAAAATCTATTAATATAGCAAATAAAGTAGGGAAAACATGCGTAGACGATTGAATAAAAGGGGAAAAATTGCGGTAACCATTTTATTGGTTGTGGCAGTTTTTCTGGTGTCCAGGTTGGTCGGTATAGGTAAAAAGGATGTGGTTAAGGAAAGTGATATGTCTGTGGAGGCTACTACCCCTGTAGAAACAGTATCACCTTCTAATAAACCAGAGGTAGAATCTGATGAAACTGTCAAAGATCAATCTGACCTAAAAAAAGAGAGACAAGAGAAAGAAGAGGCTAGAAAAGTAGCGGTTGCCAAGCAAAATAAAGCCGACCAACAGGAAAATGCGATTTATTTAACATTTGATGATGGGCCATCCAGTGTTGCGAATGAATTATTGGATATCTTAGATGACTATCAGATGAAAGGTACTTTTTTCATGATAGGTCCTAAAATAGAGAAACATCCCCTGGTAGTAAAACGTATGGAATATGAAGGACATGGACTGGCTCTACATGGGATCACCCATGAAGTAGATCAAGTATACAGCAGTCAATCTTCCCCAGTAGAAGAGATGATTGAGAATCAGGAGATATTGAAGGAAGTAACGGGTGTTAATTCCGATCTTGCCCGATTGCCATACGGAAGTGTTCCATATTTAACAGAGGAAATGCGTTATTTATTGGATCAAGAAGATTTTAACATATGGGATTGGAACGTAGATAGTCGAGATTGGGAGTTTAAAAATGAACAGTATGTTCAACATACCATTCAAGAGATTCAACAAAAGGAACACAAGGGGGAAACACCTGTAGTCCTTCTACATGACCAACAAGAGACAATAAAGCATTTACCCGAATTACTACAATATATTAAGAATGAAGGTTATACAACAAAAGTATTGACCAATGACATGCCACCGATAACATTCCCATGTGAAGGTAGATGTCGATCAATTTAATACAGATAAATTAAAAGTATATACTCTTTAATAACACAATAACGTCCCCATATAAAGACTAGGGGACGTTATTTTTGAGTTTATCCGAAATTGAAAAAGCATGTTTTGGTGTTAGTTTTTAATAATTAATTTTTGACCGATTTTAATCGTGTCTGCGTTACTAATGTTGTTCCATTTCATAAGATTAGAGACTGTCACATTGAATTTAACAGCAATGCCACTTAGAGTATCACCGGACTTGACTGTATAAGTGGTTTGAGAGCCACCCACAGGTTCTTTCACAATTAACTTCTGACCGATTTGCAGGCTGTCAGCATTACTAATATTGTTCCATTTTTGAAGTTGTGCAGTAGTAACCCCAAATTTAACAGCAATACCACTCAATGTGTCTCCAGACTTAACAGTGTAGGTTTCCGTAGAGCCACCGCCAGACCCACCACTACCACCAGAAGGTTCTTTTACTGTTAACTTTTGACCAATTTGAATACTGTCAGCGTTGCTAATGTTATTCCATTTTTTAAGCTGCGAGACAGTTACTCCAAACTTAACAGCAATGCCACTTAAAGTGTCTCCCGATTTAACAGTGTAAGTTTTCTGAGAACCGCCAGATCCACCGCCACCCGAAGGTTCTTTTACTATCAATTTTTGCCCAATTTGAATACTATCAGCGTTGCTAATGTTATTCCATTTTTTAAGTTGCGAGACAGTTACTCCAAACTTAACGGCAATACCACTTAAAGTGTCTCCCGATTTAACGACATACGTGTCGGTTGAGCCTCCGCCAGATCCACCACCGTTTCCGCCATTTCCACCGCCGCCTGTGCTACCGCTTAGGAATAGTTGTTTTTCAGCTTCTCTACGTCTTACTAAACCAGGTAGTTGAACTCCCCCGGCATTTACCCAACGTCCAAACTCATTTGCAGCACCATTAACATCCCCATTATTTAATTTTTGCAAGAGTGTACTTGTACGTAATGCACCCGCTCCTAAATTAAATGAGAAAGATACTAGAGCATCGAATTGATTTTGATTAATGCTTACAGTTACATAATTATTTACAGCATTTTCAAAAGTTATTAAGTCTGCCTTTAGTATGGTTTCTGCTTTTGCTTTTGAAATAGTTTGACCTGCGTATACCGGGTATTTATCTGCCGATGCAGTATTGTTTGTATGGCCATACCCAATTGTCCAAACACCAACGGAATCTTGGTATGCAGTTAATCTTAATCCTTCAAATTCCTTAATGAGATCTACACCTACTTGAGATGTTTTTCTAGCCATTATTATTCCCCCTTAAATAATCCAACTTAAATAGTTGTCAATAATAGAAAGAGGAATGGTGAGAAGAAAACAAACCAACATGGTAAATTTTTTTAAAGGATTTCTAAGAAAAAAAGAAAGGCATTACGAAATATTTAAACAAAACACAGGAATTTAATAGAAATAGGAGAGTCATTTGCAATGAAAATTAATAAGAATACATAAATAGACTAAATCTTATTCTTGATAATTTTTTCAGATAATTCTTTCCATGGGAGGTTTATAATCAATGCGTGAAACCTCTTTATATTAAGGGGGGAGAATTGTGGATTTTAACGAAGGCCTCAGTAAGATTCACGATTTTTTTAAGAAGAATGAAGAAAATATCAATAATCCTATTGTTAAAAGTTTCATATCTGATGACGAAAATCGAAAATTATTAGAGAAAGCTATCGTAAACCCAACAACCGATAATAAAAACCGAGTAGATGTTGCGTTCAGTGAACACTATACTAGGGTGAAAAAGATTAAATATGTCAGTAGTTTGATACATTTTTTCAGTATTGACTATGATAAAAAAAAGCGGACACAAAGAAGAAGGAATCTGTTGATACTTGATAAGGGTTTATCGAACGAAAACGAAGTTACTCGGAAAGAACTTATAGAAGATGATACACAACATACCAACACTTCTTTTAATAGTTTAGAGGAACAAGTGGAAAACGAGCATCTTGAAAATGCACTAAAAAAGTTGACCAGAAAGCAAGTCGAGATATTGGAGATGATGTATTTAAAGAACTTAACTTGCAAAGAAATATCGGAAATAATACAAACAACCCCTCAAAATGTATCAAATCAACACAGAAAAGCACTTCGGAGATTAAATTACTTGATTAAATCAACGAGATAACAGGGGTGGTACAGTGATTTTAGAGCCGATTAATAAAGAAGATGCTATTACAGTGGAGATCATTGAGGACTTTAAACCCAAAATCAAAAAATGTTTGAGAAACACGTCTTTTCAAGAACAAGAGGACTTGGAACAAGAAATAAAATTGAAGATAATTGAGAAAATGAAAGAAGTCAATTTTAAAGAACCTCCTAGTATATGGAGTTTCTTACATTTGCCAATAAGATGAATCACTCCCTACGGTTGAGATCCTAGGAAGTAGAAGGAATTAGGGATTGGTTCACCTTAAAAGGACGTTAAATATAAAGTTACTAATTAATCCGATTATCAAAACAGATAGTCGGGTTTTTTGTGATAAGAAAAAGACAAGATAATAAGTAATTATATTGTATTCTAAAAGAAGAATAGAAAATGGTATTTGAATTAATTAAATGGTGTTTATTTAGGGGGAGTTACATGAATAGAAGAGATATAGCAATTTATGGAGCATTAGTTGAAGGAGATATATTTGAGGAAGGGTACGGGACAACAGAACAGGACGAGGAATTGTTATTAGAGGCATCAAAGAAGATATATGGGGTAATATCTAACAGTTCAGAAGAGTATCTTAAACAAGCCGAGAAGGAAATTAAAACCCATCTAAATGTTCTGGTTAAAGAGTATAGGGAAAAGGCAAAGGAATTCCTTCATAAACACGGGGAAGAAAACACAGTAAATAATCAGTAGAAAGAGGAGAACAAGTGGAGTTAAATAAAATATACAACATGGATTGTTTAGCAGGAATGAAGGAGATCCCGGATAAGAGCATAGATATGATTCTTTGTGACCTTCCGTATGGAACGATAGATAGCAAGTGGGATGTAATTATTCCTTTTGATGAACTGTGGGAGCAATACGAACGAATAATTACAGACAGAGGAGCCATTGTTTTAACAGCAAACGGGTCTTTTACACACAAACTTGTGGCATCTAACTTGGATTTATACCGTTACAAGTGGATATGGTTAAAGAATAAAGCAGGAAATTTCATCAATGCAAAAAACCGGCCAATGACTTCCTTTGAAGAGGTATTAGTGTTTTCTAAAGGAGTAACAGCAAATGGATCAAATAACAGGATGAATTACTTCCCACAAGGGTTAAGATCCGTTAATCAGGTTTCAAAAAGCAGTTTGAAGAATAGTAATCATGTAGGAAAGAGGCCTTCACATAAAGAACATACTATACAGGAGTATACAAACTATCCAAAAGATGTGCTGCGTTTTTCATTAGATAAAGATACCTTTCACCCAACTCAGAAGCCAGTATCTTTATTTGAGTATTTATTAAAGACGTACTCGGAGGAAGGAAATACAGTCTTAGATAATTGCATGGGAAGTGGAACGACAGCGATAGCAGCTATTAGAACCAACCGTAATTTTATTGGGTTTGAGATGGAAAAAGAGTATTATGAGAAGAGTATCCAGCGAATCGAGACAGAGAAGAAAAGACCTGTCAGTTTATGGGGATAATACTTTAACGAGGTGAGTTAGAATATGACGACAGAATTAAAGTTAATTAAAGGTTATTTTTATGAGGGAAGGCTTTCCATGGATAAAGACTTCGTATATGAGATTAGTGGCGGAAAATGTAAGAGTAGGGAACATGTATTTTTGGTAAGTAAAGACGCTTATTCTGACCTTTTAAACAAAAGTGTGAAATATTTTGACTATAAATATTACGATAGTCTGTTAGAGAACGTTAAGAATGATGAAGCGGATTCATATTTAGAAAGTCACCGAATTGATATTGACCTGGAACGGTATGAATTCGCACATTTGGTAGCTGGTGTAGATAAGAAGGGAATTATTGAACACTTAGATGATGAATTAATGGACGATATTATTGAACGAGATAATACGGTATGGTTTAAGGATCAAAGAAAGCAGTATTTCATTCGATTTTAGAGAAAGAGAACGGAGTAGCTAAACTAAATAAGCTATCTGAAATTACAAAGGGGAAATAAACAATGACAAACGCTTTATTAGTAACTTATTCAGACAATGAGAAGGCAGTCTTTCACATTGCACCAGGAAATAGAATTAAGGATGTTATAGAGGAAATAGAAGAAGAAACAGGCAAAGAAATAATTAAACATGAGTGGATGCATCGGAAGTAAACAGAGGAGAAACAGAGATGGAATTAAATAAGATTTATAATGAAGAATGTTTAATGGGGATGAATCGCATACCAGATAAGAGTATAGATATGGTCCTATGCGACCTCCCTTACGGGACTACAAAAAATGAGTGGGATAGTGTAATAGATTTAGATGGACTATGGTTACAATACGAGAGGATCATCAAAGATAATGGGGCAATTGTTTTAACAGCACAAACACCTTTCGACAAGGTACTTGGAGTAAGCAATTTGAAACTTTTAAAGTATGAATGGATATGGGATAAGAAATTGGCAACAGGACATTTAAATGCAAAGAAAATGCCGCTTAAAAAGCATGAGAATATACTTGTATTCTACAAAAATATGCCAACTTACAATCCGCAAATGAGAAAAGGTATTCCTTATAATAAAGGATTTAATGGAAGAGTAAGTTCTAATTACGGGCAGCAACGTAAGGTGGATAATATCAATCCAACAGGAGATAGATATCCAACAAGTATCTTGGAAAAGAGTAATGCTAACAAGCAAAACATCATACATCCCACCCAGAAACCTGTTTCTTTATTTGAGTATATTGTGAAAACTTATACAAACAAAGGAGATACGGTATTAGATAATTGTATGGGGTCTGGAACTACTGCAGTTGCATGTATAAAGACAGGAAGAAATTATATAGGGTTTGAGATGGATGAAGATTATTATAATAAGTCATTAGAGAGAATAGAACGGGAGATTTCAAAACCAAAGAGTTTATGGGTATAGAGGATAACTAGGGGGAAGATCGAAACATGAAGGTATTAGAGAATTACGATGATTTAACAGGGAAGACAATAGCATTTACTCATATGGAACAGTTTTCCGATCAAATTACGATAGCTACAACAGATGGTTGTGTACTGATGGCTACATTTGAAGTATGGGACGATTGTGATGGGGACGTACAAATCAAAGTATTACGTGAACCTCATGTGGTAAGGCGGGTACAGATAAACAAATATTTAGGAGAAGAATTAGGTAAATTAGGCATATATGACTTAGAAGCATATAAAAAAGAGCAAGAGAGAAAACGGAAATTAGAGCAGGAACGATTTAGGCAGGAGAAAGAAGAAAGAGAAAAGAAAAAGGTACTGGAATTAATGGAAAAATACAGCAAAGAACTGTTTGGGGAAGATAAAAACCTGGATGATTTTATAAAGAATAAAGACTTTCTAAATAAGTACGGGATAGATTCTCAATGAATATAAAAGAGAAGGCAAGGCATATAACTTATATAGGAAGTGGATTAGTTCCAAAAGATAAGGCAGAACAAGTACTGAGAGAACTTAGTAAAGAAGTAGATGTATACAACGCAGATATTGAAATGAATGGGGTAGTTTTAATAGAAAGACAGTAGATTGGTTAGTAAGAAAAGGAGACCTTTAATAGGTCTCTTTTTTGGTGATAAGAAAATCCCTAGAACCCCTGAATGTCGATACTATACGTAATTTACGTTGTCCCAGGTTAAGGAAAGGTAAAGGGATATAGAGATGTGGATAATTTAGGGGAAGCAGTAATAAATTTAGAGGTTGTAAGTAAGAATAAAGATAAATTAGACATGATTAAAACCATCCAAAAATTAAGAGAAGAAAACAGCGTGGAAGATGTTAAAATTATATTGGAAGGGGAAGGCGGGAATGTAATGGGAGAAGGAACTGTGATTAAAATAGATATATCTAAATTTAAGAAGGAAGAAGATAGAGAAACAGACTTAATTAGTACATTAGAAAGACTAAAGGAAACAGTTGAAAGATTTAGGGACACAATGGACAGTTACAATAAAGAAAATTTTAAACATATCACTGAGAATATCCTTTATGTTAGTGACGGCTTTAAATATTTAGGGGAACAGCTTTTACAGTCAATGTGTTTAGATTTGGAACGAATAGTTGAAAAGCCATTATTTCATGTAAATGGGTTAGTGTCTGAAGAGAAAAATATAGAGGAACTTTTAAAAAAATTAAATGAAGTAATTGACAAACTGCCTAAAAGGACTGAAGAGGAAGCGAAATGGGTACAAGAATATAAAAATGAGGAAGTTAAGCTAAGTAATAAAGTGAAAGAAAAAATTAATCTTGCAATAGATAAATCTGAAAAAATTCTTCAAGTATTAAGTATAGTAACACCGATTCTGGTAAGCACTTTAGGTGGGGATGTTGGGGTAATTAAGGAAATAAAATACTACGAAATAAATATAGAATATTATATGGAAAACGGGGATACTACACCCAAATTAGAGGGTACAGATGATGATGAATATAAAACTTGTTTGAAAAGTGGGAAAGGAGAGATGACAGGAGATAGAATTAACATACAATTTAGTAGGGATTAAAATAAGGGTATAAACAAAAATGTTAAATAAAGAAAGGATAGGTCATTGAAAGTTTGCAATGGCTTTAATGTAGTTAAAAAAGGGATGGTAAACTTATTTAAGTAACCACGTATAAGATGATCCAAGAGACCTGTAAAGGGTCTCTTTTTATTTAGTAACTTTCAATTTATTTAAATAAATAGGAATGCTAATTGCTTTAATCATATTCGATCGGAACAAAAAATAATCCCTCGGGTTGACTTAGTAAGTTAATGAGGGATTATTCCTTATTGTGCCTAGCCCCTCTTAGATAGGGTTTGGTCATATTGTACCGTTCCATGCTGATACATGGAACAGTTTTTAATATTATATGATTTTCTATTTATTCCGTTTTGTTGATAAGAAAATACATAAAGTTGACCGAAAACTGATTTACACTTAGAACAAGACAATAAGGAATTGAAAGGAATTGGGTTATATGAGTATTAAAGATGTTTGGAGTAGTTTAGGGAGAGAAGAAGGGGAATTTGAAACAGGAGATGTTGTAGTGTTTCAGGGAGGGTATACAAATAAGGTTGGATTAACGATGACAATAGAAGATGTACAAGATTATTATAGGAATAAACAAGTTATAGGTCTTTATCCAAACGGAACAATGCTTGATTTAAGGAGATAAATCTAATGATCTTTATTTTAAACCGATAGAGAAATGGATTAAGTGAAGGGAAAAGAGAAGCATGGAAGGACTAACAGAATTAGGAACAATGCAATGGGATGAAATTTATAATATGGACTGTATAGAGGTTTAAAAGCACTTCCTAGTGAAAGCATTGATTTAGTTGTTTCAGATGTAGCCTACAAGGTCATTACAGGTGGTCGAGAAGATGATGGCATAAATAGACGGCCACAAGACATTTTAAAAGAAAAAGCACAGATATTTGAATACAACAATATAGAAATAGATGAATGGATGGGAGAGACCTACAGGGTCTTAAAAGAGGGTACACATTGTTATTTATTCACAAATGCTCTAAACCTGCGAGAAATGTTAAACGAAGCGGAATAAGTGGGATTTCAGTTACACAATTTACTTGTATGGGAGAAGAATAATTGTACCCCATCACAGTTCTATATGAAAAATGCCGAGTATGTTCTGTTTTTACGAAAAGGAAAGGCAAAGTATATAAATAATATAGGAAAAAGTAAGACAGTACACAAAGCACCTAATATTAACGGAAAAGAAAAACAACAACCAACTCAAAAACCAGTTTCATTGTTAAAAACATATATCTTAAAATCAAGTGAAAAGGGAGATATTGTTCTCGATATGTTTATGGGGAGCGGTTCTACTGCAGTTGCTTGCATCGAAACAGGAAGAAGCTATATAGGATTTGAGATAGACAAAAATTATTATGATGTTTCGCAGAAAAGAATAAGCGGCTTAGGAAAAAAGCCGAGGGGGTTATGGGGATAATGGGAAAAGGTCGGAAAGGGTGTAATACAGGTATATTCTTCTAACAAAATGACAATGGAGTGTGTAACGACATGAGAGATAACAATACAAACTATGAAAAAGAAAATAAAGCAATGTATGAACAATATATGCAGGAAATAGAAAACTACACACATTTAGATGACGATGAAGGTTTAGAAGGAACTCTACCTGAAAATATAAAATACAAAAGAAAATCCAGAAAAGCAGCATATCGAAGAAAAATGGAGCAAAGAGAAAAGAAAAAATTGGAACTCCTAAGTAAAATTACATGGAGGTCTGTAGAAGATAAAGGCGATTGGAAAAAACGTGTCTATAGAAACAGATCTAAGTATCTAAAAAACCAGTCTAATAGAAAAGTCAGAAGAACAAAAGGATATTTTCCAGAGGGGAGTACCCACCACAAGGTCTATAACGTTTAGAGGGAGATATGTTAATTACGGTGCAAGGGGTAGTTGTGGAGATGGATAATAAAAGAGACGAATTAAAAACAATAGATAGTATTTGGAGGACAATTTATCTTTCAATGGAGAGAGATGTTACAGTCCTTGAAGTTAATTATTTGAGGTTTCTAGCTGGAATAACGGAAGTACGGGAAAAAGATGAGGAAGTAAAACAGAGATTAGTAAATAGCATAAAAGAGACGGTACAAGTTATCGAGAAAACTACTATGCATGGAAATTCCCCGTTACAGGAATTAATAAAGAGGACAAATAAAGATATACAGAACATGATCCCGAAAAATCATATAGATTTAGTCGTTAGATTTTATGCAAATGTAGGGTCAGTTGCACTTGCTGGACTAAATAATTTACCTAAGCACAATAGAATTGTTGGAAACAAGATAGATAATGCATCCCGGCATATAAAGGATTTCTTTATAGATAACGAGGATTTTACTAAGGATAGTAACGGGGTAAATCGAGTAGGAAATGTTTTCAAACATCAAAAGGATGTTGCTGAAGCGAAGGAATTTTTTAATGACATGTTTGAAGATTTAAAAGAACAATATTACGTAAGCGAGGTTGCATAACAAAACAGAGAGGTAATGAGATGAATACAGGAGAAATACTAACAAGAGAAGATAAGATACAACTTGTAGCGGATATGAAGGAGTTAGTACCAACAACAATACAGAATGAAGTAGGAAACATGGAGTATACCATTCTTATTATGTTGCACATGGATTACACAGCAATTTTAGAGGGAACAGATCCTTATGACAGGCCTGACTTCATATACTTAACAAATCTTCTTCATAGAAAAGATGAAGAAGGATTTCAAGAAATAGAACTAGGGGAAGACTGCGAGGACTTGAAAAAGTTGCAGAACATGTATAAAGGTATGGGTAAAGATTTATCTATTCCCTATAAATATGAAGAAGTCATTCAATACTTTTGGAGAACTTGTTACAATGAGGAACTTAAACCAGCATTACGAGAAATTGCACAGGGAGAAACTTCTAATATAGTAAAAAGCGTGAATGAAGTGGGTAAGGAATTAAATAATATTATGAAAAACAGGTATTTAAATCAAGCGAACCATGCAAATACACACGAAAAAAGAATGGTGAATTTAAGAGACCTGGAAAAATACAGACAGAGTAACAATGTAAAAGACAGGTTGCAGCAAAAATACGAACAGTTATTACAGAAATTAAAGAAAGTTGCTGCTGCATAGAAAATAACGTGACCTACAATAATGTAGGTCATTGCTGTTTTTAGGGGGCAAGAAATTGGATCGGAAAATGAATATACAACATGATATATTAAACATTGGGAGAGGGTATCATGAACAGTAAAGAACATGAATCAGTATATTTGAATCATTTAAAAGCAATAATGAATGACTTTCTAAGGAAGAATTATCGAATGACCTTAAACATACCTGTTAATTGGAGCGGCAGGATGACAGCGAATTTGGGTAAATTTACTTGGAAATATAAGACAGAAACAAAAGAATTAATTCCAGGAACTATGAAGATTGTATTGAGTAAGAAATTACTGCAAACAAAAAACAAGAGATTAGTAGAAGCCGTGGCGAAACATGAAGCGTTGCATTACGCTTTATATATCTTAGGTAAGCCTTACTCAGACGGGAGTAATTATTTCGAGTCAGAGTTAAAAAAGCATGGTTTAGAAAGCACATCCAATTTTAGCAGCACAAGAAACGGAACTACTATGAGATTAGGAGTAAAGAAAAGAATGTGGGTATGGACATGTCCAGGGTGTGGAAAGATAGCGAACGCATCATTTGGAAAAACGAGAAAGGATTATAGCAGATATATGATACAATGCTGCAAAATGCGTTTAGTGGAAAACGGGTGGCAGGAGTTGGATGAAGGCCAGAAATATTTAATTAGACAGTAGTTAATACGGAACAAGCATGAATTAGTCCCGTATTTGAGATGTTTTATAAAGGTAAATAGATGTACCAAGTGCAATAAGAGAAGAAATAAAGGCTAACCAAGACAAAGCCAGTTTCATTTTAATCACCTACCTTGAATTTTGAGTATAAATGTTGTAAGCTGAGAATATAATATGGAATGTGCCAGAGGAAAAAGATAATTCCCTCTGACATAAATTGGTTTAAGACTTCCGCCCGAGCGGTGGTCTTTTTTACTTTTCCGACCTGTCTTAAAAGCAGTTGCAAGGTTTATTCCTGCACTTGCAAAATTAATAACAGATGACAGGAAAACAATCACCCATTCCATATTATCACCTCCTTATGTTAGGAGGTACAGTGATGATAGCATTAGATATAGATAACATCAATTATTTAAAGGAAAAGTGAGGAATGTGTCGAATTACTTATATTGGGTGATATAATGTGGATACATGGGTATAAAATACAGAAGAACGATACATTGCCTTTTTATATAAACCAAACAATCCATCAAAATGTCGAACAGATGGCTAACAAACTATATAGAAAATATAAGATACATCTTAAAAAAAGTGTTCATAGTGAGGCTTGTTATTTAATAATTAACAAGGGAAGTGAAAAGTTCACTGTCTCATTTAGAAACCATGGTGGCAGACATATAAGCGATATAGATATCTATTTATGTGACTTTAAAAGTTGGAAAGACTGTGAAAAGTATTTCGTGGAAAAGATACTACCGGGAATTAGATGATAGCTGTTTATTATTTCCTTTTCGTTAAACTAAATGTATATAACGAAATACCTAAAGCTATTAGAGATATGACGAAGGAAATCCAGATCATTGCTAACCCTCATTTCTTGTTTTTTTGGCATAAATAATGTATTCTAAGAGTAGAATATGGTTAGGCAAGGGGAAACCCCCTTACCTGTGGTTATGGTTTAAGACTTCCGCTTTGCCGAGCGGGGTCTTTTTTTATTTCCTTGCCCATTTTTAATCATAATTGACAGGTTAATGCCTGCGGCAATCAAATTAATAATGGATGTTAGAAATACCATCACCGTTTCCATATCTACCACCCCCTTTCCATTAGGGGATAAATACATCATAGCATTTGGTATGAATAACAACAAACATCTTTGGTATATGATCATAGATAACTTTTCAAACTAATCAACACCTAAAATCAAGTAAGATGATAAAAGAATATTAAAGGAGATGATTGAGATATGGAAAGTCAACGAGTAACTGATAACACAAATTTAAACATGTCTCAAGGGGAAGGAGTACATAAAACAGTCCGGGTTAATACCAGTCTGTTATTGCACTTCCCTTTTTTCGTTGGAGGAAACAGAAACAGAAAAGAAAACGCAAAAAAAGACGGGTACATTAAAATAGAAAAGAAAGGTAAACATAAACTGACATATGAAAACCATTTAGGAGAATTGCTTACAACGAAGGATGCCAGGGTGCTTTTTGCTCTTTATGATATTTGGGAAAAGCAGAATTATAAAGAATGGTTTAGTTTTACTGAGTATGATGTAGGGAAATTTTACAATCTTTATTTGGGAGGATCACAGTATTATTCATTGAGATCGTCTTTAAATAGATTACGAAGTACCTATATTAAATTACATGATGTAAGAGATGTTCAAAGGATAAATAAAAGATTTCACCGGGAGTTTAGTTTGTTTCAGATGAAAAGTTCCACTATAAAACCTAACAAGAATGGGGATATTTTTTACAAGGTGTACAGGTTTAAGTTTCCTGATTATATAAGGCAATTTATGTTAAGTAGAGATGCTACGGAAGTAAATTTAAGTGTTCTAACATCATTAGGAACAAGTATGGCCCAAGCGTTATACCTAATTATAGAAGCACAAAAGAATGAACATATGGGGAATCACCCTGTTAGTTTTAGAAGTAAATGGTTAAACTTTACTTTGCGAAATCTATATGCCGATTTATTTTTAGAGTCGTATCCATTTAGAAATAAGCAACATATGGAGAAAGGGTTGCTAGAGTTGCAACGAAAAGAGGTTATAGAGGATTTTCAGTTTGTCAAAAGAGGGAGAACTTTCACTAATTTGTGGGTTAAATGTTAGAACAACCTAAAATAAAAAGTAAATTTATTTGTGTGTAAAAGATGAATAGGTAAGGAGATATTGAAGTGCTAAGGGAAATCCTATATTATTAATATAATGATATACAGGAGATGAAGAAAATGAAAAAGTCCGTTTCCGAACTTCTTGAGACAGTAAAAAAAGATGTAAAAGAGATGATAAATAATAATCCATATGGTTATAGCGAGGGAATTTCCGATATTGCTATGAAAATAGAGAAAACACGTAGATATCTTACAAAGGATTATGAAACAGGAATTAACCATTTAACTAATGAAGAGTTAGATTTATATAAATCAAGTATTTCCGATGATGCTAAACAACAAGGATCTCAAATATTAGATACAAGTAGAAAAATTATCGAAAAGGCAAAAGAGTACCGGAGAGAGAGTAATAAAAAAACAAACAAGGTAGAGACCAATATTCTCACACATGCACCATACTTTCTTGGCGGAACGAAGAAGCGAAAAGAACAAGCGAAAAAAGAAGGATATATAAAGATAAATAAAAAAGGAATACATGATCTTACCTATGAAAATAAATTAGGACACATGTTGACCATGAATGATGCAAAAACTCTATTTGCCTTATTCTCTATATGGGAAGACCAAAATTATGGGGAGTGGGTAACATTTACAGAGTATCAAATTATAGATAAACTTAATCTTCAAGTAGGCGGATCAAGGTATCAGACAGTAAGGAATTCCTTGGAGAAGTTAAGAAATACCTCAGTGGTTATGCAGGATGCATATGATATAGAAATAGGAAAACGAGTACAAACCGAACGATTTGATTTGATCATAGCAGATTCTTCTATAGTAGACTTTAATAAAGCAGGGGATGTCCAATCCAAACAGTATAAAATACAATTTTCCCCATACATAGGAAAGTCATTTAAAAAAGGATATTATACATTTATAAGTATAGCTGCCTTTAATGAATTAGAGGTAGGATCTGCACAGGCGTTATATGTACTTTTATCAGGAATGACGAGTATGGAGAAACGAAACAAATATATACGACCCGATGGTATGCTTGAAATATCCTTACAGTATATATACGATACATTGTTTTTAGAAGGGGAAAATTTTAGAAACAAGATAACAATTGAAAAGGGATGCGAGGAATTAAAAAGTATGGATATTATTAGGGACTTTAAATTTACAAAAAAAGGAAGGTCCTATGACAAATTAATAGTAGAACAATCAGATTGGTTAATTGATGTACTTAAAAATAAAAAGGAATTTCCCATGCACCAGGAGCAACTTACATTTTCGGATATATAATATAGAATACATTCCTATAAAACCCTCTAATTTTAGGGGGTTTTTTGTATGAAAGATATTTCATACAAAAAAGTTTTACCTTTTTAACCTACATGTACTGACAGCATTAATGGCAAAAAATAACATGATTAAAGTGAATAAAGAACCTACATGTACTGACAGTAATAATAACAAAAAACAACAAGCACTTCCTTACGCTTAAAGAAGATAAATAACATAAGATAATTTGCGGTGATTTAAAAGCTAAATAAATATAACCTACATGAAGTGACAGTAGTACCCCAAAACTAAAGTCCCACAACACCACTATATAATAATAACTAACCTACATGTACTGACAGTAACTAAGTATAATAAACAAATGACCTATTTAATAAGATAAATGAAAGATACAGAATAAAAGAACAGATAATAGTATAGAAAAAGAAAAGTATAACCTACATGTACTGACAGTATGTAAAGAAAGGAATAAGTAAACTAAATGCGATATACAACCTACATGTACTGACAGTATTTATCATGAAAATAAAAGTCAACCTACATGTACTGACAGTATGGCAATATCTTTTTCTATGGTGTAAATTGTTGATAGTACTTAATAGAGAGGGGGGAAGTCTTGTGATTTATGAGGATGTTTACAGATTTTTGTTGAAAGATTGTTCTTCAAAAGAATTTGATATTGTACTTAATTTAATTAACAATACAGATTGGAATTCCGTTGTAAAAATAGACATGTATGATTTAGCAAGAAAATCTGGAACTACTATACGATATGTGAAGGATGTTATGAACAAATTCATGTCAGTTAAGAAGGGGAAGAAAATCTTAGCTGCTAATCCATACTCAGAAGAATTCCCCTACATACTATTAATAGGTAAATCATCACTATTTTATACCAATGGAGATAAATATTGTAAAAAATTCTCTTTCTTATACTCAAAAGAATTCCAGGAACTGTCTATATATGCCAAGCGTGTTTTACTAGCATCTTCTATGGGGGCATCTGTTGCCGATCTGAATGAGGTATTTTTAAATGTGCATGATTTTGTATATAGAAATGATGTTTCATCGGGGTTAATCCCAAGCAAAAGAGTTCTTATAAATACCTTAAATGAGATTAATATCAACTTCAAAGGGGCAATCACGGCTTCCCTTACTTCAAGTATGATTACAAAAGAGGAAGGGATTCGTTTAGATATAGAAAAGGGGTTATTAGATAAAGTTGAACATAACTACACAGAGCGTTCCGAATTAAGGAGGGTTCTATTTGAACATGGGTATTTTAAGTACTTACCAACTGAGTACTGTATAGAAATTGAGAAAACAGCAAAATACATATTCAATTCTATGATTGGACAAGCAAAGAAGATAACAAAAGATCAAGGAACAGTAAAAGGTTTAATTGACGATACTCTTTACATAGCAAGAAACATTTATAAAAAGGCATTAGGGAAGCTTTCTAACGTTATTACCAAACTTATGGAGACTATTAAAGAACCAGAAGAATTATCGGCTTATTTTAGCTCTGTTGTGTTTTCTACTGCTGCGGAGGAAATGGCAAAACATCAAAATCAAGCGGACTCAATTAGATCCATAGGAGAAATAATTGCATATTTAGATGATAAAGTGGAAGAGAGATGGAAAAAAACTCAATCAATCGCTACTGTTTTGCAAAAATGGTGTGAGGATTGGGCTTTTTCAAGGTGTCAAAAAGAAATAGGGGATCAGAAAGTACATAATGATAAGAATGTTAAACGAAATGACGAATTAAAAGATTACATAAAAACATTTTTAGGGTATGTTGAGGATCGAGTTCAAAAATTGGGAAATAAGTCTACTCGAATGACAAAACAAAAATCTCCCATTAGAATGTTAAAAGACCAAATAACAGACTACTTAGATATGGTAAATAGTAGAATGTTAAGAGCACATACAATTTAAACCAAACAGAAAAGCGTTGAAGCAATATTCAATGCTTATTTGTGTTTAGTAAATCACCTTTAAATTTAAAAAAATTAATTATAAGAGAAATTTGGTATGAAAAATACCAGCTAAACCCAGAAAAAGAAGAGTATCGAATGAGGTACTTTTCTTTTTTTATAATAAATTCCATATAATAGTACTGTGAATTTAACTAATTAAGGAGTGAATACTAATAAAAATGTTGTTATTTAATTAAATGTAGTAGTGTATTTTAAAACCATAAATGTGATTTATGAGCAAAGATATGTTACAAAGTATAACTATGTATAAAAGTGAAAGAAAAACGTTGATGTAGCAAGGAATTAGAAGTGAAATTGCTTAAGGTACTAAATATAATGTACTGATCTATGGGTCTAATAAATGTTTTGAACATGGAAATAAAGAAAGGGATAAATATGTTATAAATGATCAAAAATAATGAATGAATATATTTATAAATATTCATTTATAAAAAATTTAAGATCTCTATAAATATATGCGAATTTTAAATTTAAATGATTGATAGAAAAATAGGGAATAAAAAAGGAAAACCGTAGCTATAGCCACGGTTTTAGAATTTATATTACATGATTATCATGTCGCATTTACCTTTGAAGAATGCAATAATAGAAGAAGCAGCAACAGGCCCCTCTTTATAGTTTGCCCAAGTACTTACACAATTAACAAGAGGTCTATCGCAAGCAACACAACGATTGGTCTTATTACTTCCATAACATTTATCGTGTACATAGCAACAACCGTCAACTTTATTGTATATAGCCCCGCCACCGCCTTTGTCGCCATTTGTTCCACATTCCTTACCACAATATTCATAACCACCTGGCAAACAAAAATCACCAAATGCTAGGGGTGTAATAGAGTTCTCAAGATCTTCAATAAGACCAGAATGATTTCTGTCTTTTATTTCTTTCCAGGTATCTTTTGCAGTTCCATTAACCTTTTCCTTGTGAACTACAACAAAGTTATTAGTATCATGGTCATAATTGATGTCTAAAACGTCATCCTCTACAATAACACTAAATCTAGCTGTGTTAAGATTATTACCTTCGGGTAGAGATGTTACACCGAAAATCAAGCTAACAAAGGAATTTGAATCCTCAAAAACGTGAATTTCAGCTTTCATATTGCTATCAAGTTCCGTATCATAACTAATCCCTTTGTGCTCAAAATCTGAAAGGTCTCTTTTAAAATTTTCCTTTAAATAATCCTTGACCTTTAGAAATAACTCATTTGTTTCGATTGATACAAGACTTCTGTTTAAGTCATCTGGTTGAATAATTTGCATATTTACGATTGGTAATTCCATAAAGAAACCCCTTTTTTATTTATTTGAAGAACACAGGAATGTGACTTCTATAATCAAAAAGAGATGGGATGGGGTGAAACTAAACCTTATTTTTTAATCCTTTTATTTAAGATGATAATTTTTAGGAAATTAAAGATTTCTTTGTTATAATCGACCGTAATTCGATTTAATTATGATATTAATTATGTGAAAGGGGAATAATTGTGCATTTATTTATGATCATGTATCTTGTAGGATTACTGGTAGGAGTAGTTTTGTATGCACTTACATGTTTTCTTACAAAGGAATGGGATTATAAGAGGAGAGCGACAACTATTTCTATAGTTGGGCTTTTATTTATGATTTTAAGCTTTGCAATAGGAGGATTTAATGGAATGCCAATAGCCATATCAGCTATAGGTATATTAACAATCTCACTTATCACTACATTGTTTGGAAAAAGCCAACTTTGGAGGAAAGGTATTTTTATAGTTATTGTACTGCTTATTGCAGGAGCATTTGCTTTTTCTACAATAAACAAAATAGACTATTGGGTAATTAAAAAAACAAATGAATATGCAACAGATAATGAGATTTATGAGTATGTAGATAAGGTACAAACGGATAGTGACATCAAAGGGTATAAGACTTTCGATACTGTAGATAGCAAGACTATAGTTCTTTCATTAGGCAATGAAATGGCTGGAAACAATATAGAGGTCATGGATATAGAAGAGGTTAATGGAAAAACAGTCATCAATGTGAAAAGTTTTTATAACAAATCAATAGAAGAGAATCCAACAATTATTATTGGGTTAGATCGTTTAAAACCTACAATCGAAATACAAGATACAGACGGAACAGTTTACAAGGAAACAAAAGAATATAAATAACAGATGAAGCCAATTTTGCAAGAGAATACATATAAAAGGATTATGTAATCTATAATCAACTGAAATAATATATAATATTTCAAAATATCTCAATATCACTAGGATACTCTTGATAATGAGATGAAATTTGTATTTCATTACAACTTCCCATAATAAAGATTATGTAAACCCGGAAAAATAAAGCTTATAGGGACGTATGATATATGCTACTCCCCTTTTTGAGTTATGTAAATTTAACATCAATCCTTTGATTGCACCTAAAATAACTTTAGAGACGAATTCATTTGTTCTTTTAGTATCTTCTCCACCCTATCCTTGATTAGCAAAAAGTAATCACCACAACAGCTATGGGGGTGATTACTTTTTTTGCAAGATCATAATTACAACCATCAAGAATGTTAGGACTAATGAACCGAACCCTAGTATGACGTTTGATGTGTCTGCAGTAATCACGGGCCTCACCCTCTCTCTATATATATCTAAAAAAGGAAGGTTCTGACCACTCACCCAACTGATTAAATATTCTATTAATAATATACCATTTATTTCTTCTCACTTTCCATTAATGATTCTATAAATTACAGACAGTTCTTCATGTTTATCTTCAAAACCGACTTTTTCAGTATGTTTCTTAATAGCATTGGTCATCAAGTCTTTGTGATCTTGAGACAAGGTGATCGCTACCTGGTGTGTTCCTTTTCTGTATTCCTCGGGCGAAACTGGACCACTGTATACCTTCTCAATATCAGCTAAGGATGCTATGACCTGCGTTGGCATTTGGTTGATCGGTGACAGGTAAAAAATAATATGGGGAATCTTTTTCACCAATTTCTGCAGGTACTTCCTCGTTTCATCTATCTCGTAAAGTTCCTGTGGTATGTCATCATATCCATTTATCGATAGCATCAAGCTCGCAAATCCTTTATTCGGTTTTTTATTTAATTTCTTAACTTGCTTTTGGACTGAGTAGAAAGAAAGATTTTCAATCTCATCCTTCTCTATCTGGATTATTGTGATTTCCTGGTCATCCATGACAATTTTTCCTTGAGAAAATTTGTATCCATCCATATTGATCTCTCCTAGTTATAATTATCTTTAAGTACTTTACTCAGCTACGGCTTTAATTGTTTTTTATATCTCTAGGCATCTTCATAGACCTTGAATCTATGGAAGATAAGTCAATGTGTTTCCAAGTTCTATAAAGTACAATATCTGATATAGTTGACCGTTTAACGTTAAACATCCCGGCCAGCAAATGTTGAGATTCAGTTTTCCTACGTCCCTCTTGCAGTAATTCATTGTATAAACTACGAATTTTACCAACCTTAATTTCATTTAATTTAGAGGATGGATTTTTCACCCCTTGTTTTGTCTTGGATAATTTATCTATATAACCCCGGTCAGTCTTCCTTATTTTGCTTGCAGACTCTGTAAACGTTAATCTCTGATGTTGAGTTAGACGATTAAACGAGTCCCTAGCTATATCAGATCTAGATCTTTTACCGTGTAGTATAAACTGAACAACATTTTCAACTGTGGAGTAGTCTAATTTTAGTTGTTTTGAAATCAATGAAAGTGAATATCCCTCACTATAGTACATCTTTTCAATTAAAGGAATCTTTTCTACGGTTGATTTTCTTGGATTATAGACTTGTATATCATCCCTAGACATTGCGTATAACCCCCTCCCTATTACATCGAATTATACCATCAAATGTTGTAATTATAGGAAGTAATTTGAGAGAAAGGATGCATTTGTAGGATTTATACTATAACTTTTAATAGTTTTAGAGAATTTAATACTTTTCGGTTCTCTCAATCTATTGATGTGACAGTCTTTACGATCCTTAAAGGTTGCAGATGTAGGATTTATGGTTGCACATATAGGATCGCTATTTAAAAGAAGGATTGAAATTAACTTATTGCAAAAATTATTGACTTGCAAATAATGTAACCTGATATATTCATTATGATAAATGTTTTGAAAATAGACAGGGCGGATACTAAAGGATAGTATCCCCTAACTTAAAACACAATACCAGGGAGTTCTGTTTCGACAATCCCCTACCCCATCACTTTATTCTTTTAATTACATAAGTAGGGTAAAAAGATTCTTTAATAAGTATTACCTTCCATTAACCGCCTTTTTAAACTTTATTAAATATCATTGGTCTTTAATTCGATTATATCTTCTTTCTACACTAACAGCAGATCTCGAAAGATCCTCCCCTATTTGCTTAAATGTTTTCCCTTTACTCCTTAATGCTTTTAGCTTTGAATCTTCAAGGGTTGACCAATGACGGTACTTTCTTTTTTTGCGAAGGTTTTGTTCATGCTCAGTTCTACGTTCTATATTTACCCAATCAGGCTCTGGAGTGATTGTATGAGGTTCGATATGATTAAATTGGACTTTATCTTTATGTTGAAATGCCCATTTCCAAAATTCTTCGGGGTCTACAAAATAAAAATGCCTTTTTGTATGTGTTATTCTTCTTATGTAAGGTAATCCATGACGCTTTGTCCATTCACTGACCACTGTACGGTCTACATGAAGGTGATTTGCAAGTTCCTGTAATGTTAGATAACCTGCCTGTATTCTTGTATTTCCAATACCCAATCTTTTCATTTTCATTATCACAGCAACGTTGCTTTTATTTAAATTTTTAGCAATTGTTGGAAGTTGGACAAGACCTAAACTGTCTTTCAAGTATTCTATGTCCATTTCAGACCAATTTTTAGACATCCTAAACTCTCCTTATTTAATTCAAAAAATATACTATAACATAGTTTTTGTTCTTGAATGCTTAAAATAAATATGTTTATAAATTCCGATTGTCTTAATCTTGAATCTGTATACTTCCCCTTATTTTCTTAATAAAACGTCAATAACAAGACAATCAAAAAAGCCCTAATAAATTGTATTAGAACTTTTTGAAGATGAACAAGTATAAAATTATGTTGTTAAGATGTATTTCATTCCTGCGGAATAAAATGCCCTAAGAGGTCTACCTCTCCCCTTCCCTATTCGTTCATTATCGATTAAGACGAAAGCATAAAAGGGATACCGAATATAAGATCAGTATCCCTTATTTTTAAAATGTAAGATCAAAATCTAATAATTCATCGCCGGGAAGATCTTTATCGTCCTCCCCTCCCCCGTCGTCATTTGCTGGATCTTGTTTTAGCTGGTTGGCGGAGTTACTTTCTTCAGGCATGATGAATACTTCACCATCTTCAATATGACTAATGTAATAACGCATAATATGCCGCCAAAACTCTGATCTGCGGTTTCTGGGCACTTTTTCTGCTGTATGAATAAGCAAAGAGTCGACCTTCTTATCCAGTCGTATTCTATATTCTATTCGTTCCTCATCTATAGTATGACCATTAATAGATAATTTATGCGGATTATTATGAGAAATATCTGTAAAAATAAACAGTTCCGCATCGTCCTTCAGTTGGCTAATATAAAAACGAATAATATGTCTTAATAGTTCTGCTCTACGAGTAGATGGTACAGATTCTATAAAGGAAACAATATCACGATCAATTGTGGAGGAAAGCCTAAGTCTGTAAACCTTTTCCGTCATTTATCCTCTATTATTCGCATTCATTTTTGATACACCCAGGTTATAGTACCCTTCTACGTTACTTTTACCTGGATCATGAGGAAAGTCAGGTTCTTGAAGAATTTCAATATAAGGTGCAACTCGTTTTGCACTTCCCCCAACTAAGAATATAAGGTCGAATGAATCATAGTCTTTCCATTGATCAGAAATTGCTTGGTTAATCTGCATACCAACTTTTCTCAAAGCGTTAATATATGCAGTTGTAAAGTCTACCCTCTTTTGTTTATCAGATCCTTGGTAAGTGTACACAGGATCTTCGCCTGTTTCTTTTGCTGTTTGTTCGGCCATTTGAATAATATCAAGAAGAACATAGTCATTAACGTTAATTTCTCTACCATCATTCTCTTTCTTAATCTCATCTTGAATTGCTTTATAGACATCTCTAAAGCCTGTTCCGATGCTACGGAAGTTGTGTTGGCGTTTGAATTGAAGCAAGGTATCTAAATCTGTAGTGCCTCCCCCAATGTCTATAATTGCTATTTTTTTGGAGGTTAGGTCTTTATCTTTTATTCTCCCCTTATCGTCCAGGTAAGCACTCAATACAGTTGCTAAGGGCTGCGGGGTGATTGTTGTTTCAGCTACATTAATGATGTATTCCTCGTCCCCTACAATTACTTTATGAAGACCTTTGTAGTCCTCTCCCTCCCCTACTAATGCATTCCTTATAGCATTAACCGTTTTCTCTTTTGTTTGGTCTGAAGGAACCCCGGTTGAGACTAAAACTTGATCTGAAGGGCTTAAACCGATGTCTTTAGCGACTTTCCCAAGAACAATTTTTATAAATGTTTTATAGTTGTTTGTTTCATAGCGATCTTCCAGGAGAGATGCTGTATGTATAATTTGAGGAACTTTGTGAATATCCTCTCCCCAAACGAACTCTACACCGTCAACAGTAATGTAATCTACTATAATATCTTCCCCGGCACCACCAAAGGCCTCACCAATATTAGAAGCGAACCCAAAAGCACTTGGTAAAGTAATAGAGTAAGGAGAACCATCTTCATAGGAACTTCTGACATTTGTTAACCCATTACCTAAATCAATTGCTATTACTCTGTTTATCTTCTTTTTAACTGACATAATCTGAACCTCCCTAGTATTTTATGTATAATTTAGCAATAAAATCTAACAACTATAATTAAACCATACATATAAAAGGATTTCAACACCCAAGTGACCGATAAACGGACACAACAAGTACACAAATAGGTCACAACTAGAAAGTACATAAGAATTATTACCGTCTTAAATAAACTTGTCCGTATATAGGTCACACTTAGGTTCAGAAGAGGTCTTAATTATTATCTAATATAGAGAGAAAGTATAAAAAAAGAGGATAAAAAAACAATAGACCTCTTATCTAAAGGTCTATTGTTGGTCTATAAGTGCATTCTCAATGGCTGCAGCTAGATGTTCATGTTTATATTTACGAATAAATTCTGCTCTTTTTCCTAAATCCTCCGATCTTTTTCCAAACCATCCACTTTTAGTCGTTCTTTCTGACTCAGGTAAATCTTCCCATTGATTTATGGCATCTTCTTCTACTTTTTGTTCAATAGCTAATCGACTTTTTATTAAATCTTTGGTTACTTGTTCTCTAATTTCTTTTTCCTTTTGTTCTTTAGATACAGGATCAGGCAACATATTTTTTTGTTTAATAAACCAATCCTTTTCCTGTTGTATGTAATCATGTATGGATTCCCCGATAGATTTTATTTCATTTGTTTTTTTCTCAAGTTCCTTTTGGATGTATCCAAAAACTTCTTCCTTGAAGTGACTATCCACGAAGTTGCTAGAATTACCGTAGTAGTCATCTGGAATATCTCTTAACTCAAAATGCTCGGGCAAAATTCGATAGATTACTTCTTTACTAAATTTGTCTCTACGTCTTAAAAAGATGAATTTTGCAATATCAAGATCCTCTAAACCATAAACTTTTTCACCAGAGGCTCTTCTAACAAAATGAATACCTCTATCTTCCAACTCACTAAACCATGTATCAATAGTATTTCTGTGTATGGAGATATGTTCTTCGGGAAATTGTGCGGATAAATCCTTTAACACTCTATTGGTAAAATCGGATATTTTCCATACGTCCATATTGACGCTTTCCAT